CTTCATACTTACTAGGTTCTGGAAACATGTCAGCCAGGATAGTTTCTTTTAGTAGGGTAAACGATTTGTCTTCGCTAGATATAAACGGATAGTCATTTCCAGTATAAGAGAGTTCGTTCATATAACTTTCACGATGGTATCTCTTAACGTCTGTAATCGTCTCTGACGCTATTTGATAAAGGTTACCATATATAGACCTGGTCTGAAATGGCAAATAAGCAATGTCAGCCAATTTTTCTTTATTGAGTATCATTGGCACGTGGATATCGTAGTCAATTGGGTTTTTTATTCCAAGTCTTTTTAGGCAATCCATGGTTTTCTTTAATGAGATCACATATCCAGATGTAGGATTTACTTGGCGGTATCTAGCGATTTTGTCAGACAACAATCCACCGCTATAGGTCTTAAGTCTTTTAACAGGCTTGATCAAAAAGAAATCATCGTTCATATAGATAAAGTTCTTAGAAACCTCTGGATGTTTTGCTACAGCACCCAGGGCATAGCGAATGTTGTTAAACTTAGTAGACTTATCTTCTACAGGAATGAAGTCACCAACATACCAATCTGGTTTATATCCTACAACCCATATACGGCTCTCTGGCAGGTTTTTAACTACAGATCGAATAGAATATCTAAGTTCTTCGTTTTCACCTTTACGACAGATGTAGACTATGTCCATAACGATTAGGCTATCGAACTATTGACCCACAGACCAGTGGATGCTTGGTACTTAAGAACCTGACCGTCTTGTGGGTCGGTAATCTTTACATTGTGAAGTTCTTCAAGTTCATACCCATTCTGGACCTTTACAAAAATCTGACCATTGACCTGTTGACCCCTCGTTACAACTCCGAGGTATACAAGGTGAGCAGGAGCCACAGGCTTACCAGCAAGACCAAAGATCAGTGCACCATTAACTCCAAGCCAAATAGGATCTCCAGTGTTTGCAGAAGACGTGTCGAGTCCCTCAAGAAGACCTTCTGTAATCACAAATCCGAATTCATTTGCACCGATAGTTTCAGCCATAATACCCATGGTCTTAGATGAAGTGGTTTCCGAGGCATTGGATGCTACGCCAACTGGGATGTTGGTAGAACTATTATTAACAATCTTGGTGTACACTGGGGTACCTTTAGTAATTGTTGCTCCATTAGCATTCTTTACAATGTGCTTAACAGTACTTGTATAGTTTTCGATCCACTCAGTGTTATAGTCACTTCCGTCTACCTTTGCCAAAATGTCTCCAGCAACTCCACCAGGAGGCACTCCAGGTCCAGCAGGACCCTCTGGTCCAGGAATTCCATCAGTGTGATTCGTAAATCTAGACATTAGTTACCACTCTCAAGATTGGTTTTCATTACAGCAATCTTAGAGTTATTGGTATCTGTGATTGCGAACAAGCCATCTCTTCCTTGAAGTTCCCAAGAAATTGCGTGTCCAGGAGCAATACGATATCCATAGTTTGAAGAGGTAACCCCTTCTCCACCAAGATAAACATATGCAGAAGAGTCAACATTTTGGATCGTAATGTCCATGCCAGAGTGTAGGACTGCTGGGGTAAGCCTAGTGGCGGTAGAGTTGCTAAGTGTTGTAAGTGCGTGAGTAGTCATATGACTATTATACACTAGTTATTCTGATAGTAATTGATAAGCCCAGTTGAGAACATCTACAGCAATCTGGTCATTAGCCATGTCTTTTTGGTGCAAAAGGGCACGGAACTTTTCGAAGAAGTGAATTCTTTCATAGGCGATGGCAAGATCAAACACTTGCTCTCCAGCAGGACCAAGAACACCAACTAGCCTAGTTACTTCACGTAGAATTTCTTCGGAATCCATTCTACAATTATACCGCTGTTTTCTGGTATAATTATTATATGAATAATTGTACACTTTGTAATGGTGAATTGGTAAATATCATCTATGGATACCCAACACCGAAGTTAATTGAGATGGCTAAGACTGATGGCATTGTCCTGGGAGGCACACCAAAGGGCTTCAGACCTACTCACTACTGCCATGCTTGCCAGGAACAGTTTCCACAGAATGACCCTGCGTATCCAGACTTCTCGTATCAAGATCTTTAAGCACGTTTTCTAGGTATGCACCACGTCTAAACATGGCTACGATTTCTTCCCCTGTAACCTCATAGTCAAAGTCGTCATACACTATGGTATATGTTCTATCTGGGAAAATCGGGTATCTAAACTTTGACATGATACAATTATAGCATTTTGGGGTAGACACGGTATTGGTTAGATGGTATAATTATAGGATGAAAAATAACAAGTATAGAATTCAGACAATTATTGCCCTGTTCGTAATGCCTCTTGCAGTTACCAACCCAGCACAGGCTGCCCCAGTTGTTACACCTACTGTTGTTACAGCAAAGCCAGACAAGACAATGGAACTTCTAAAGCCAATCAAGCCTGTTAAGGTTGTTTACACAAAGAAGACAAGGCTCAAGCCACATGAACTAAAGGATATCCTACATGAGGTCGGATTCCGAGGAGAAGGTTTGAAGAAGGCGTGGGCAACTGCCATGAAGGAGTCTACAGGGCGACCACTAGCACACAATCGCAATAGCAATACAGGAGACAACTCGTATGGTCTGTTCCAGATCAACATGATTGGCTCACTAGGTCCTGCACGTTTGAAGCAGTTCGATCTAGACCACAACAAAGAACTGTTTGACCCATACACCAATGCCAAGATTGCATTCCACATGTCTAATGGTGGCAAGGATTGGTCAGCGTGGCACGGCATCACAGAGACAACACTGTCCTGGATGAAGAAGTTTCCCAAGTAAGGATAATTATGGACATCAATAACCTAGCAAACATGCGTCTATCTGACTTTGAGCAGATCGGCAAGGCGGAGTACAACAAGGGCTTTAGGGCTGCACTGGAGACAGTAACTAATCTATTAGACAAGCAAGTATGCGAAGACTTTCTCGCTGACGACGTATGTGACCACGATGGTTGCAGTAAGTTCTCGGCGTTGAGCCAAGGCATTATCACTGTTAAGAATAATATCCAATAAAAGTTCGGCGGTAAATAAGAGAACAAATACAAGACTCCGTCTTGACATTCTCTAGTATCCACCATATAATTAATATATCCAAATAACACTAAGGAAATATATGCTACCCCTAGTAGAAATTAACACTGAATCATTTTCGGCAGTAGTCCCAAATATTAACGATATGCCTGCTATGCGTCTTATGGCGATCCAACTTGCACAGAGTTTTGAATGGCAGTACGGCATGATGATGAATCTCTTGCGTGAGAACATTGCTCCCGAACTCCAGGACAAGTTTGATAATCTTAGTAATGCTGAGATGCAAAAAATTATTGTCCAATGGGTTGACAACGCAGCCTGGTAACGGTATACTGTATATATAAAGTTTCCGTTAAACAAAGGACAAACATGCAAACTTTCATGCCATTCAAATCTTTCTATCACACTGCCCAGGCATTAGACAATAAGCGTCTTAACAAACAAATCCTGGAGTGCTACCAAATCCTCAATGTCCTATCAAACGACGATCCTCATGCTGGATGGCGTAATCATCCTGCTGTCAAGATGTGGCGTGGCTTTGAGATGGGTCTATATCAGTACGCTATGGTCATGATTGAAGAGGCTGACAAGCGTGGTATCAAGACAGAGAACAACCTTCGTAATCTAGAGAACCTTAACGAGAGAGCGTACAAGGATTGGGGCTATGGTATGCCTCTCTGGATGGACGACAAAAAGGTTATGGCACGTGTGACAACTACACACAAAGCAAACCTATATCGCAAGGACCCAGAGCACTACTTTGAGTTCGCTACCGCCGTCGAAAACCCAAACAACAATCCATGTTGCGATCGTTGTAACTACTATTGGGTTGCCCACCGCCCAGACCTACTTAAGGAAGTTGCATAATGCCACTACATGTAGATATCCGTCTTAATGACAAAGTAATTGAAAGATTGCATATCGGCAGAATCTTAGGCACAGAAGAAGAAGATAGCGAGAATACTTATTTTGCTATTCTTGGAGAATATCCTGCGTGGGCTATGGAGTGGGCAGATGGTAGTTACTTTACCCACCGCTATGGCGATGGTGCACTAAAGTGCATTGAACGTGCTATTGCTGCAATTTATAATCCTGAACAGGATCTATCAGAAGAAAAGGTTAGCAAGATTTGGAATAGCCGTGGACACAATTGACGACATTTTAAAGGCAGTAGCCCTACTCGTTCGTAATGGATATACCGTTACCTATGAAGCACCACCAATTGGAAAAGCAGGTACTGGGGTTTATCTCCATGTCACCGACGAACTTAAGGAAAACAAGTGAGCGTAAACCAAGAAGCATTTGATGCTTACATGAAAATATCTCAAGAGATTGAGGACTCCCTTATTGCTGAGATGGGTCAAGAGGCATACGATGCAAGTCAGCATTGGGTAAACAACCCTCTAATTAGTCCTATTAGCAAAGTACACAACTTTGAAGAGCACGAAAAGTGGGTTCGTAAAGACCAGACTGAACGCATTATCAAACTGCTAGAAGATGAAAACAATGACGAGATGAGTATTGACTACCAGAGTTATCTTATCGCTCTTATCAAAGGAGAGAACAAGTGAAACAAATAACTAACAAACTATTTAACTGGGCATCAATTCTAGATGACAAAACACTTGAGCAGGCTAAGACAACTTCGTCAATGCCGTTTGTATTTCCACACCTAGCCCTGATGCCAGATGCACACCTTGGTAAGGGATCAACTGTTGGGTCAGTTATACCTACAGAGGGTGCAATTATGCCTGCTGCAATTGGAGTAGACATTGGTTGTGGAATGATGGCTATTAAGACCAATAAGACTGTAGATGATTTGGCTACCGTGGATCTTAAGGGATTGCGTGAAGCGATTGAGTCTGCCATTCCATTGTCAGCGTTCAAGCATAACCAGACTGTTTATCCAGACGCACTTGATGCTGCTGAAGAATTGTTAGAGGATGCACTAGATGCAGGATTTAATCCATCTGACTATGCTTCTAACTGGATGCACCAGATTGGTTCCCTTGGCTCTGGAAATCACTTTATTGAGATTACTAAAGATGAAGATGGATCTATCTGGCTATTCCTGCACTCAGGTTCACGTGGAGTTGGCAATAAGATTGCTACACATCACATTGCTGTTGCACAGGAATATGCAAAGAAGAACTTTATCACCCTTGCAGATCCAGATTTGGCATACCTTGTAGAAGGCACTCAGGAGTTTCACCGTTATATCCTAGAAATGTACTGGGCACAAAAGTTTGCATTCAAAAACCGTGACGTAATGATGAATCGTGTCAAGAAGGCATTCAAACAATATGCAGGGGATTTTGAAATCATTGAGGAGATTAACTGCCACCATAACTTTACTCAACTTGAGAATCATTGGAGCAAGGATTTATGGATTACTCGCAAGGGTGCTATCTCTGCCAAGGAAGGTGAGATGGGACTTATCCCAGGTTCGATGGGAACTGCATCATATGTTGTTGAAGGACTTGGCAATCGCCTATCATTCTGCACTGCACCACATGGGGCTGGACGTGAATACTCTCGTAATGAAGCACGTAAGACCTTTACAAAAGAGTCTCTAGATGCTATGATGGAAGGTATTGAATGGTCAAAGTCTGACGCATTCATTGATGAACATCCAAACGCATATAAGGACATTGACGTAGTAATGGAAGACGCAAAGGATCTTGTAAAGATTCGTCACACACTACGACAGATTATTAACATTAAGGGAGACTAATTAATGAACAAGAAACTAATTGCAGCAACACTAATTGCCCTAGCAGCAACTACCTCACTATCTGGTTGTGCTACCCAGGCAGATGGCGTATCCTACAACCTTTCGCAAGAGGCAGAGAAGTTCCAGGTATTGCGTAGGATCGTATTCTTCAACGGCATTACTGATAAGTATCTGCTGGAGTTGCAGGGGTATTGTGCAGTAGACACTGGTGACAACTCGGCATTGGCTGGGGCATTGGAAGTCACATGTATGACTGGACCAAATAAGTATAAGAAGCATTATCTTGGTCTAAGTGACAATGTGTCATACTTTGTTGAACAACTTGAAGCAAATAATGCAAAGGCTTTCCACTATCAGGTTAACTTCCATCCAGAAAACATTATTCCAGATATTTCAATTACTACTGAAGGTTAAAATGACGCTATACTATGTAAAACAAGATGACACCATTTGGGGTTGTGGAGACCCTGCGTGTTGTGGTGAATATTATGAAGAGATTGAAGAGTCTTTCGTGGAATGTACGTGTGGTATTCCTGAAAGGGATATGACCGCTGATCATCTGCATGTTTGCAATGGTGGTGGACCAGTTCTGGAATGGCGTAAGGCTAAGAAGAAGGAAGTTTTGGCATTCAGGGATGGCGAAACCAATATCTACTACGAGGCTTTTGAGAAGGGTATTGAGTTCCAGAAGAACGAAGACGCTCGTAAACTTAAGACCAAGAGAGACAAGACTATCCACGAACTTGTACACGAGGGCTATACCGTCATCGTTCAGGGTGCTGGGGCAACTGAGACTTACTATAAGGAAGAAGCATGATTGATTCATCAGATCAGGTAACTATTGTCATTACCAAGGTTATGTACGAGGGAGAGCCAAGCCACTGGGGTCTAGACGTTTCTCACAATGGGGAAGAACTAGGCAGTGGTACCGCACCGACTTTTGCTGGGATATACGACATGGGATACAGCATTATTGCTGGTGGCGATAAGCACAGCAACTGGGAAGTAAATCCCTGGACTACTTTTGACGCAAACGAAAGAAACAAATGAGCGACCTACTCCTAGTGTTCCCCGAAGTATCGGAAGACCTTGTATCTAATATGATGGTATCCATTACCAAGAAGATTGATCAGACTGGTAGTGAAATTGCTATCCAGGGATTCCTTGGTGGAGAGCACGGCTATGGTGCACACTACAAGAATGACGTGTTTGAGATGCGTCCATTCTATTGGGGTGACTGTACTTGTGAGCATGACGATCTTCGTAGTGCCTGGGAAAACGATAACGACCACGATAAAGACTGCTATCAGACACTGTTTCACGAAATGCACTTTGTAAACTATGGAGTAGACTGGAACTTTGACAAGAAGCCTGGGCATGGGTGGGTCAAGGGTTCGGTAGAGGATGCCTGTGACTGTGTAGATACATTGTATAAACAGTTCGGCATTCCAGATGGTACGCCTGGCGGATACACGCACTGCACCTGCATGTACGATATTAATTATTCTAACTTTGTTAAGTCTATTAGTCATTCAGAGGAATGTCAGATGGACAAGCCTAACTTCAAACACTATGCTTCTGGTATAGAGGTGGAGTGGTATAAGTACATTGGCAGAGGAATGGAGTACGACGAAGACGTTACTATTGAGCAGTGGGTAGATGTCTTCAAGGAATGTTTGGGGTCAATTGGAGGAAAAGATGAAACTACCAAAGATATTTAAATGGCGATTACGCCTAGTCCAGAAAGGCTATGACCTAGGCTGGAAGCATGGATACGAAGCAGGAATGAAAGAGAATCACAACCAGATTGTTGACCTTCTTAACAAGCATATCCATGATGTTGACTGGATGAAGGAAGATCCGTACACTCGTAAAGAGTTAGTTCAAGTTGTTAAGGACCATGCAGTAGATAAGGAGCCAGTCGGTTGGGAGAAATAATCAGTATGAGATTTGAACAGTTCAGAGAATGGCTAGCGTTCAAGATTTATCCAGATCTACACTTCTATATGAAGTTGAACAAGACTATTGGTGAATTGAACGAGAACAAAAGGATTGTAAAACTTATTGAACAGTCTAAGTTTAAGAACAAGAAAGCGGTAATTGACTTAGTAGAAACTAAGTTTGTTTACATGAATAGTCTTAAGCAGACACTAGACGACGCTTTTGAGGATCAAACATCTTCGGACGCTTCTTAGAAGCCTTTCCGCTTGGACGAGAGTCGTTACGAGCACCTTTAACTTTTTTAGCCATACACAAATTATACCATAAACCAGGAGGGTATCATGGGAAGAATCATTGACATAGACGAACTAATAGAAGAAGAACAGCCAGAGGAAGAACAACATCCACCAAAGATCTTTCGAGACATTGCACAGGCGGAATAGACATGGCAGGTAAGATAATCAAGATAGGCAATCCACACTACTGTGAGAAGCCTGATCTGTATAAATGGAGAAATCGTAAACTGCTAGAGGGAACTCAATGGCAGTGCGATGACTGCAACGATATCTACGAGATAAAGAATAGTTACTATGCAGGATTCCATTGGGTAAAAATTTCGGGGAATTTAGAAGATGCTTCATAATCCCTAGTATAAAATAAACCTAGTAGAAAGAATACACTTATATGGAATACATTGCTTTGGCTTTGATTGTTTTTGTATGTGCCTTTATAGGTTCATATCTGAGATAGTTATACACAGGATTTTGTCCAGAAATATCCCTGATTTCACAGAGTTATTAACAAGTTGCTAACAAGTTATCCACATAGTTATACACAGATTTATCCACAGAAATAGGGGAGTTATCCACAAGTAAATCTTACTGATAATGATCGTCAATAGCGATATGAGAGATTTGGATATTGTTATTGGGTAATGGAGCCCATCATTAACAGGCTTCGTAATCATTTTCTCCCCAAATCCCCCTATCCAAATACCCAAATACCCCTATCACACATATCCAGATTTGTCAAGTATGCATAATATCCCTGATTTGTCAAGTCTTTTAGCCAAATTGTTATAAATCTTATTGATAATTATTTTCATTAACATCCCACAAATGTGGAAAAATATAGATGTTTCGTAATCTTTTTTATGAAAACATATCCACATTTTGGGGAAAAATAAATGACCATCGTAATGTCTTTATACTAGGGGTGTATTATATACTAGGGAGGATTCTTATCAAGAGATGTTATCCGTACCCTGGCTTCGCCAGCCCTTCGGGGGTATATAAAGAATGATCCCAATATCCCTAGTATAACAAATACCCTATATACAAATACAGCGTAGCCAGATATCCCTGATTTGGGGAAAAATAAACAGTGATCGTAATCTTTTTTTGATACTTGACAAATTGGGGAAAATATGATAGGGTTCGTAATCCCAATTTCGGGGAAAAATATTTAGAGGATCGTAATGATATTGTTATAAAAGATACTTGACATTTGGGATTTGGTGGATCGACCCACAGGGATCCCCCATGAGGGGACCACCTGATGTTTATTTATATAGTTCGTTATGGTCGCTAATGAGTCTGTCTTCTGTGATTCCAAAATGCTCACAGACATCATCAAATAGTTGGTCAATGATTTCTATTCCACGCTCTGTTGGTGTAGCGTATCCAACATAGACAGATAGAGCCATAGCGAAACTATCCTTGGTGTCTGGGTCTTCATAGAAATCTAGAAAGGCTGACCAATCGCTGTCGTCTTCATCACGATAGTCCATATGAATGTATGCGAGTATCTTTATCTTATTAGCAAGGGGAGTCTGTGTCATCTTCATACTACTATTATCTCACGCTCCGTCTTGTATGTCAAGTACATCATCTACCGTTTCGAATCCTGTGTCTTCCCTGTTCAATCCTGCTAGTAGAAGGTCAAACGCCTCATTGATAAAATTCTCTGAGAGAGCAGTCTTTTCAATGATCCCCTCGTATGTCGCATATGCCAGCGGTAGCCCTAGGTCAGCGTATTGGAAGAAATCCTGAAACTCTTCGTCCTGTCTGTAGTCTAGCCATAGTTCGGATAGAATGCTACATCTAGTAGTAAATGGTGTCTTGTCGCTCATTGGTCAGTTCCTCTTCTTTCTCTGCCTGTGCTGCTTCCGCAATCATCATAAAGCGGTTGTAGATTACGGTTGGTGCTATTCGTGCTAGATAAATGCCTACTCTGTCTAAGTCAATCGTTAGGTGTCCAATCAGTTTGGTTATCGCATTTACAATCTTTTCTTCGTCTGTGGTTATTCTTCGTCTCATTTGGTTTCCTATTCAGTTATACCGTTCCATTGTATCAAAAGTAAGGGGGCAAGTCAAGAGTAAGAAAGGTAACTCCTAACCTGCCCCCTGTGTAGTACGATAGTCAACCCCTTAACTATTTCCGTACTACTCTCCCTAGGAGCAATGCTCAACCAGGGAAGTCTATTAAGTTAATCTTTGTACTTGGGGAATGATTCTAAGTATTGTTTAATACTGTCTGGCATTACGTCCCAATAATCCTTGAGGTACCCAGACATGCCGTACCATGCATCCCCACCTTCAAAGTACTCGTCGTTGTTGAGTCCTAGTGCACGAATTTCTTCAGCAGTCAACGATCGTGCCTCGCTAGCCTCCTCGTGTCCTGCATTCTCGTATGTGTACACGTGAATCATCCATGAGGTTGGGTCGTAGTACCATTCTCCAGTACGTGGGTCCTCCTCCTCACGCATGAAGATGTTAAGGTCGTAGTCGTACTCGGTCCTGCCTGCATTCCTGTTACGCAATGATGTCTGCATTGTCTTCTCCATAAATCGCTTTCAAATCTTCAACAGTATCAATAGGGATGTTGATGTCTCCGTACTCACATTCGGTACAGTCTGGGTTACCGTCTTCAAAGCCCTCTTCGTCTGTACAGTCACAACGACGAGCACACCAAGTAGGAACCTCTGTCCACTCGTCTTCCCAAGGGTTCTCGGTAATGTAGTAATGGATACGGTTTACGAAATGATAACCAGCGACAATGTAAGTACCCTCGTCGCCGTCTACCTCTGTCCAGATGTTCCTGTTGTCTGCTTTCTGAACGAACTCAAACTCCTCGCCATAAGTCTCAAAGTGAATAAGGCTGTCATCTGGATACTTGCTAATCTTGTTCTTGATTGGCTTGAAGGTATCTACCCAAGCGTCGTAGGTATAAAACTTGCTCATTGGGGTCTCTCTCTTAGAAGTGGAAGTCTACAGGTACAAGATACCATACATCTGGGTTCTTGTCAATATCTTCAAGAAGATATTTCGTATTAGTACTTTGGTTGTCCATGTCAAAGAAGTAAGAGTTGAAATCCCATTCTCCATACGCCATGTCAATAACCTTCTTCAACTCATAGAGTTTCTGGAAGTGTTCAAAGTTCATCTGGTGTGGGTTATAGTCACTGATTACCTTATCAATGATAGAGATATCTGTATGCTCAACATAGCGGTCAAACTCTGCCTTACGGCTTTCCATTGCTAGGTTGATACGCTCTACGAACTTATCCTTATCAGTACCAGCATGGATAATCATATTGGTCTTGCCCTCGGTATATGCCTCGGAAAAGTCATCGCTCTCACCTACATTCCAACGTCCGCCACCTACGACAAACCAATCAAACCAACCACTCTGGTAGTCTGGGTTCAACATGTCATCAAGGTTGCTTCCGACGGTACGGTAAGCCTCGTCAACGTCATCTGCCTGTACAGCAATCCATTGTAATACGTGCATGGGGTTTCTTTCTCTAAGGGTTATACTCTATTTTACAGGATAGCGTTAGCGTTGTCAACTACCTCACGCAAATCAAGATCTAGTCTTGCTCGGACAAACCCCTGTAGGTATTCCTCATGGGTAGGTAGTTTGTCTAGTGGGAACTCTACAGTTACCCCACCATGCTGACTAATAAACTTATTAGTGTGGTAGTCTACAGTATAGACACCCTCACAGAATAGGTCGTCATTCTCAAACTCACGCTCGTCTACAAGTGGAACAGTTCCAGCAGACCAGCGAACTACGTTTAGGATGTCGCCACAAGTATCTCTACTAAAACTAGGAAGCATAGAAGAAAACTTCTTCAAGTGCGTAGTTTCGGGGTAGCGAGTATTGTAGTCATTATAGATAACTTCTCTATCAGTATCAGAGATAAAGTAACACTTGTCTAGTGCCAACTCCAACTCTTCTACAGCATAGCGGTCAGTAGTAAGGATAGATAGAATCTTGACACCCTGTCCCTCTGGATAGTGGTCCCATTGTCCGTATTGTGCTACTTTTAGGATGTTGTCTTTGTCAATTACTTTAGTTAGTCCACGAGTTCCCATTTGGGAAATCCTTTCTATTGGGGTTTGATACATCAATTATCTCAAATTTTGGGGAAAAAGTCAATAGGTTCGTAAAGGTATTTTGATCTTTATTTATATTATGTAAGGCTGATCGACCCCGAAGGGTCCCTGTTACAGGAATTCGAATGGGTCGGTATCACCGAAGTAGTCTTCGAAGTCTGCTAGGCTAGGGATGTTCTCCCCACCAAACAAATCATTCCAAACACTACCACCCTGACCATCTGCGTTCATCTCCTGACGCTCGTAGATGTCAAATGCGATTGGCTCACTCATAGGTTTCCTCCTCAATTGGTGCGAACATCTGCTGTGCTCTGCGGTATGTCTTGTAGTCCCAAGTCTTTACGATTTCCCAGATACGTTCCATAGCAGCCTCTTGCTCTGCCAGTTTCTGCTCAATGGTTTCCATACTTTATCTTCCTATTCATCTTCTTGAACCAATTGTCATTTGCCATAGCCTCAATCCTATCAAACTTGTCAATCATCTCTGAGAGGATATCTCGGTAGTAGTATGCCTGTTGCTGGTGAGTATAGTTCATATACTCTTCGTGTGCCTCGTTGCTAGCCATACTAGCATACTTAGCAATCCTTTTACTCTTCATCTTCATCTCCAAAGAAGTCAGCCCAGACATCTGTCTCCGTGACTCCGTCGCCATAGACTTCATCACGCATATATTCTAGGATATACTTTGCTCCCTCATTGAAAGCGTCTTGTTTTATTTTATCTAGTTCATTCATAGTATCTATTGTATCCTTACCTACTGACATTTATTGTGTCCGATTCGTTTGTAGTAACTCTTCCATGTTTTGTAGCATTCCGTGCATTGGTATAAATCATAAGCAAGATCAGTTTTAATCTTCCTGGTTCGTATCATTCATCATCCTTAGATAGTTCGTTGCCTGTTCGTGTTCCCATGGTTGGCAGGTTGGGCAATACTCTTGTTCTGCCTCGCAAATGTCGCAGAACGGATTACAATCAAATGCTCCCTCGTGTCGGGGGCATACGATAGATTCGTGTTCAGTATTTAGGCATAGCATTAGCAAGAACCGTCATTTGGAATCTGGTCTTCTGGCACACCCATCATACGCAATACTGATTGGCTTCTTCCGATAAGACCCTCTAGGTAATCACCAAAGTTATCGTTGATGTCAAGACCCTCTTTCTCTTTTATGAAAACCTTAGTATCCATAATTAGATAATCTATAATCTGTTGATTTGTCATTGGCTTGTCAGTCATTGTGGTTCCTTTCCTATGCGTCTATTGTATCTGATACCACGGACATTGATTGGTCATACCCTCTAGCATAGTTCTGCCATAGAGCAAGGTTGTTCTCAAGGCGGTCTCCGAATACCCTCACAAAGTCAGCAAGGTCAATAGTCTTGTCAGAGATTAGAGGCTTCAGTTCCTCAATGGTGATGTCTTGGTATCCGCTGTTGAATTGACCTGCGTGGTAGTTTACAGGCACAAGTCCCTTGTCATCAGCAAACCAGCCAACGCCCTCGGAAACCACGGTAGCCAAACCATTCTTACCATTCACTACTACCATAGGTTCAGCAGTAATCTCTGTATCCTGATTAGAATAACGACTCTTGATAAGAGTAGCAGTCTTCTCTGGGTCTAGTAGGTGAACAATAGTTCCTTTTACACGGTTTTCATATCTTGACATTTTGTCTCCTTTGGGGTTGTGTATCTATTATACGGATACCCTCCGACATTTATAGGTAGCGACACGCCAGAAACTGGGAAAAATATCTGATCTTCGTAATTGATTTTTAAATGATTGTATATCTTATTTGCATCGACACATCCCCTGGATCTTGTCAAGTCCCAAATTGGGATAAAGAAAAACCCTCACCGTTTCCAGTGAGGGCTAATCATTTTTGCTTTACGCCATTACGACAGACTGAACAATCTTCATCAGGCGGTTCTTCTCAGCGTTGATTACAGGGTCAAAGCCAGAAGCCGAAGCATAAATGCTTTCGTTGTTTCCGCCACGAGAGTTGCGATACCAGTCTAGGCGTTCGGTTAGAGCGTTGTATGCTCCCCAAGCAGTTCCTGAAATGGTGTTGTTGAATTGTCCAACATAAATGTCGTTGAGCAAGTCAATCTTGCTGTCATACTTCTTGACAGAACCCTTAGCATCTTTTTCTGGGGCAGGGTAGGCAAGTTCAACAATCTTGTCAAAGTCAGCCTTAGTGATTTCTTTTTCAATCATAGCGTTAGCCATAAGTGAGAACTCGTCAATGTAAGTCTTAGCCAAGCCAAGAGCCTCACGAGCAACCGCAATCTTACCCTCAGCAGTCTGAGTGTGTCGGATTTTGAAAGTTTGCTTGACAGACTTCTTGCCCTTGAAAGCAGATAGAGCAAGGTTGAGAGTGTTAGCACAAACAACACGAACAGGCGTGATACTTGCCTGAATAGCAATAGAGCCATCGTGGCTAGTGTTGATTAGCAGGTAGTTGTCAATCTTGTCAGCACGACCATTAGGGTCTAGGGTAATGCTGTCTTGTAGAGCGATAGAGCCAAACACGACACGACCGTTCTTGATAGAGCCAGCAGTTTCCCAACGACCGCCACCGTCTAGCAGGTTGTCACCAAATGAGAACAAGTCCTCGTTCTGAAGTGGAACATAACGCTCACCAACAACGCCAAGAACATCATTCTGGCTACGGTCAAATGGGTTAGTTCGGGTAACGAATGAGTAAGACTTGTCAGATGAAAAGCCGTCTGGCAATGATACGTCCTCAAGGCGAACATTCCAATCGTTCAAGTGAGCAAGCGACAACATCTCGCTAGTGTTTACCTCGTTCTCGAATACGGTTCCGAGGTTGTGCCAAGCAGGCTGGCGGAGAGAAGCGAAAGCAACTTCGCCGTTCTGTCCGATTTCTAGGTCGTGAGCCATAAGGTTCACCTTTCTGTTAGTGGGGATTTCTGATAAGTCTATTATCCCAAATAAACATAAGTTTGTCAATACTATTTGGGAAAAACTTTTGGCGTGTCGTAAACCCGATCTTAATCCAATGTCAGGGGCTGGGGGTCGATCCCCGAAGGGAGGCAGTTTACGTAGACATGCCTAGGTCGTTTGCACAGGGGGTAAAGAAAGGTTAAGAACCCCTATGCATCCTTACTCCAGATAATGTCGGTCTGGAAGTCACTGATAGTGCTGTGGGTAACCTCAAAGTCAAAGTCCCACTCTGGGTCTGGTTCCTCGCCAATCTCGTACTCAACATCAATGGTGAAGGTAACATTAACCTCAACCTGCTTGGTCTTGGTTAGTTCAACGCCCAACTGCTCCGCAATGTACTTGACAGTGTCCTCGTCGTGGTCCTCAAGTGCCTCAACAAGTACAGTCTTGACTTTGGCTTCGTATGCCCACTTCTCATTGCGAATGCGGTTGATAGTTTCAATACGTTGTGAATCTAGTTCAAGACCCTTCGCAACTTTTGATTCAAGGTCAGCAATCTTCTCGTTCAACTGCTGTAGTACAGGGTGGGTGTTAGGGACGTAGTCGCCAACAGTTCCAGTAATCATTTCATCCATGGGTTCTTCTTTCTTTTGGTTAGGGTCTAATTATACAGTGGGGGTCAGACATTATGGCTTGTAGTCTAGAAGAATGTCTTGTGGGACTTCTCTGCCATACTCCCAGATAAGGCTCTCGTCAGCCCAATCGCCCTCGTCGCTAGGGTTGCCGTCTTCGTCTAGGTATCCCCATTCCTTAGCAATCTCTTCGGGTAGGTCATCAGTGTCAAGAACAAATAGTGAACGCTTGGTCTCAAAACGCCACCAGTCGCCATTCTCGTTTGCGATAAAAATTGCCATTAGTTGTTCCTTTCTTTGCGATGTATCTATTATGCCATAGCCCTCCGACATTTTGGGGATTTCGTAAGGTGTGTCGTAATTGAAATCGTCGATACCACCAGGATCATCGACCCCGAACCACCACAAAAGTCAAGCCTGGTTTTTGACTAATGTGGTGTGGTGAGCCGTTTAGACACTTGCTCAGGTGTTTAGGCGTAAGCCTATGGTTTTACAGCAAGTCCATTACAGACGAGTAGGTAGAAGCATTTACTTCTTCCTGCTGGGTCAGTTTGAGAACACGCAAGGTCTTCTCCAACATCTCCAAAGGTGTCGCATACTCACGACCAAATGAACGGCGAGAGTTCTGGTCTTCTGGCTTCTTTGGTGCGTCAGGGAAACCAAGTGCTACTCGGTCAATGCGAACATCAACAGAGTTGTTGTAGTCATTAGCAGACACACGAATAGGGTTGTCGTAGTTGTCGCCAACCAACTCAGGGTTCTCGGTTAGAGCCTTGATAGTTAGAGCAACAAGAGACTTCTTGTATGCGTTGTGGTCTGCTTCATACTGCTTTACCAAAGCAGGGTAGTTAGCGGTTGCTTCCTTGATACCAGCAATCTTCTCTTCTACAAGAGCGATTAGAGATGCGGTTGGAACTTTTACAGCCAATGAACGAGCCATTAGTTTTCTTCTTTCTTTTAGGGGTTGTTTTGTTATGTGTCTATTGTAGCAATAGCCACCGACATTATACGATTACTCAGGGGCAAGCATTTCTAGAATACCTACCTCCAAGCAAAAGGGATTAGTTAGACATTTCCATAGTGTGTGAGCAGTTTTTTCACAAAGACATACTCAGGTCTTTTGCCTACTGAAAGGCTATTACTTTACAGTAGTCCAGCGGTCTTGACCATTTACATCAAGACGAACACGGAACGAACCTGTCTTGTTTGCGATTACTTCCTGAACGATACCAACGATACCTGCTCGCTGAGTGGTGAACTGCGAGCCAACAGTAGGGGCGATTACATTTGCCATTTATTGCTTCCTTTGTTTGTAGTTATTATCAACTTTTGCTGATACTCTATTTTCCCATAGTTGGAAGTGAAAGTCAAGCATTTTCTCAATCTTTTTGTAAAAAGTTTTTATTTATTTCTTGCTCATTTCCAACTACTAATAGTATAAGGGTAGCCTCCGACATTTTAGGGATTTGGCACGGCGTGTCGTAAAAAGATCTCGTAAGGTGTTCTAATGTCGGGGGTGGGGGTCGATCCCCTTTCGGGGTAGGTGATCAGTTATTGCTCAATAATAAACCAGATTATGATAGCGACTATGATTATTCCTATTGCAGTTTCCATACTCTATTATCCCATATCCCCCTACTTTTTACTAGCACTGAATAAAATGTCGTTGCGAGCAAACACACACTGCGAGCAAGCAACACAAGCAGAACCGTTAGTTGAAATCAAAGGCAACTTGCGATTGTTTTCAGGGCAGGGGATAGCAGACTTATCCTGAATAGTTTTGAAATCTGCCTTGCCTGTAGCAAAGTCTTTAGCAAGATAAGCCAACTTCACGTCATACTGTTGCTTCAACTCAAAGCCCAATTCCTTGTTTGCTTCATCAGTTGAAAAGTAAAGTGATAGGTTGTCAATGTTGTTTAGCAACGGAATGGCAAAATCGCTTCGGGTGTATGCCCAAAATTGAACGGTAGAGTGTTTGCGAATAACATCTGCCCACGCATTAGTGTAATCAACGTTAAAGAAATCGCCGTCCCAGTGAATACGGAACAACTTTTCGGCATTACGCTTGTCACACTCGGCAACAAATTCGGTAATCATCTCGTCAATGAGGTTATACATCGTTAGGTAATCAGCGTCTTTGACTTGGTCCCAATTCTTAGTCAACACTTCACGAACGCCCTTGAATACTCGCTCAAGGTTTCCAGCGTAGCAAATCTTTTCACATACTGTGGTTGCTCCAGGGCATGAGTAAGCCTTACCACTAGGCAAGCCAAAAGTGTTAGCCATACTCGCTTGAGTGCCAGACTTGTTTACTTGGTTTGCTACCTTACGGTCTTTGCTCCTGATAAGTGCCATTGGGGTCTGCCTTTCTTAGTAGTTCTATTTTACAACTGACCACCGACATTTTGGGGATATTCTTAATCGTGTCGTAAATTGATCTTGCACGGAGGGGGTCGACCCCGAAGGGGAGAGGATTACTCCTCGTCCTCCTCGTAGTCGTCAACTAGCCAAGCGTCAAGGTGAGCGTGTTCAATAACTGCCCAAGCAGGTGCGTGGTCTGAACCATCACGCCACCTAATCTGGAATGGCTCTCCGTTGCGGTCTACTCCGTCAAACGGTAGTTTGATTAGACGGTTAGTGTCGTCTTCCCAATAAGCGTCAATAGCCTCAACACAAACTGGAATCATCGCCTGTGGAATTGGTGGATAGTGATTAGCCGATAGGTGAATTGATAGTTGTTGCTCTAGCGTAACGTCAAGGTTAGTTGCTAGGTCTAGTGCGGTCATTGCTCCCATGGTGTTGCCTTTCTTTTGTTTGATAAGTCTATTTTACTTCAAGCCTCAGACATTTAGTCTTCGTCTTCTTGTGCGTCATCGTAGCAGTCACGACACATCTCGTCATCGTAGACATCGTCATCGCCACACTTCTCGCAACGCTCTGTCTGACAGTCCCATCCATCGCAACTTTCTTCGCCACATTCAAGGCACTCGTCAAACTCCCTAGCACCTTGCTCAATCAAAGTTTCAAAGCCCTCGTTAGGGTCAATACCCTCGGCGGTAGTGGAAACGGCTTCAACAAACTTCAAGCCACAACTCTCGGCATACCAGTGCTTGATAGTTTCATACATCTCACCAGCAGACATCTCGTCTTTGGTGTATAGAGGGTCATACTCATATTCACGCATTTTGACAACTTGTTCGTCATCCATCAAGACATAGATTTTGTGGCAGGTATCAAAGGCAATAGCCTTAGCGTCTTCCATCTTGTCCCAGACTAGTCCCCAGTCAATCATTAGTTGCTCTCCTTGTTGTCTAGAATGTCTGCTACTTCATTTACGCCATCAACTTTGCCAACGGCATAGGCATAGTCAAAGATTTGACGGAAATTTACAATTGTGTAAATAGAAACATCGTGCTTCTCTGCCAACTCCTGAATAGGGTTGTAGTAGTTCCAAAACTCTTGCTCTCGCTTGTCCATAGTTATCCTTTCTTAGATACTTACATTATAGGGTGAGCCACCGACATTATAGGTGCTCGGCGATAGCCTTACGCTTGTTAGACTGACGGCTACCCTTGCGAGTAGCAGGTGTTTCTACTAGGTGTGGTGATAGCATTAGCGAACGGAATAGTTCGGCTGAGTGTGCCTTGCGGATAGCGTTGTTGATTTTGCTCATTGGCTTCTTTGTTTTCTTCATAGGATTATTATACAGGACACCTCAGACATTTAGGGGATTTGTTTCGGCGTGTCTTAATTTGATTCGTAAATGATTGGGCAGGAGGGGGAGGGTCGATCCCCGAAGGGATGGGACTAGAAGTCATCTCCATAGTAGCCGTAGTCCTCGTCAGTTCCCCAACCAGCAGAGGCTAGGGCATCGCCATCCATCCAGTCGCCATCCTCCTCAAAGGTGTCCTCCACCTCTGGGCAGTCGTTCTGGTCGTGTCCGCAGCAAGGGTAGTCTTCGCACATAGTTTTCCTTTCGTTGATAAAGCAATACTAACAGACGCTACCGACATTTTGGGGAAGATCTTTAGCGTGTCTTAATTTGATCTGGATCCTGGATCGGATCGACCCCGAAGGGTCTAGAATGGTGGAGCGTTGTCTGCTTCGCCCTGGCGGTATCCCCAGGTCTTGCCTAGGCGGTATGCGAAATAAACCAACACAATGTCAATCAAAAGATTGAAGCCGTTATAGAACATCATCAGTATCCTGCTTTCTCAAAAATTGCCAGTAGTTCTTCAAGGGTTGATTCTGGTAAAGCGTCAATCGCTTCTTCGTTGATTACATTCTCAAACATTTTCTTCAACTGCCTTTCTCTGGTAGTAGTCAATCCAAGAAACGATTTCTTCTCTTGGAACCATTCCCCAAACCATAGCGTCAAGGTATGATTGGAAATAAGGTGAGCGTTCGTCAACAGCGTCTTCGGCAGGGGTGTTGCGGTTGTAGTGAGCAAGGGCAAGAGCCTTGAATTGCTGTTCTAGTTCATACTTGTTCATTGTATGCCTTTCTTTGTTTGATAAGACTATTATAGAGTGAGCCACCGACATTTATTTTTCGGGGATTACAAAATGCTCATAAGCAAACTCAACATACTCTTTGTGGTAAAAGGTATCAAAAATAGTTAGCAGGTTGCCAATACGGAATAGGCGAGGGTCGCCGTTAGGGTCATCAGTGCTTCCCGAGATACCTGCCAACTCAATTTCTTTCATTAGGTCTAGGATTTCGGTTTTTAGTGCTTCTAGTTTTTCGTTCATAGGATAATTATACAGACAGCCACCGACATTGATTGGCAAGACACGCCGATCTTTTGGGAAATTTTTTGGGAGATTTTTAATGCGGTACGTAAAGTCCATGGCAGGCGGTCGATCCGATCATCGACCCGATCCACCGACATTTGTCAAGTCGGTTTCTCGGCGTGTCGCTAGAACGGCGGTTGCAAACTTTCGTTTTCTTCTTCTAGTTCCCGAATGTTTTTTAGCAACACTACAACGGTAGCAGTTAGGCTTAGAACCATTACCAAACTAGCGAGAGCGAAGATTGAGAAAATCAAAAATGTTTCGTTCATTAGTTGCCTGCCTTGTCTGCGAATACTGCGTCAATAAAACGCTGGTGAGAAAATCTTGGGTTGTCGTTCTCAAACATCTGTGCGAACTTGTCCGCAATGTCTGCGAGAATGATGAAGTCAATTTCATCAACCTTGCTGTTTAGAATGTTTGCGGTTTCTACGTAGTCTTTGCGTGTCATCATTTTTCTGTCCTTTGCTTGTTTTTGATTTTATTTTACTTTATGCCACAGACATTTTGTGGTCTGCGGTAAAGGTGAAGTAGCCCTCAAAGCGTGGGCTTGGGATTTTGTGAAGAAACTCTGGCTTGTCCCAAATGTTCTTGGCAATCAAGCCGAGTTCGCCACAAGTTGGGCAAGGGGTTAGTTCGTTATCTGGATACATTTTCATTTCCTGTTCTTTGTTTGTTAGTTCTATCTTAGGGGAAGCCACCGACATTTTAGCGGTAGCCGTGTCCTAGGTAGTCTGCCCATTCGTTAGGGTCAAGTTCTAGGTAAGTGATAGCAGAACCCAAAGGCATCAAGCCCTTGTAGTCATTACACTCGTGGCAGACAAAAGTTCCGTTCTCGAAAACGGTCTCACAAAATACACACATTAGTTTCATAGTTTTCCTTTCTTGATAATTCTATTTTAGACTAAGCCACCGACATTTAGACTTTGCCACCCATTGACTTGACTACTCGCATTAGCAAAGTGAGTTCACGCTCAAACTTTGGGTCTAGGTCTTGGTCAGCGTCAAGGGTAGCCATAGCAATTTCCACCATAGCGTTGTATTCTGCTTGGAGGGTTGGGAGGTCCATTGGAGTCTTGTTCATTAGTTTACCTTTCTTTCTACTCTTATTATGGCATAGCCCACCGACATTTTAAGGACATTTTGGGGTGTTTTGGAAAAGATTAACTAGGTTAACATTTCCTGTGAATTTGATCGTTTTTGCATCTCGGGCGTGTCGGGGATCCGATCTTAAGCGTCTTAAAAAGTTATCCACAGAGTTATCCACAGGATCGACACAGATCCAGGCGGATGTCAAGACGACACGCCGATTAGCAGTGGATTTCTAGAATCTCTGCTATCTCTGAGGCGGTACGAGCGTACACCTCTTCATTACACTCAGGGCAGTAGCCTGAGTAGAAGCGGTCATCCCAGTGTAGAGGGACAATCTGACCATTGGTTAGTGAAACAATCATTCTGTTTCCTTTCTTTTATCTTGTTATTATCTTAGCATTAGGGGCGGACACTCGGTTAGTTTTTTGCTAACCAAGCAACGCAACCTTCGCAGGTCTTTACATTTTCTTCATAGATGTTGCCTTCGCAAACATCGCAGTGAGTGAACGGAATGTATAGAACCTTTCCGTTGTAGTATACCTTTTTTCCTTTTTTTAGTTCAGTCATTTTGACTTCCTTTCTTTTATCTATATATATCTAAACACATACCACCGACATTGTCAACCCGACACGCCGTGTTTTGGGGGAAATTTTTTAAGCGTTATAAATCTGTTATATTCGAACATCTGTTCGGATCATCGACGCACTCGGGCGTGTCGGATCTCGGGCGTGTCGCTAACGTGTCTTGGTTAGCATTAGGGTCAAGTAGCGGTCCTGATTTTCTTTTGATAGCGTTGCCCAAGCCTTGCGGTCAAGGTAACGCTGTCCATTGCGAATTTCAGGGGTAGCGAATACGATAGCGTTAGCCCAAGCCATGAAAGCCTTTTCGCTTCGGGTCATTCTTGCTTTTCTCATTAGTTAGCCTTTCTTAGTAGTTTTATTTTAGCCTAGCCCACCGACATTAATCAAGGGGCTTGCGTAGTCCTTGTTCCAGGAAGCGGTCAAAGTGCATTTTCTTTTCTGCCATAGCAGATACAAACTTTACACCGTTAGCCTTAGCGAAGAAGTCAATTGCAGGGTGTCCATACCAAGCAACCTGCACACCACGATAGACAGTGCCGTCCTCGGTCTTACCCGATACTACCCATTCAATTCCTTTTGACATTAGTTGTCCTTTCTTTCTATTACTAACTTAGCAGGTGCTACCGACATTTATTAGATGTCGCAACCAATGCTAGCGTGGCAGTAGATACAAACCTCTTCGCCACAGCGTCCGCATTCGTCCTGTGGAGTGTGAGTATCGCAGATGTCGCAGTAGCCTAGGTCTTCTGCGTAGTATTCTTTTTGAGTGTTCATCTTGAACCTTTCTTTCTTTATCTACTATTACATTAGCACCCCCCACCGACATTTAAGTGTAAGACACGCCAATAAAATGGGGAAATTTATAACGTTCTTATAACGCCCCTGGATCCCTTATAAACAAAGGGCTGTAGAGGGGATCGACCCCCTTTCGGGGATCTTGTCAAGTCCTTACATCAACTTGTCTAGTAGGCGAGAAAACTGAGGGTAGAAAGCAAGGATTACAGCAAGCACAAAGCCAATCTGTGAACCAATAAAAAAGGTTTCACTAATTGTTTGGCTAGGCTCTGCCCCTAGCAGTAGCAGGGTAAGGTATAGGAACACATACGCACCAGCAACAAACGGAATAGATACAATGCCAAGGATTGCTCTACGGATTACATACTTCATTATTATTTCCCTTCTTGTGAAAAGTCTACATCATCAATGAGCATTATGTCAATAAGCCCAATTAGGTATTCTAGTTCTTGAGTGTCCATTATTGATTAATTAAGATTACTAACGTTATAGCAATTATAAGCAGGGCTACAGACATTTAGATGATAGCCCATCCTGTTATCTGTCCTTTTTCATACATAGACTTGTAGAACTTTAGGACCTCTGCCTTGTGCTGTGGGTCATATGAGGGGTAGATTGTGGTACCGTCCTTGAGGATGATTTCTAGGTTCATGAGTGTTACCTTTCTTAGTTGTTATTAGTGTACAGTAGGGGTCAGACATTGAGTCTAGTGAATCTCACCATACTCTGACCAGCAGATTTCACAACCATACTCGCCAGCCTCCTTTACGAAGACCTTTTCTACTACTACATCACATAGTTCACAAACTGAAAACATTTGTTACCTTTCTTTCTTTTATCTATTTATCTTTATATATATATCTAACCATAGACCACTGACAAAGTCAAGACGACACGCCGATGATCTGGGAAATATTTTAACCCGTTATAAGATCGTTATATTAGAACAAATGTTCGAATGCGTCGATGTCGTTATCAATTCGTTATCAAACAATGGCGTGTCGCTATACAAATGTCTGTCGGGTGTGCTAATGTATTTATATCAAGAGATAAGGACAGAAGATGTTTGTAGCAGAGATTTTCAACGTAGTAGTTGTAGAAGAAGTAGAAGATGGCGAAGTGTATGAATACACTCGCATTGAAGATGATTTCTCAATGTTTTTCGACATCAAGGCAGATGCAGAGATGTGGCTTGCAACTGCACCACAAACTGAAAAGCACCTAATGGAAGTGCAAAGCACTTGCGGTTGCCTAGAAGATGGCGACAAGGTTGAATTGGTTATGAACTTTGGCGACCACGCTGTTGCTTACTGCCACCCTTGCTCATAGGCAATTGTCGGCGGTATCAACTAAAATAAAAGCAATTAGAGATAGGAAATAGAATGAACGGATACACTTATGACGAGCAGTTTGACACTAGCGACAGCACTTGCCCAGACTGCTACAAGTCTTATTCGCAATGCGATTGCTAGGGGGCACTACCCCTATCAGTCTTTTTATTCTTGATGGGGGCACCAGGGGATCCCTGATCACTTGACAATGTGTGCTCACTATGTTATTATGTTATATTTTTGTAGAGCCTGTATCATACATCTTTACAAAATATTCAGATTTTTGTCAATTTGAAAATTTTTTCAGATTTGCCAGATATGAATGTAACATTTTGGTAACGATTTGGTTAATTTTCTATATTTGTATCACTACACTGATACATTTATAGCATTTGCGTAAGATTTGCATACATTCGGCGGTACACTGTAAACAATTTGTACGCTATAATATAGTTATGAGCATCCAAGAAGTCCCAACAGACATTAAAAAAGAATGCAAGTGTGAAAACTGTAACTGTAGAAACAACTAGGAGGTGTCTTGATATGTGCGATAACGTAAACTGCTCTATGGGAGAATCTTGCAAGTGTGAAAACTGCAAGTGCGGTAAGAACTAAGTTCCAATAAGGAATTTAACTGTGGACATAAAGATCCACATCCATGTAATGCATCCGACGATGCCAAATAAAACATATTTTAATTTTTTCATACTAGCCTTCTATAAAAGTTTGGCGGTATAACAAGAGCCACAGGCTCTCTTGATCACCATTTGCCCATAGGACATTTAGCACGACCTAGTGTAGTCTTCAACTTCATATAACATCCACACTGTCTGCATCTCGCTGATCGCTTATTAAACCAAGGACACTCGTTACATATGGCGAGACGCTTCTCAATAAGTTCTCTATCGGACCTTTCCTCTGATGGGTCAAATAGATCAAAGAAGGTAACGTCCTTTGCAGGTTCTCTCACCAGTTCATCTCCTCATTATATGTAACGGAATACTCACCACCAAAGATTTCGGCGTATGAGATTATATCCTTGTTATATTTTACCACAGTGTTCTTACCAACACGGTCGGATAAATACTTAATACCTGTCGTAAGGGGCAAATGTGATAAACCGAGGCTATCCAATGTACCGTTCATTTTTTCGATATACCTGGCTTTTCCCAAACGCTTGGATACAAATCCCTGTGTTGGATATTTTTCTTCAAGTTCTACGAGAAGATTGGAGATTTCTTCCGTAGGCTCGAAAACAAGATCAAGTTCGAGATGTCGCATCCGTTCCCACCAAGTTTTCATGTTTACGCCGTAACTTACAAGATTCTTATAGGTAGAATCGGCATAGGACATGTATGCTTGGGTTTGTTCGGATGTGGTTACTCTTGTTGCGAACGAAATTAAAAACGCCGTAGCGAAAGGATACTTATCCGTATATTTAGTTATGCCGAAATGCACATTCGGATTGAAAGACTTTGACGACATGTTATCCCCCGAACTTAAACGCTGGTGGTTCCCGATCGAAACAAAATCCGAAGTGTTCATGTCGCAGTCTACAAACAAGCACTCTTTCGGGTCTACGCCGTCCGCTAGGACCATAACGTTCTTGTCGTAGGTTCCAACCACCACCGAACCGTTAAACGCCTCCAGGAGCCTTGCAGAGGTGAATCCGTCGATGTCGGGTGAAACGATTATTTTATTAGAATGATCAAGAGTTGAGAGAATACTGTTTTTCATTTTAAAAGCCCTTTATAATTAAAATACTATGTCTTTAGAAGCAATGATTGGAACCCTAGTAGGTATATCTGCAATCATATCATCATCAGCCCTTGGTGTCAAGTGGCTAGTCAAACATTATTTTGATGACATCAGGCATGAACTAAAACCTAATGGAGGATCAAGCCTAAAGGATCAGGTTAACAGACTAGAAAAAGATATGCAAGAAGCAGAACAAACTCGTAGGGAAATGAATCAAAAAATAGATCACATGTATGAAGTTTTGCTAGATTATATTGCTAAGAACCAAAGACCTGCAACCCCATCAAGGTCTAAAAAACTCGAAAAGTGATTATTATTATTATTATATATATAATATATACTATAGTTTTTATATCTTAATATCTTTTATCTTTATATCTCTTATATATATAGATATATTATACATAGAAATCCACCTTGTCAAGTCTTTTTTATGTAAATTCTTTGTAACAATTTGTTAACATTCACGAAACAATCAAAATATGATATAATTTTATTACTAGTACCCAGGGTTGTCTCTCATACCCACCACCTTGGGTACTAGTTTTTTATTATGATGTTATAATTAGTCTATGACTATGCAAGATCAATTTGGGCAGAAGCCTATTAGTTTGAAGTGGAACGTTGTTCGTGGTGATACCGCCAAACTTCGTGTCGAATTCCTTGAGAACGACGAAGTAACATACTTTGATATCTCTGATTGGACATTTGCTTCTTCAGCATATGATAGCAAGGGAGATGCTGTTGACGAACTTGACGTAACTATCGGTGATGGATATGTTGACATTATAGCAGCGTCTGACATTACAGAAAACTGGGGAGTAGGATTCTCTTCGGTAGTTGCAGAACTAGCGTTTGATCTTGAAATAACTATTGGTAATGACATCTGGACACCAATTATTGGAACCATCGTTGTATCGGCTGATATAACTGGAGGACTCTAATGGCTGTTATTAAAATATCTAGCCCAAGACCAGAATTGCCACCAGTTATCCGTATTGGTCAAAAAATTTATAAGACAAACAAGTAACGTTTGTAGTGTATAATAATCTTTGGAGGAATTATGGCATACCCTGGCTCATACAACATTAACTACTATAGAGGAGATACTCTAGAGTTTAGAATTTACCCTAAAAATGCAAATGGAGAAACATTCTCTCTATCTGGATTTAGCACTGCTAAGTTTTGGATTCAGACACAAAGAGGTAACGCAGGATACGCTAGCAAGATTGAATGCCTAGCGTCAATTTCTTCAGACTATTCGTATGTGCTATGTGTTATTCCTCCAACAACAGAGGCAGGTTTGGCTCTTACAGCAGGAACCAACTATGTTTACGACGTTGAGGTATCTAAGACCGTTCCAGGATCTTACAACCTAGTGCACACACTACTAACTGGAACCGTGTCTGTTACAGACCACGTAGCAGGATCGGTGGCTCCATAGTATGGTTGACATCGTTCTTGATTCCGATGAATTAACAGTTCTTGGTGGACCATCAACAGTATCTGTTCAGGTGGATATCGGAGCCGAAGGCGACCGTGGATCAATTTTTGTTGTCGGTACAGGTGAGCCAAACTCTCTAACTCAGAACAACACAGTTCTTGGCGTAACAGTGCAAGCGTATGATATGTACATTAACGTTGAGAAGGGTAGTCTTTATAGCAAGATGTATCAGTATGTGCCTGGAGATGGTGGCATACTAACTTGGGATCCAGTACTAACATTGCTTCCAGGATCATATGCCGTAAATAAGAGCGTCACCTTTTCATCTGGATCAGCATCAATCTCCGACATCGCAGTAGCAGATATTGTAGACCTAGAGTCTATTTCTGGATTGACTGCTTCAAACTTTAATGTTCAGATCTCTTTTGTTGGCACAAACTCTGTTGCATCAGCAGTTACGGTATCAAATCCATCTGGAGGATTCTTGCCAATCGCCATCAAAGCACATGAATTTGATGGAACATCGTGGACTGCTCTCAGCGGTTCAAAAACAGTACACGTTCTCATTACTGTGGTATAATCGTTTAAGGTGATTAATTATGGCTGAAACTATTGGTGCACTAGTACCTACCTCAATACCGTCTCTTACGGAAAACGCAGATATACAGGCTGCTCTAAGACTGTACCACTATGGTGAAAACTTTGATCACACCAACAATGACGCAGGCGATCTTAATCCAGACTCAGTTGCTGGACACATTAACGATCTAGATGAAAGAGTTACTGCAGTAGAGACCTCTGGTCCAGGAAGCAAGTATACTGCCGAGGCAGGTCTTCCAGCAACAATTCCAGATGGCTATATCTGGGTTGACTCAAATGCAAGCCTTGGATCTCAACCAGGTCTTGTAGCAGCCTATCAAACATCAACGCCATCAAATCCAGTTCTTGGATCTCTATGGGTAGATAGCACGGACACAAATGCACTATCGCTTAAGGTATATGATGGATCTACTTGGAAGGTGATTGTATAATGCCACAAACAAAGAGCAATGAGTCTAAAGTTGCATACATCTACTCAGCAGAAACTCAGACTTGGCATCCAGTAATTGGTATTGCAAGCACTCAGGCTAACTATACCTGGACAGGAACCCACAACTTCAATGACCAGGTCGTAACATTTGAAGAGGTAGTTAGGGCACAGGCTGGTGTCAATAATTTTGATAATGAAACTGCACGTGACGTAGCCCTTTCGTCACCAGATCATGGAACAGTTGCTTTTGTTAAGACGGTAAACGGAGTTAGCAATGCAAATCAAATCCAGTATTACTCTGGCACAGCACCTTCAGGTTCGTGGGTAAACTACGCAGACGTATCTTTTGTTCCAAAGACATCAAACTATACCGTCGCCCTATCTGACTCTGGTAAGGCAATTACAGTAAACTCTGGTTCAGCAGTAACGATTACAGTTCCTGTAAATTCATCTGTTCCATTTGCAATTGGAACAAGAATTGACGTTATTACGATTGGTAGCGGAGCAGTAGACTTTGGAACCTCTGCTGGAGTAATTTTAAATAGCAAAAACTCGTGGAAAAAACTAAATGCCCAGTATTCTGCTGCCACCCTATTGAAGATTGACACAAACACCTGGGTACTAATCGGTGACTTAAAGTCTTAGGAGGGATGTAACGTTGGGTCTTGTAGGATATTTCGCTTCATCTTCTTCTAGAGTTATCGTTCCAAGCGTTCTTGGGCAGTCTGCCAGTTCTGCAAGTTCTATTCTGACCGCTGCAGGATTAACACCGCTTAGTGGAGGCTCTACATCTACAAATGCAACCTCTGGTAATGATGGCACAGTAGCGTCACAATCAATTTCCTCTGGCTCAGACGCTGAACGTGGCACTAACGTTTCATACGTTCTATATTCTTACACAGCACCATGTGTGCCTAACTGGCAAGTAACAAACACTACATCATCTTGCAGTAATTGCCAAACAACGTACTATGATACCTATACAGACGTAAATGGATGTGGACAGCAGCCATACACATCTCCTAGATCTGGTGGATCTTGCGATTCTGGAACTACATCAACTCAAATTCAGGATTACGTAGAACTAGTTGGACAAAGTATGAATTCTTGTACGTACTGGGGATACAGAAGAACTATTGTTACCAACATCTGCACCAACACAGTGGTTTCGGACACAACTGTACGTCGCCCAGAAGGAGACTACACTCAGACTGGCACTGGCGGAACATGTGCCAACTAATGATATAATTAATTTATGAAAGACAAAGAAACCGCTAAGGTCAAGATAACAGTACTGGTTGGCGAAGAACTAGTCGGTGCCCACTACATATACGATGAAAACTACGATCTATATAAAGACCTAATTTCTGCAATAAAACGTGAAAACGTAGATAGCATCAGACTTATAGACAATCCAAATGATAACTCTGGAAGACTAAAATATAAAACTTTTGGCTTTTTTGAGGGTACAGAACTGGTCGCCACACAAAGCCTTCTATACCCAAACCTTGAGGGTATGATTGCTGCATACCAGTCAGATCCAACCTTTATAATAGAAGAGTTCTAGAATGAGCGAAGATAAAGAACTTACACCATGGCAAAAGTATAAGCAAAATCTTGGAGAAACTAGACCGTGGGATTTGCTAAACCCAAATACTGAATATGTATCAGACAAAGAGGCATCAAGAAGATATGCAATTTGCAGAGAATGTCCATTCTTCATATCAATTACAACTCAGTGCAAAAAGTGTGGCTGCCTAATGATAGGTAAAACTAGGATTGCAAAAGCGGAATGCCCAGAACATAAGTGGTAAAAGAAAACCCCCAGAATTAACTGGGGGCTTCTTTTTATTTACAGTGTATCTATTAGACTTCTATAACTAATCTTAGAATAGTTACCGCCAAATTGTTTTACCGATTCGATTCTAGTTACCTCGCCTTTTCTGGGAGCATGAATCATTTCACCATTACCGATATAGATACCAACGTGGTACGCCTGCTTTGAGCCAATATATTTAAATACGACTAGGTCTCCAGGCTTTGGGTTTTTTGTTTTTGTTCCAGCATCATCCTGCACAGATGCACGATGCTCTAGAGATATATCTAGTTGTTCATAGAACCACATTGTAAGTCCAGAACAGTCCCATCCAGCAGGGGTGTTGCCAGAAAAGACATACCAGGTTTTTCCAACGGTATTCTTCAGTTTGTTAACAACTGAAACTACCCTAACCCCATTATCAAGCAATGCCTCATTTCTAAGATATTCCTTGCTCATAAGAGTGGCAGTTGCCTTATACTCAAAAATTGAATTCAGGCTGTGATCTGTTGAAACACTTTGTTTTATTTCTTTAGTTGTAGTAGCACCTGCAGGTGAAGAGCAGGTTGTTAATACTAGGACTGAGAGCCCTATTGCAGCAATTTTAAGATTCATTTTGCTACCTCCTTTTTATTCTTTTCGTAGTTACGGTCCTGTCACGACCTTGGCGACAATATTTTTATTAGTGCGATAGCAAAAAATATTGGTCTTGGATTGTCACGATTGTCACTTTGTTGTTACGCTGTTTCATCATATTCCTCCTTAACGGAAAGACTTCCTTGTTGAAGGGAAGTCGTCCTATAATTATATCAGTATTTGCTACTGAATACTAATAGAATAATTCGTGATATAATTAACCTTATGGCAACAGGAGAATCCCTCAATTTAGAACTACCGTATCCGTTAGAGTCGGACCCAGTAAACGTACACGGAGACATTAAGACACTGGTAGACCGACTAGATATCGTCCTTCCATCGGCATCATACGTTGAAATTCCTGTAATAAACAAGAGTGGATCATCTATTAGTGCAGGAACGCCAATTTACGTAACAGGGCACGACTCAACAAACGTTGAGGTAGACTTTTTCACTCCAGATATTACAAGTCCAATCCTAGGTCTAATGAAGGCAGCCACAGCAAACGATGCTGTTGGAGTTGCAGTTATTACTGGAATTCTTTCTGGAGTAAATACATCTTCATACTCAGAGGGAGCAACATTGTATGTTGGAGAAAATGGCGGTCTGGTCTCCACCGTGCCAACTGGCGGTAGCCCAGCCGTAGGAATTGTGGCATACGCAGATGCTACCAATGGAATTATTATTATTGGAGCAAAGGGAAACCCAACCTGGGGCTCTTTGAAGTCTGGTCTTTAATCAATCGGTGGTATAATTTTAATATGGCTAGATCAAATGTATACGAGATGGGAAGCGTCCCTCCACAAATTATTTGGACCATTGTTCGTGGCGACACTGCATCATTTCGTGTCTACGTAACAGATGACGCAAAACTCCCACTGCTCCTAGAAGAGTGGACTATAAAGGCTGACATTAAGCGTTCTGGCACATTGGTTGTATCCCTATCACCAGAACAAAAAGAAACAGACGGAGAAGGAGAGTTTACGGTTTCGCTGCTAGACTCGGAATCTGAACTGCTTGAGACTGGAGACATATTTGACATTCAGTTGTCAAACGACTCATATGTCTGGACAGTTGCCCAGGGATCCATGAAGGTAATTGAGGACGTGACCGACTAATGATTAGGACTACTCTAACTAGAACAGAGTATCCAATTTTAAAAAGGTTGTCACAGTCTGAATATCCAAGAAAAGTAAAAATTTCTCAAAAGTCTATTAAAGTAAAAATCAACAATGATCTGCCATTTCGTGTTAAATTTTTGCCAGGCATTGTGACTGGATCAAGCCCAACAAATCCAGCACCAATTGGTATCGCTATCGTTGGTGTGAATAATTATATTCTTTAATAACTGATATAATAGTTTATATGGCACGAGCAACCCTAGCACATGTGAAATCAAAGTTTGAATCTGGAGACAGACCTACTCAGGCTGACTATCTAGATCTCATTGATACCCTTGTGCAACAGGCTACAGACTTGGGTTCTTCTGGAAACAATGAGAGTTCTGTTAGTGGAATTGAAAATCCAACTACAGTAGACTCCTATGACTGCACTACCTGGCGTTTTGTCAAGTACATGGTCACAATTTCTAAAACATCCACAAGCCAGTTCTACGCCACAGAGATTTCTATACTTTTTGACGGCACAAACATTAACGTCACAGAGTACGGAACAATGGACAACGATGGGAATATGGGAACCATTAGCGTCTCTAGATCAGGAGATACAGTATCACTTATTGTAACTCCTGGAGCAATAAAGCCAGTTACCGTTCGATTCGCTCGTATGGGACTTAAGGCATAATCTAAGGAGATAAAATGGCAACAGTAAACAAAGACTTTAGAATTAAAGCAGGTCTTGTTGTTGAGGGAGCAAATGCTACCGTTAATGGCGAAGACATCATTACCACAGGAAGTTCGACAGACGACCTACAAGAGGGCAGTACTAATCTGTACTTTACCGCTCAAAGAGCAGCAGACGCAGTAGCAGATGAAATCAGTTCGGCAGTATCTACAGCGGTAGATGCACTAACTACAGATGTTATTGAAGAAGGAACAACAAACCTTTACTTTACTAATGAACGTGCTCAGGACGCTATCGGGACCGCAATTACAAATGGAACTCAGTCTGGTATTACAGTAACCTATGATGACACAGATGGTGAAATTGCCTTCACAGTTGCTGACCAGTGGACAGGTAAAACAACCGATGACCTATCCGAGGGTGCAACAAACCTCTACTTCACCAACCAGAGAGCACTTGACGCAACTGCCTCTGCTTACGACGTAGCAGGTGCAGCATCTACAGCCCAGGCTGCAGCAGAAAGTTATGCAGACGGCGTAGCAACTAGTGCAGAAAACGCTGCAAAGTTGTATGCTGACGGTCTTGCAGTTAACTACGATCCTGCAGGTTCTGCAGATGCAGCAGAGGCTGCAGCAAATACCTATGCAGACGGAGTTGCTCTTACAGCAGAAAACAATGCAAAGGGTTATGCAGATACAGTTGCTCTCACGGCAGAGCAGAGTGCTAAGTCATATGCAGACTCTCTTGCAACTAACTATGATCCAGCAGGATCTGCCCAGACAGCAGAAACAAACGCTGCATCTTATACAGACACAGCAATTGCAAACCTAGTTGACGGTGCACCAGCACTACTTGACACCCTTAACGAACTTGCTGCAGCAATTAACGATGACGCATCATTCGCATCAACAATTGCTACATCAATTGGCGAAAAGGTTTCTAAGTCTGGCGATACCATGACTGGAGAACTTGTTCTTGCAGCAGACCCAACACAGGCTCTTGCAGCAGCAACCAAGCAGTATGCAGACTCTGTAGCATCAGATGCATACAATGACGCAATTGCAACTGCAGATGGAACTGCCCAGACCTACGCAAACACTGCAGAGAATAATGCAAAGTCTTACGCAGACACTAACTTTGTTAACGTTGCAGATCTGCCTGGACAGTTGGATGACTATGTTCCACTAACAGACAAGGGCACAGCAAACGGTGTAGCAACACTAGACAGCAATGGCTTCGTTCCATCTTCACAGTTGAACATTGACGTATCTGGAGACATCTCTACAGCAATCAACGCACTTACAACATCGGATATTGAAGAGGGAACAAACCTATACTTCACTGACGAACGTGCAATTGATGCGGTATCAGCAGCAGATATCTATCCAAATGCAGTTATTGTTAACAACGTATCTAAGACTGTTGCAAACACCCAGTCTGTATCTACCGCTTCTACCGTCTCTGGAATCACCTGGGCAAAGGCAGACTACAAGTCTGCAAAGTTGGTAGTAAAGGCAGCAACTGCAACACATTCACAGGTATCTGAGATTATGGTTACCCTAGACTCTTCGGACAACGTAGCGATTACCGAATTTGGTATTGTTTACACCGACACAGAGTTGGCTACCGTTACCGCAGATGTTTCTGGTACTGATGTTCGTGTTCGTGTAACAACTCTAAACGCATCAACAACTGTAACTGTAGTTGGAACACTATTGATCTAAAACACCACGAGAATACCCCCCATGAAATACTGGGGGGTATTTTTAATTAATGGTATAATTAGAACTTAGGAGAGCATTTTGACGACATCAAACAAAGACTTTAAGGTTAAAAATGGCATTGCCGTAGCAGGTAGTGGTACTTTTGGCGGACCAGTAGTCGTTGGATCTCCTACAGAACTAAACCATGCAGTTACATTAGAATATCTAGACGGATTACTGGCATCGCTAAACATCACAAACGTAGATGGTGGAAACGTAGAAGGCGTTTCGGTGATTGACGGTGGAGACCCAGACACAACAGTTTGGGCTAGCACTCTAGACGGCGGTAATGTTTAATAATTATGTTATAATTAATTTGTACGCATGGGTAGACCCCACTAGGAGATTTTAAAATATGGCACAAAGAATGCAGCAAAGAAGAGGAACTGCTTCTCAATGGACATCTGCTAATACCGTTTTGGCTGCAGGTGAGATTGGTTTTGAAACAGATACCAATCAGTTTAAGATGGGTGACGGAGTTACCGCCTGGTCTTCACTATCGTACTTTAAGAACTTTGAAGATCTAGATACTAGCGGATACATCAAGGATGAAGAGAAGGGTGCCAATAATGGTGTTGCTACTCTCGATGGCTCTGGAAAACTAACATCCTCACAACTACCAACAATTGACGAACTAGCACAAGATGCTATAAATACCGCAATTATTGCAGGTAGTGGAATTGTCAAGGATTATGACGATACAGCCAACCAGATTACAATTGCCGTTTCCGAATCTATCTCTACAACACAATACGTAGACGACGAGATTTCAACACACAATGGTGTCACGACAAACGTGCATGGAATTGCAGACACATCTCTTCTGGTCACTACAGCAGGAACCCAAACACTTACAAACAAGACATTGTCTGCTGCAGACAACTCCATCACTGTAAATCTCGCTGACGTTGTTGATGTCACCGCCTCAGTATCAGAATTAAACATTTTAGATGGTGCAACGCTAACAACTACAGAACTTAACTACGTTGACGGGGTGACCTCAGCGATTCAAGACCAACTGGACGATAAGGCTAATCTTTCTGGTGCAACATTTACAGGTGACGTAACTGTAGAAACAAACATCATCGTTGAGGGAAACCTTACCGTTTCTGGAACAACGACCACAATAGATGTTACAAATCTAGACGTTACAGACCCACTAATCTATTTGGCTTCAGAGCAATACGATGCAGACGTACTTGACATCGGTATTTTTGGTGCATATGGAGATTCAAATCCTGGACACGCACATACAGGTCTTGTCCGTGATGCATCTGACGGAGGTAAGTGGAAACTTGTTTCTGGAGCATCAGAGCCAACAGCAAACGTAATTGACTTTACTGGAGTAACATATGACACGCTAAAGGTTGGAGCACTTGAGACTGCAGGTATTACTGCAACTGGAGATGTAGACTTTACAGGTGCAACAGTGACTGGAATTGATGCACTTCCATCTCAAACTGGAAACAGTGGAAAGTATCTTACAACAGATGGCACAGATGCATCTTGGGCGACCTTAAATGCAAGCCCAGCACTTGACGACCTATCTGACGTAACAGTCACTTCAGCAGCATCTAGTGACGTTGTATACTACAATGGCTCTGCTTGGGTGAACAAGTACGTTCAGTCAATTCCAACCCTTACAAATGGTCAGTCTGGAACATCGTATACCTTGGTTCTTGGAGATGCTGGTAAAATTGTCGAAGTTTCAAACTCTTCTGCAATCACTCTAACTATTCCAACTAATGCCGATGTCGCATATCCAGTAGGAACACAAATCACAATTCTTCAAACAGGTGCAGGACAAATTACTGTGGCTGCTCCTTCTGGCGGTACTTTAAATGCTACTCCAGGAACTAAACTTCGTGCTCAGTGGTCATCTGCAACACTTCTAAAGAGAGCAACAGACACCTGGGTGCTGATCGGAGACCTGACAGCATAATGGCACTATCAATTGGTAGAGTAGCAGCATCAGTTAGAAAACGCTTTGTTGACACGTTTACTAGAACCAATACGTCTGGCTCCCTGGGTACCGCTACCGATGGATCTTCTTGGAATGCCACAAAAGGAACATTTACTGTAGACACCAACAAGGCAAAGGCAGCAACTACCGACTATCAGATTGCAACTCAGTCAATGCCATACCCAAACGTTGACCTTACGATTAAGTCTGTAACACAGGGTACTGGTGCAGCATTGTGGGTTACAGACTCTGGCAATTGGTGGGCAGTTGGCACAGACACTGGAGCAGGACAGTCCTGCAACTGTCAAACATGTTCTAATGCGTCATACGATCCTGGATACTATTATGCTGGAAACACAAACTATGTTTATTCATGCCAGACATGCTCTAGTTATGGATGTAGCACATGTTACAACGCTTATACATGTCAGACATGTTATAACGCAAGCAATGCGATCTACTACTATCAGTCTTCAAACGGAGCCTGCATGATGCAGTAAGGGAAAGGTATAGAAAAATGGGAAGAACTTGTCTTATTGGTTACAACGCTAGCAATCCGTATTCGTGCAATTGTAGCGGAGGTAACGCATACTCTTGTAACTGTTCAACAAATTATTACTCTTGTAACTGTGCCACTAACGTTTCTGGGTACAACTCTGTCTATGTTGCACCATCATATTATGCAGGATATACCTATAGTTGTAACTGTCAAACATGCTATCCAATTTACATAAGAGTAATCCAGTCAGCAGCATCTGTGATAAGCACAATAACAACATGGACACTAACTGCTTTAGCCCAATCACTGAGAATCAAGACAAACTCAAATCAGATTACCGTTCAGGCATTTTCAGACGACAGTCTAGTAACTCAGATTGGATCAGACCTGGTATACACTGGTTCTGGTGTAGTAGTAACATCAAACTATGGAATTGTAGTTTATCCATCTTCAACTTCCCAGGGTACTACCCTAGGAACAGTTGAGATTAATAAAAACTAATATATAATATATACAGGAGGAAAATATGTCAGAAAACTTACCAGTAGTACCGACACTAGATAGTGCGGTTCCAGTACCAAGAAACAACGACTATGACCTAGCAATGGTCATTGAGGGCGTAGTTTATGAGGTCATGAACGTAGATGGAAAGTCTGCAGCCAGATTCTTGGCACAGCCTACCTTTGTTCAGGTCGCAGCAAACTCAGTGTTTCCTGGATGGGTCTACAACTCAGACACTCAAACATTTTCGCAGCCAGAGTAGTGTATGATATAATCATATAGAGGAGTTCTATATGAAACTAATACACTTTTTTGCTAAAAAAGAATTTGACGATTTAGGTCAGCCTTTACCGATGAAAAACGTTCTGCCAGACTGGTGGAAAAACGGTGAGGCTGATCTTTCGTCTGGTGAAGCAGGAATGAAAAAATGCATCCCATTCCTAGACGTAATGTTAAGTGGGTATACGCTTACCACACCGATCGATATTTTTGTATCTAAAAAAGAAGATGGATCTGTCCACGTATCGTGGAATGCAGAAAAGGGTCTTGCAGATTTTGTTGGAGACAGACCAGAAGAGTTGGGGAGAACTATTCCTAGACCAGCAGGTCACCTAGACACGCACTTTGTCTTTAAGGGGTTTTGGGGCTGGAAGGTTCCAAAGGGGTACTCTGTACTAGTTACCCACCCATTTAATAGATTTGATCTACCATTCACAACAATGTCAGCACTTATGGATAGCGACGAATTTTACCCACCAGGAAATATTCCGTTTTTCCTAAAGGACGGCTTTGTTGGTGTCATTCCTGCAGGAACGCCATTTGCACAACTGCTACCAGTAAAGAGAGACTCCTGGAAGATGATTGATAACAATCAGGGACTTATGGATTACCACCACATCCACAACGTTGTTAGAAAGCCAGGTAACTCATATAAGAAACTTATGTGGCACCGAAAGGAATACAACTAATGGCTAAGAAAAAGTTTGAAGAGAAAGATCATCTGCACAAGCATCAGCACAGCGATGGACCAGTAGTTATGTCTACGCTAGATCTTATTAAGTTGCTTCTTTTGAATAAGTTTGCTTTTGGACCAAAGGATCCAGTAGAGGATGAAGAGATTGAAGTGCTTAGAGAGCGAAAGACTCCAAAGAATGTTTCCATAAATCACATTGCCGTAATCTTAGACGGTCAGGTGCAGGAAGTTATCCGTGCAGAAAATAGGCTAGCAGCACTACTTCTTAGCGATCCAGAATTTGTTGAGTTCGATGTTCACCAACAAGTTATGGTTGGAGACTATTTTTCAGACGGTAAGTTTATAAAGGGAGATTTAGATGGCAAAGAAGATTAAGTTTTACTCTACTAACACAAAGTTTGAACTAGAAAAGCCAGTACCAGCATCAAAGGCAGTTCCTCAATGGTTTAGGAAAATGAAAAATGTCAAAGATCACAACATGACAATTAAGAGATGTGTTCCAGTTCTAGATGCACTAACATCTGGATATATGATCACTCTGAATGCTGACATGATCTGGGATAACGAGTCTGAGTCATTCCTGACTAAATCAAAACTCCCTATGAACTCAGATCACATGCCAATGCAAACAGAAGACATGGATATCTCGGATGACCTTGCTCCACAGCCACACAAATGGCTAAACTATTGGTACATAAAGACACCACCAGGATACAGCACACTCTTTGTTCATCCACTCAACAGAACAGACCTACCATTCCAAACAATTGCTGGTGTCGTGGATACTGACAAGCATCCAACTCCAGTAAACTTTCCATTCTTCCTGAAGAAGGGTTTCTTTGGCACTATTCCTGCAGGAACTCCGATAGTTCAAGCAATACCCTTTAAGAGAGATGACTGGAATGCCAAGATTATTGATCAAGGCAAGTCATACTCTTATCCAAAAGCATTTGAGTCCTTTAACCCACCTTTTGCGTGGTATAAGCGTAAGTGGTGGACAAGAAAGAGGTACTCTGTAGATAATACAAAAGAGGTAAACCTACATGACGAGCAATAAACTTCCAAAAGTTCCAAAACTTGTACCACCAACAAACGCAGAGCCAAAACTTAAGCCTGTCAGACCGTGGGATCTATTCAATAAAAATAAAGAGCGTGTTTCAAAAGACATTAAAGATGAAAGAATGTCTATATGCGAATCATGCCCATTCTTTATTCAATCAACAAAACAGTGTAAAAAGTGTGGATGTCTTATGCACTTAAAAACACAACTTGCAGATGCATATTGCCCTATGGGAAAGTGGCACCAAGTAGATCCTTCTTTTAAGGAATAAGACTAGTAAGTATGGTAGAATTGACTAGGAGATCTCATGCCTAGTCAATCTAACATTTACGCTGAAAAAGTTTACAGCGAACACCCAATATCTTTATGGTCACTGGATGACCAACTTGACTACGTTTCATATATCTCGGAAGAAAATCGTGACGTGTCTACATGGACTGCATCTGGAAATGACGTAGACATTTCATTGTCCACATTGAACATTGGACAAAAGTTTTCTAATGGGCTCTACAAGATTGTTGCAACCAAGACAGAACTAGAAAGTTTGTCTGAATTTCGGCTACTTAGTCAAAATATTGTAAATCTGGGAGACCTTGACGACACCCTGTCAACCTTCTCCATAGGCTCATACTTCTACTCAGATACTGAGTATGTTAAAAGCATTACTATAGGCTATAGGTATGTTGAAGAAATAACCAATCAGAATGTCTATGTCACTAAAACGTTTGAGACAAACATCAGTAAAAACTGGATATATCTTGCAGAAACGTTCGACATCCCAAACTACACTAGCAACATTCAACTGATAATTGACATCAAATACTACGACAGCGAAGATCCACAAACAGAGTACACCTTTTATGTAAATGGACTAAGTCTTGGTCAATGGTCAGAAGAGTTCCAATCAGAATCTCTAGGACTGTCGTACAAGAGCGACGGCAGTGGCGAGATTATAGACTTTCCAACTGACATCTCTCTCGATGGTGCGACACAGGCAGTTGTAGCCTCTGCTTATGGATTGCAGGACAACAAGGGGTATTACCTAGCCACACAAAACAAGATTTACGCAAAAAACTCAGGTTTGCCAATGGTATTTGGATCTGCAAGCGTAACATCATTGCTGTATAACGAAGCCCTACCATCGCTGATCGTTCCAGGAGAAGGATTTCTGAATAGCGTAGGTAAGTATAACTCCTACACATTTGAAGCATGGATGCGTATAGACTCAATATCGGTAGAGGCTCACAGAATTTTTGGTCCACTCGGATCTTTGGATGGTGTCTATGTTGATAACGAAAGAATTTATTTAAAGATATCTGACACTATCAAGTCTGCCACGGTAACTGAGTGGGGAAGACCATCGCTAGTTCACATCAAGTATACTCCAAACAATGTAGCCTTAGTAATGAATGCACAGGAAATCATTTCTATTGACATAGATGCAGAAGCCCTATACCTTCCAGAGCAAACAGACGCATTTGGTAGAAGCCAAGACTGGCTAGGGTTCTACGCCTCAGACGACGTGGCTATTGACGTTGATTGCGTTGGAGTGTACCCATATGAAGTAGACAAGACAATGGCAAAAAGAAGATGGGTCTATGGTCAAAACGTAGAATACCCAGAAAACTTAAACTCGGCATTTGACGGTAAGACAATTGCCATAGATTATCCTAGAGCAAACTACACAACAAACTTTGTTTTTCCCAAAAACAGTGCATGGTCTAGAGGTATTTCAGAGAACCTATCATTTGCAAATAATTCTATATCTTCCCCAGTCTACTCTTTGCCAGATGTAGTTCTCGAAAGCGGATCTCCATCCACATGGCTTGTAGATCAGCAAGACTGCCAGTTCGAATCCGACATGTACTTTAGAATGAAGCCAAATGCAAATTGGCAAGACGTTGACGGGTATTTGTATCTAGATAGTTTGTCTTTTATTAATAAACCAGTTCGTGCATTGTATGGAATTTTTAAATCGGTTCAAGATGTATCATCAGAAGAGGTACTATTAAAGTTGAGGGACAAGACCAATGGAAACTCCCTATCTGTAACTGTTCTGGGAAACTCTGTCAAGTATAGTCTTTCATACTTTGGTACCGAAACAGTTATAAAGTCGGTAAGCGTTGCAACTATTGGTGAAATGTTTGTTGCTGGTATAGACTTTAAAAAAGTGTCTTCTGCATTTGGACAGAGCCTAGTGTCGTTCCTTTCAAATCAGAACAACCTAGAACTTTTTATTTGTGGAGACTCCCAGCACGGAAGAGTCTTCTCTGGAAATGTTTATAACATCAGCATATCTACCGACAGGAATGCTAGAAGTATTGGGTATATGTTCGGTGGCGACGGTATCGCCATAGACAAAGACTCATTCCTAGAGATTGCATACGATGCAGGAAGCACATACTTTGGAAACAATCCAGACTACTGGTCAGCACTGCTAGATGGCGGAGACCCATACTCAGTAACCTCAGACGCATTCTTTGCCCACACAGCAACATACAAACTATATGCAAAAACATTCTTTGACGAATACAGACTTGACATTGCTACTTCTTCTACCTGGGAAGACTTTGTTCCATTGTCAAACTTTGCTAAGTATGTCCAGGACGGCACTGAGGCAAGTTATTATGATCTAGACTTTTTGCAATTCAACATTGGTCACCCTGCCCCAGGAAAATTCATAGAACAAAAGACAAAAGATGGTGCATGGACATATGCCGAACTTCAAGCAGAATATAATACTCCAGTTCAGTATTCTTATGCAGAATTAGACAACGAACTATTTAGCGGATTTGCGTCCTACGGAGACTTGCAAAAGAAAACAAGAACTCAGTATGTGTACGATACAGAAAACCTTTCAGTTAGAACATACGTTACTTTTCAGTCGCTCTCTGGTGGTGCGAACACAACACTTGAGTCATACACAAATACAGAGCGAGTCGGTAGCAACAATCTGGTAAAGGCTGGTGACGAGTGGATAAATACCAAATATGAAGTAATTGACGGTACAGTTATATATCCACCGAAGTCTGTAAACTTCTATGACCTAGCAATTGTTGTTCACGTGGAAATGGTCTCAGATGGAATTTTGACCAAGCCAGTAAGGGTAACCACAATAGATCTAACTTCTCAAGCACTTGACGTAAAGTCTCCAAGTCCAATAGGGACAAAGTTTGGAATTCCAATTTATCCATATACAAAGAATGGCATCTACTTCAACTATAAGGCAGTAAATCCATTCAAGATCTATAAGCAGAGTACGCCGTACCTATTTTTAAATAGAAGTTCTGGAATCGAACTTGTTGGAGATTTTGAGCCATTGGTAAACCGTGGTCTCACAGTGCCATTAAACCCTAGGGCTTCGTCAAAGTTTAGCGTGTCCGCTATGCAAATGCTTTTTAAATATAGCAAAGACTACTTCCCGTATTCGTCCACCCCAATCTTTGAGATACAGTCAAAGAATTCCTACATAAAGTTCTATTTGGTAGCAACTCAACCAGACGGAAAGAGAGCCAAAATCTATGCAATCAACTCCGAGACTGGGCTAGAAGAAAACGGAATAGCATTTTATATTAATGGAAAACTGGTCAAGAGTCCTACAATTACCGTTAAAGAATGGGCAATGCTTGGAATTTCTTTTGTCAAAAAACTTAGCCTAGACAGTTATTCTGGAGCCTTTAGGCTTAATGGTCCAATTATGGTTAACCACATGTCCTACTACCAGTCAAGTGGATTGCAAGAAAAGATATATACAGCATTCAGAGTTTGGGATCGTGTTAAGGAAAACATTGCGTCTGAAAGCCTGGACTGGACATTCTGGAAGGGTAGCATTCTTGCTGGTCAAACATACTCCTGGAACAACGTTCTGGTGATTGGAACAAACAGTTTTTTTGGAGTCAGTCTACCTAACATATATAAGACGTATACAGGAACAAACAAGATAGTCTTTGACGACAATAGCGGAATTGCGTTAAGTAGTTACAGGTTTAGAACCTATAGAAAACTATCCCAGACTACATTTACTAAGAAGCCATCATAATATGGTATACTAGTGGTTATGAATAATGAAAAACCACGCTTTCCTGGTCAAATTGGTGACTCAAAAGTAACAGTATTAGACAAGCAGTATGAATGGGGCATCTATGTTTGGATCAAGGCAAACGGAAAGCCATTTACAGACGGACATGGTAGCGTACTAAACATCCCATCTCACAGAGGCGACGGTATTCAAATAGAAAAACTTAAGAGAGAAGCAGCATACCTAGGTCAGCCCGATGGTCGTGCCGAGTTCTATCCAGGTATGGCAAGAATTTCAGAAGAAGAGTACTCTGAGCAGGTAGACAGAATGAAGAATGGTCTTATTCCAAACCTTAACGATCTAGGTGCTGTACAAGCAGCGAAAGATACTATCGCAATGTATGGAGATGAAGAGTAATGTCAGAGCACTATATCCGTGACCTTGGGCTAGACGAACTGCAAAAGCAGGATGACACCTTTAAGGCACAAGACCCATTCAATCGTTCATGGGAAGAACTTAAGGGATTCTCTGGTATTGAGAAAAACTTTAAGCGTAGAACAGATAGAATCGAAAAGGCTAATAATGACTCTGTCGTAGAGAGCACCCTACAGTACAACAATGTTGACGTAACCTCACTAGGCTACCAGGACAGTGCTTTGGCTGTACGTGGCGGTATCAATGGAGCATCTTCAAAGGAAATTAATCCAGGTAAGGTATACCGCAATGGATATGGTCTATTCGACGTAATTACCCCACCATGGAACCTATACGAACTATCAAACTATTACGACAGATCATTTGCTAACCACGCAGCAATTGATGCTAAGGTAGAAAACATTGTTGGTCTAGGATATGACATGCAGGCTACCCAGAGAGTCCTAATGGCTCTTGAGGCATCTGACAATCCATCTGCAACAGACAAGGCACGTAAGCGTATAGAACGTGCAAAGGTAGAGGTCAAGGAGTGGTTCGAATCACTTAACTCTGACGAGTCAATGACATCAACCTTTATGAAGGTTTGGACAGACTATGAGTCTACTGGAAATGGATATCTAGAAATTGGTAGAACTATTACTGGAGAGATTGGCTATGTAGGTCACATCCCTGCTACAACAATGCGTGTACGTCGCTTGCGTGACGGATACATCCAGATCATTGGAAATAAGGTTGTTTACTTCCGTAACTTTGGTGCAAAGAACGTAAACCCAATCACAAACGATCCACGACCAAACGAAATTATTCACATTAAGCAGTATTCGCCATTGAACTCTTTCTATGGAGTCCCAGACATCCTTGCTGCTATTGGGGCATTGCAGGGTGACCTGCTTGCGTCACAGTACAACATTGACTACTTCACCAACAAGGGTGTGCCTCGCTATATCGTAACTCTTAAGGGTGCAAAACTTTCAGAAGAGGCAGAGGACAAGATGTTCCGATTCCTACAGACAAGCCTAAAGGGACAGAACCACAGAACTCTATACATTCCACTTCCAGGAGACTCAGATACCAATAAGGTTGAGTTTAAGATGGAGGCAGTCGAAAGCGGTACACAAGAGGCATCGTTCAACGAATACCGTATCCGTAACCGTGACGACATTCTAGTTGCTCACCAGGTACCTCTATCAAAGATTGGTGGCGGTGACTCAGCAGCCATTGCTGCAGCACTAGCACAAGACCGCACATTCAAGGAGCAGGTAGCCAGACCAGCACAACGCAACCTTGAGAAGGTACTTAACAAGATCATCAAAGAGAAGACAGACATTGTTGAACTCAAGTTTAATGAACTGACCCTGACAGATGAAATTGCACAGTCACAGATTATCGAGCGTTACGTTCGTAATCAGGTTATGACTAGAAACGAAGCACGTGAAGTTCTTGGTCTTCCACAGATGGAGGAGGCAGACGAGTTTCTTGAGTTGAACGCAAGACAGGCTGCAGACGCTACAGCAAACACAGCACAGACCAGACAGAGGGACGCAGAGAGAAGTTCAAACTCTTCGGACAACTCTGCAACGGTTGCTGGTAGAAATCCGAAAGGTGAAGGACGCTCCGTTCAATAAATGTGTTATAATAAAGTAACAAAGTTTAAAAAGGGCTCTATAATTAACTAGTATGACTATTTCAAAAGCACATTGGGACACTGAAGGCGAAAACGTTCGCCTATCAATGCCGTTCAGCAAGGTTGATCAGGAACGTCGCATCGTTTCTGGCTTCGCCACGCTTGACAATGTTGACAGACAAAAAGACATTGTTACAGCAGAAGCCTCTATGAAGGCTTTCTCTAAGTTCCGTGGGAACATTCGTGAAATGCACCAGCCACTAGCAGTAGGCAAGATGGTAGCGTTCAGAGAAGACAAGTATTTTGACCCTGAGACCAAGAAGTTCTATTCTGGTGTTTATGTTTCTGCATACGTCTCAAAGGGTGCACAGGACACCTGGGAGAAGGTACTTGATGGTACCCTTTCAGGTTTTTCAATTGGCGGTAGAATGAATAAGTACGAAGATGCTTATGACGAGAAGATGGATTCTGCCATTCGTATTATTAAGGAGTATGACCTACATGAACTTTCATTGGTAGACACTCCAGCAAATCAATTTGCAAATATCCTATCTGTTCAAAAGGTGGATGGCGTAGACACCATCAAGGGTGATGTTGCTAACGTAGAAATTGAAAACGTATTCTGGGATCCAGAATCTGGAGTTGTTAAGATTTCAGAGAACGAGGTTGAGGTAAGCCCAGCCACAGGAAACCAAATGCAAAATATAGGTTTTGTCGAAAAGTCAGATAATGAAAAACTAGACATGATAAAGTTCTTAGTTGACAGTGCTAAAGGCATTAATACTAAGATGAATAAGGAGGCTAGTCCTATGAATGAAACAACAAACGAAGTAGCAGTTGAAGAAACTGTTGCAGTTGAAGAAACACAGGTCGCTCCAGAGGCAGATGCTACAGAGGAAGCAGTTGAGGCACCAGCCGAGACCGTAGACGCTGTTGAATCAGCAGTTGAGAAGGCAGCAGATGCTGACGAGGACGACGTTCCTGGTACTGAAGTTATGGAAGAATCAGAAGATTCTGACAAGGACGAGATGACCGAGAAGTCGGAGACTGTTGAAGAAGTATCTAAAGCAGATGCTGTTGCTGAATCAGTAGCAGAGATCAAGAACACTCTAACATCAGCCTTTAGCGATCTAGCATCAACCATCAAGTCTCTACAGACTCAGGTTGATGAACTAAGCAAGTCTGTGGATTCCGTAAAAAATGAGGTAACGGATTCAAAGCAGATTTTCAATGAATTTGGAAAGAGAGTGGACGCTGTTGAGGCAGACACCGCTTTCCGCAAGTCTGGCGATCTAGGCGAGATCGTACAGGAAAATGAACCAGAACAGGTTCAGAAATCCCTATGGGACGGTCGTTTCCTCAAAACTGCCGATCTATTTAGATAACAAAATAAAAATCACTCAGGAGGTGAACAATATGTCGGAAGAAATTATTAAAAATCAGCCAGGAACATCTGGTAACCTAGGCGGAACCGCCCCAGGTCTTTACCAGGGTCAGGGTGCATTTGCATCAGGTTCAGAAGATGGTACCAACGTTCCAGGTAACTATACAACCGCTGGTGCAATTGGAAACATTCCAACCGCACTGACAGGTGTAACAAATGGTGCAAACGCTGTCAATCCTTCGGGAGAAGCAGGTAGCGGTATCCTTCGTCCAGAACAGGCAAGACGTTTCATTGATTACGTATGGGATGCTACTGTACTCGCCAAGGATGGTCGCCGTGTGACCATGAGAGCAAACACTATGGAACTTGAAAAGGTTAACGTAGGTGAGCGTGTAATTCGTGCTGCTACTCAGGCTGTTGGTGACTACACCAACGCTGGTGCAGCATTCACAAAGGTAGAACTTACCACCAAGAAGATTCGTCTTGACTGGGAAGTTTCTGCAGAAGCACTTGAAGACGGTATTGAAGGTGGTGCTCTAGAGGATCACCTAGTACGTCTTATGACAAATGCATTCGCAAATGACATTGAGGATCTAGCAATCAACGGTACTGGCGACAGTGGCGATGGTGCATTCCTTGGTATCATGGATGGTTTTGTCAACAAGGCAAAGACCAATGGCGATGCTCACGAGTCAGTAGTAACTGTCTCAGGCAACGCTTGGACTCCAGATGTTATGCAGGACATTATCTTGGCTATGCCTCGTAAGTACCGTGCACTTAAGTCTAACCTTAAGTTCTACGCAGGTACTGATGCATTCCAGGGTATTATCAAGCACAACGGTACCCTTGCAGACGCAATCGCAGAAGCATTTGCTGGTACTCCAGCAGGTACTCCAGCAAACCGTCAGGCATACCTTGACGGTGCAGGTCAGACATTCGGTGGAGCACGTACTACTCGTGTTCTAGGAATTGACGTGCAGGAAGTTCCTTACTACCCTGCAGGTTACGTTGACCTAACATTCCCTCAGAACCGTATTTGGGGTTTCCAGAGAGACATCACTGTAAACCGTGAATACAAGCCGAAGAAGGACACAATTGAATACACAGTATTCGTCCGCTTTGGTGTACAGTGGGAAGAAGAGGATGCAATCGCATTCGCAGACGCTGGTGCAGATTCGTAATCTGTAACACCCTTTAAGAGGGGGCAGGGCTTCGGCTCTGCCCTCTTTTTCATTATAATCTGTTATAATTAATATTTAGGAGGTTCTTATGTCAGATGAACTAATTAATGAAGAAGAGCAATTTCTAGCACTACTCGCAGAAGAGGCAGAAGAGATTGCAGCGAAGAAAGAGGCGGAAGCCACTGAAGAAGTCGCAGAAGAAAAAGAAGAGCCAGTACTTGTAGAAGAAAAGGTTTTTGACGTAGCAGAGGAAAAGCCTGCAAAGGCTGCAAAGACTGAAAAGAAGTCAGCAGAGAAGACAGTAGCCCTTTTGTCTACAAGAAACGTAAACTGGAATGGCGTTGGTTCTGTACAGGTTGGTTACAACATTGTTACTGAAGAGCAGGCAGAAAAGTGGCTTACTCGTAACCACATTACTCTTGCAACACCAGAAGACGTTGCCAAGGGGTACGGTCTATAAATGGAGATTTTGAGAGTTCCACCATATCCAATTACAACAACCTGGAATTTGCCAGACAACAACTATGATTACATAGTATATGTTGAGGATTTGGTGGATCACTCAATTGAAGAGACCACAGTCACATCAAGTTCTACAGGCGTAGTTACCTATGTCTTGCCAGTAGCAAAGGTACAGTTTGATAGACAGTTCCTTATCAGATTCTACGATCAAGAACATGAGCACATTATCCTGGAGTCAAATCTTGACATCGTTAGACCATATGTAGACCCAAACACACTGGGCGTAACCGCATCTGAGATTTCAGATTACAAGAAATGGGAACTCATTGCAAGATCCCTAATTGACACTCATACAGGCATTGGTTTTTATAACCACAAATCTATCCTTCAGGTCCAGGGTAATGGACTAGACTACATGCCAGTATGGCGTGACGCAAACCGTGTGCTAAAAGTATACGAGAACAATGCTATGATCTACAATGGAGAAGACGTGGCAATCTCAATTACCGACTTTGCCACAACAGGAACAGACACAGTCATAGAAACAGCCTCTGCTCACGGTTTCTCAGTTGGAGACTCAATCACTCTAGCAGGATTTACAGATACGGATTATAACACTACTTATTCGGTTGCCGAAGTTGTGTCTACAACTGAATTTAGAATTGCAACAACTGTAGAGCCAACACTTAACGGTGCCGAAACAGTAAAGAGAGTTTGGGCTTACACTTTCAAGGTAACACTAGACAACTCTGCTATCGTAAAAGAATTCACAGGATATACAAACATCATCACAACAAACTATCCTAGGCTTCCAATTGCTAGAGGAGATTATGCATACGACGAAAGCAATTATGGAACATTCGTAAATGGTGCAGACTATCTGTTTGTTCTCGACGAGGGTTTCCGTGCCATTCCACCAGACGTTGAAAGAGCAGCAGCGATGCTTATTGACGATCTGAAGTGTGGTAGATTAGACTACTACCAGAAGTATGTCACTACATACAACACAGACCAGTATAGAATTCAGTTCGACAAGAAGATGCTAGAAGGAACAGGTAACCTCATAGTAGACAAGATACTTGATAAGTATATGAAGTCTATTACTAAAGTTGGGGTGCTATAATGCCTACCTGCGAATCAACCAGTTTTACCTTTCCACTGCTTGCAGACATCTTTTACCCAATTGTTGAGCAAACTGCTTTGGGAAGCATTAAGAAGCAGTGGATTCACGACAAAACTCTAGCCTGTAGCCTAACAACAGCAGGATCAGCACTGGCAGAGGATGTTAAGCCAAACGTAAACATTACAAAAGAACTTATCTTGCTAGGACGAATTAGGTCAGACATTCGGGTATCAAGTTCAGACTCAAGAAACGCCATCACCAACATCCTGATAACAAACATTAGAGATGTAAATGGTAATGAGATATATGTAGAGACATCTGGACCAAGATCTGGAAAGTCTACGCTATTTGAAATTGCAACCAATGAGCCTTTTATCAATCCTTTTGGCAGTGTCGAATACTACAAGGTAGTTCTCAGAAGATCAGAAAACCAAGGAACTGATGTCTAATGTTAACAATGAGCCTAGACCTTAAAGCATTTAACAAGGATATGAAAAATATTCTGGCATACTCTAATGGATTTCTAGAAGGTGCAGAGAGAGCCAAGCCAGCACTACTGGGTCTGCTTGGTGCTAGAATTTCAGAAATGCTAAAAGAGTTTGTAGACTCAAATGCCAGGGTGAACCCAGAGACACTTCACCACGTATATGAGTGGTATCAAACAGGAAGTCCAAACTCAAGACTATTTGAAATTAACTACACAGTTACAGGAGGTGGACTATCAATGTCTTCCTCATTCAGTCAATCCAGAAGCATTAAGTCTGGATCAAGGGTGCCATTCTACAACAAGGCTTTTATCATGGAGAATGGTGTTCCTGTAACAATTACACCAAAGACAAAGTTGGTTTTTGACGTTGATGGAGAGACCGTCTTTACGTCAAAGCCAGTAACTGTCAATAATCCTGGAGGACCAACAAAGGGTGAATACCAAAAGGTATTCGATTTATTCTTTGACGTATACCTAAAGCAGTCATTTTTGAATGATGCAGGCATTCTTGGAAACCTAAGACAGGCAAAAGATTTTGACGCTAAGTTTTCGTCTGCAAAACGTGGGGGCAGGGCATTAGGACTAACAACAGGGTATAATTGGATGATGAAGGCAGGTAAAGAATAATGGCAAAGACATATCCACCAGTATTTATTAACAACTATCTTAAAGAAAAGATCAACGCATACTTTGAGTCAAATCCTTTTGACGGTATAGTGAATGAAGTAAACATTCCATTCTTCCCCACAACGCCAACAGATATAGACGCACTGACAGAAACATTCCCAACAAGCCAGGGAACCTTTGCGGTATACGATAGAATGTTTAAGTACAGAAGAACCCCATTCCCACACATCAAGTCAGAGCAACTTTTATACTACTTTTACAAGATGCAGGGTGACTCAGAACTTATGATGGAAATATCTCAATTAGCATACGAACTTCTAGACCGTGAGGACGAGTCAGCCCAGGAGATAAATGACTGGATTCGTTCAAAGGTGGTCAATGGAGTAGTTACCTTTTCTGGAGTAGACTTTTATCCTGTATTTTTCCATAGAATTAAGATGTACCAACTAGAAGAAACTAGGGATATTGTGGACTTCGGTACAGCCAGAACCTTTGCTGGTAACAAGATAATTATTGATTACGATTACCATCAAACTGTATAAAAAGGCTGTTATACTTATAACTGAGGAAACATCGCCCAAAATTCCATAAAGAAATAAGAGGTGAAAAATTATGGCATATACAAGAGGAACTAACACCAACATCATCGTTGGTGCAGCAGCACTATTTGTTTACAAGCCAGGTCAACTCGATGACCCAGCGAACCAACTACCAACATACGTTGATGGTATTTCGTACAAGGACGAGTTGTCAGGCTACATTGCAGATGCATTCTGGAACGGAAGCCCAGCCCAGACATCATCGAACGCAACTAGAGCAGCAAACTTCGAGAACATCGGTTACACCAGCAATGGTCTAGAACTACAGTTCCAGCCTGACTTCGGTGAAGTACAGGTTGACCAACTTCTTGACGTTGCAAAGTTGTACAAGCAAGGTATGCAGGTTAACCTAAATACTTCGTTCGCAGAGGCAACTCTAGAGAACTTGCTTTACGCAACCGCAGCCAACCCAGACGACTTCGACAACGGAGTAACTAACCCAGACCTAAAGGAACTAACCCTTTCTGCAGGTGACCTAGGTGAGTGCCCAATCGAGCGAGGTATCGTTGCAGTTGGTCCAGGTACTGGAGAATGTCAGCCTGACGAGCAGGTTGAGCGTATCTACATCGGTTACCGTGCACTCTCAATTGAGAATGTTACTGTATCGGCAAAGCGTGACGAGGCAACAATGTTTGAAGTATCATTTAGAATGCTTCCAGACAACTCTGCTTCTTACGGTAAGATCGTAGACCGTACCATCCCAGCAGTATCGTAAATATAACTTAATATAGGAAGCCGTCCAGTTTAACTACTGGGCGGTTTTCTTTTTGGTATACTTAGTAGATGGCTACCGCAATATACAAATCTGCAATAATTGAAACCATTGATCGTGAGGAGATATACATCACTCCACTAAAAATCAAGTATCTAAGGTTGTTCATGGAAGAATTTGGCAATGTAAGAAAGTCTTCAAATAATGACGATGCCTTCACGTTTGTTTCTAAGTGTGCCCTGATCGCCATGAAACAGTACAAGCCAGAGATAAAGACAATTGAGCAGGTAGAAGACTCTTTTGACCTAGCAACGCTCTATACAGTTCTTGATATAGCAGCAGGCATTAGCATGAAGAGCCCAGAAGACTCTGGAGAAAGTATCCCTGAGCAGGCTAATAGCAAAGAAAACAACTCTTGGGAAACTATAGACCTTGCTAAGTTGGAGTCAGAGGTGTTCTTGCTGGGTATTTGGAAAGACTATGAGGAACTAGAGTCATCTCTATCAATGCCAGAGTTATCGGAAACTCTCAACGCTAAACGAGAGCAGTCGTATAATGAAAAGAAGTTTATGGCATCACTCAAGGGTATTGACATTGACGGTGGTAAGCCAGAAGAGAACGCATGGGAAAAACTAAAGAACAAGGTTATGAATAAGGGTAAAGACTCTAACGACATTACTTCGCTTACTGGAGCAAGGGCTAGAAAAGCAGGCTTTGGTATCGGTATGGGCATGTCGTATGAAAAACACTAATCTTAAATCTTTTGTTTATGTTATAATTAATAAGACCTTTAAAGGAGGAAACACATGGCAACAACCGTAAATGAAGCAAAGACAGTTACTATGCTTGACGGAACTAAAATTGAAATTAGACCACTAAAGATCTCTCTTCTTCGTCCATTCATGGACAAGTTCGAGAAGATCGCAGAGGTCGCAGACAATAACTCAAAATCAATGGACCTTCTTCTAGAATGTGTGGCTATTGCTATGAAGCAGTACAAGCCAGAACTAGCAGAGAAGCCAGCAGACTTGGAAGATCTTCTTGACCTTCCAACAGTCTATGAAATTGTGGAGGAAGCATCTGGACTTAAGATTGCCCAGACTGCTGCTACACTACTGTAGCAAAAAATAAAATAAAAGAGGTGTTTATGGATGGCTGATTCCCAGACTAATATCAATATAAATATTGATACCAGTCAAGCCCTAGCAAACCTGCAGGCTTTGCAGTCTCAGATATCAGCCTTCCAAACCTCGATGGCTCGTGGCACTGCCACGCAAGCAGCAAACGCTGCCAAACTAAGACAAAACCTAATAAACGACATCAATGCAACTAAAAAGTTTGCAGCAGGTATCACAGATATCAAGACCACTACAGAGTCGTTTACAACCTCACTTGAGAAAAACAAGTTCTCAATGGGGCAATACTTTAAGTATGCTGGTGGTGCAACAAAGAATTTCGGTAAACTATTCAAAACCGAAATGGCAACTATTGATAAGGTTGCTCGTGAACGTGTCAAAGACCTACAGACCCAATACATCCAACTAGGTCGTGACGCAAACGGTGCCATGAAGGCAATTTCCGTAAGACCACTAGTTCTTGACATGGAAAACCTGGGAACCAAAACAGCCATCGCTGCCCAGAAACAACAGATTCTAAACCAACTCCTAAAGCAGGGGTCAACAAACATGCTCAACTGGGGTAAGAACACCCAGTGGGCAGGTCGTCAGTTGATGGTTGGTTTTACAGTTCCTCTAACTATGGCAGGTACTGCAGCAGCCAAAGCATTCATGGACATGGAGCAGGCTGCAATTAAGTTTAGCAGGGTATACGGAAGTTTTGGAACAACTACTAAAGACGTAGACGCAATGGTAGACTCAGTAAAGAGACTAGCCTCCGAGTTTACAAAGTACGGTGTTGCGGTGTCAGACACAATGACCATGGCTGCAGATGCTGCAGCAGCAGGTAAAGAGGGCGTTGAACTATTAGAGCAGGTAACTAACGCAACCAGGCTTGCAATTCTTGGTAACGTAGATCAGCAACAAGCACTGGAAACAACAATGTCTCTAACAAATGCGTTTGGTATTGCTGCAGAAGAACTCACAGGGAAGATCAACTTCCTTAACGCAGTTGAAAACCAAACCGTTACCGCCATTGAAGACCTTACAATTGCTATTCCAAAGGCTGCTCCAGTTATTCAGCAACTTGGTGGAGACGTAGAAGACCTAGCATTCTTCCTAACAGCAATGAAGGAAGGTGGAATTAACGCATCAGAAGGTGCTAACGCACTTAAGTCTGGTCTTGCATCTTTGATTAATCCAACCAACAAGGCATCTGAGTTCCTGCAGAGTTTTGGCATTAACGTAAAGAACATCGTTGAGTCAAACATGGGAGACGTTAAGGGTCTAGTTGTTGAGTTTGCATCAGCCCTCGACACCCTAGATCCACTAAACCGTGCACGTGCCATCGAACAGATGTTTGGTAAGTTCCAGTTCTCACGTCTATCAACATTGTTCCAGAACGTAATTGACGAGGGTAGCCAGGCAAACAAGGTTCTGGGGCTTACAAGGGCAACCTCTGAAGAATTGGCAATCCTATCTGAGCGAGAGTTGAAGAAGGTTGAAAGTTCTCCAATGTTCAAGTTCCAGAAGTCAATCGAAGACATCAAGGCAAAACTTGTTCCAATTGGAGAAGCATTCCTAAAGGCTATTACTCCTGTTATTGATTTCGTAGGAAAGTTCCTAGACGGATTTAATAAGATGTCCGAGGGTGCAAAGAGTTTCTGGATTACAACCACAGCAATCCTTGCTGGTGTTGGTCCAGCACTTCTAATGACAGTTGGTCTTGTTGCTAACGGTATTGCAAACCTTATTAAGATGTTTGCATCTATCAAGTCATTCATTAACAGAACTTCGCAAGATACGAATGCTTTGGGTGAATCAACCTCATACATGACCGCAGAGCAGATCAGAGCAGCAGCGGTCGCTGCATCACTTGAGCAGGTACACCAAACCCTAGAACAAAGATTTACATCAGAAGCAGCCTCAGTAGACAAACTGACGCAGGCTTACGGAAGAAACATCGCAGCACAATCTGCATACAGTAACGCAAACCTTATTCCAACAACTCCAGTTAGGGGTGCAAAGAAATTTGCAACTGGTGGATTTGTGTCTGGTCCTGGAACAGGAACGTCGGATTCAATCCCTGCCATGCTGTCAAATGGCGAAGCAGTTATCCCAGCAAAGTCAGTTGCACAAAACCCTGACCTAGTTAGAGGCTTGATTGCAGGAAACGTTAAGGGTTACTCTCAAGGTGGAATTGCTAATGGCAAGGCGGTCGTAGCCTTTGGTGCACACCAACCATTCACAGTCGCTCACGAGATGATCGCAAGAATGGGTATGGATATGGCTGCCGAGTCAGGTGCCACATTCAAGCAGTTCTCAACTGCCCAGGGTAAGTCGAAGAGATCTCTACTCACTGACGACCTAAAGAAGAAACTTATCCAGGAGTCTATTGGTATAACTCCAGACATTACCAAGAACCCATTCACCCTGATGGAGTCCCTATCTGCACAAGGTATCAAGGACGTAACCCTACTTCTTGGTCAAGACAGAATGGCTGCTGGAGTATTCGACAAGGCAGCAGCAGACTACGGAATTACTCTACGCAAGGTTGCTATCCCTAGAGATCCAGGATCACCATCTGGCACCGAGACAAGACTAGCAATTTCAAACAACAACACCAGAAGATATCAGGAACTAATTGCCTCTGGTGCATCTCAGGCGACCAAGGATGAAGTATTTAAGCAGATGAAGTCTGCCATGTCAATGCCAAAGATGGCTAAGGGCGGTATCGTTTCTGGACCTGGAACAGGAACCTCAGATTCAGTTCCAACTCTGCTATCTCGTGGCGAAGCGGTAATCCCTGCTAAGTCGGTAGCAAGCAATCCAGAACTAGTAAGAGGACTGATTGCAAATAACATTCCAGGATTCAGCGAAGGCTTTGACTCGACAGGACTAATAAGTGCTGCTATGGCTAAGTATCGTGGATCAAAGCCCGAAGTATTCCAGGCTCAGTTTGAAAGAGAACTTGAAGACATTCTCAAAACAACTGGAGATACTCAAACAATGCTACTTGAGCAACTTCAAAAGTACGTAGATACAACAAAGACTACTGCAAAAGCAACCATGAAGAGGTTCATGTCTCAAAACGAAGAGCAGGGGAAAAACCTAAGACCGTTATACAACAGGAAGGCTGCACAACAGGCTGGAGGAGACTTTGCTCACGTAGAAGATAGCAGGGAAGTTTCTGCACAGTATGTTCTAGACAACAGCCCAAACCTTCAGGCAGGGCACAGAGAGAGACTGGAAAGACTAGTTGCAAATAATCCAGATTATAAGGTTATGGCTGGAAGTGGCTTGGGCTTTACTCAGTCAAATGCACTTAATCTAAAAATGAGCAGAGGGAAAAAGAGTGCTCCTGTAGAAGAATTTTTGGCAGATTTTGAATCAAGAGGTGTCGGAAAATGGACCCAGAGTGCTGAGATTGCTGGTCTTAAGATGGCAGATATTTCTGACGAACTAAAGATTTACGACGACGCACTTGCTGCTGGGGTAAGGCAATGGCAAGGAATGAATCCAACTCTTGAGTTGACCCAGCAAGAGTTTGCAAACATAGAGCGTAACGTTAGAACAACTATCGCACCACAAATACCAGTTGTCGCTCAGGCTTTTGGAGATCTTGCAAATGAACTACATGATCTAAGATACCTTGTGGGAGAAAAGGAATTTGCAGCAACTGGAATTAAGAAGAACCCATATAGACAGTTCCCAAGAAAGGGCAAAAAATCCGCAACTGATGCATTGTCTCCAGTGCCACTAAGCGAAATGCCACTAACACTTTCAAATGAATTTGCAGATGAAGCAGCGGTACAGGCACAGACAAAGTCTCCATCTAAGAGAACACGCAAGGTAGCAAAAGACACTGTTGATGGATACGTTCTTGAACTTGAGAATGGTGAAGCAAGAGTTGCAGAAGCAGCAGCCACAGCAGAAAAGAAGCGTGGTAAGATGGCTGGCATTGGCGACAAGGCATCTGGGTTCTTTGCAAGAAGAAAGCAACAGGCTGCACTAGACAAGCAGATGGCTGCAGAAAGAACTGCCATTGCGTCTGAGTTGCTTCTAGCAACCGATAAGGAGTACGGGGCACTTGCTGCACAAAGACAACTCTTAAACAGAAAGGTAACACTAACTGACGCAGAGTATGCTGACCTATTAAAGACCATCAACTTGATGGGGGTAAAGGAAGCAGAGATTGCTACCGACATCAAGAACAATGGTGCTGAGTCTAAGGTACTTAAAGAGAGAATTGCCCTTGCTGCAGAACGTGGCATTGCAATTAATGCTGAACAGGCTGCAAACCTAAAGGAACAAAAACTAAGTCGTCGTGAAAGACTGGGCAACTTCGTCAGGGGTGGTGCTGGAAGAATGTCTGGAATCGGCATGACAGCATCTATGGTTGCTGGCTCATTGACGATGATTCCTGGAGCAATTGGAGAAATGGCACAGAGCATTACCCCAGTAATTGGTGGCTTGTCTATGATGTCTATGATGATTCAGGGTCCAGTTAGTGCTGGTATCGTAGGACTAGTCGCTGCCATCGGTGCAGTTGTTTATGGATTTATGCAATACAACGCATCAATTGACAAGGGTATTGACAAGGCTCTTGCATTTGGAGATGCTCTAGGAAGCGGTACAAAGGCTATGCAGGGCTTGGCAGAGTTTGCTGGTAACGTAACCGCATCAGAAGTCCTAGATAGACGTAGAACTCAGGCTGTAAACCCATATCAGGTTGTAAGCGGTAAGACGACCTTTGGAGAGTCATACCTAGAGTCTGATGGTGGCAAGGCAATGGCTAAGGCTATCGGAGACCAGGCTAAGGTTTCTGGTAAGGCTGGCGTTGGTGGAAACATGAAGAACCAACTAGTATCTGCTGTTCTTTCTGGGGCATTGGGTGCAGCACAGGCTAGAAGCATTGCAGTTAATCTTGGTAGAGAACTTGGCGACGAAGAACTGGGTATTAGAGTTGCTGGAGAAATTGCAGAACTTGTGGGTCCAAATGGAGAAAACGTTCTTAAGGATGGCTTGGCTATTAGGGTCAAGATGATGCAAGAAACTAGAGGTCAGATTGGAAGTTCTGCAGCAAACCTAAACCAAATGGGTGGCTTTACAGGAACAGAAATGCTTCAGACTGGTGGTGGCATCGCAGCAGGTGCAGGTGCTGGAGCCGTTGCAGGTGCAGTGATTGGATCATTCCTTGGACCAATTGGAACTGGTGTTGGGGCTATTGTCGGAACTATTGCAGGTGGAATCACTGGTGGTCTTCTAGGTGCTCAAGAACATGCAGAACGTCTGGGGTATCTAGCAGGAGCAACCGTATCTATTCAGTCAACTGCACTAGAGCAACAAAAGCAAATGCTAGACTCTCTAGAACTAGACTACGAGAAGCGTATTGAGGCTGCCAAGGCTGCTGGCGACACCGCAAAGGCAGATGAACTTCAGAACAAGTTGATTGCTGAAAGACAAAATCTTCTAAAGCAGAACGCACTCACCCAGCAAACAATTACTGATTCGTTTAAGAATTCACAATACCAGAATGAGATGATGGCTGGTGTAGACAAGGCTATCGAGAAAAAGTACAAAGACACCCCAATGGAGGACATCGCCAAGGTCGCAAGAGACAAACTAGGTGGCATCCAAAATAGAGAACAGCAATTCACCATGAAGATGCTTCTCAATACAAACGTAGATCCATTGCAGATGCTTGCCATTACAGACATCATGGGCACCGACCAATCAGCAATCTCTAAGGTTCTAAACATTAATGCAAACCTTGGTGGATCAAACCTAAACCAGGTAATGGCAATCTCTGGACTATTTACTGACCAAAATGGCAAGCCAGCCACCCAAATTCAAAAAGACTTCATTATCAGGATGTCTTCCGTTACAGACGGAGAGCAAGCAAACAAGTTGATGACTCTATACTCAGAACTTGGAAAGTCTGGTATGGGATGGGTAAATGCTTCGGTACTTGTTGACTTTGTATCAAAGAACCCAGCACTCGAAACCAAGTTGATGAATGATATCCAAGAGATCAAAGATCTTCGAGGCAATAAACTTTCAGTAGACATTGTGTCAAAGGCAAGTATCTTGAATGCAGACGAGATGGCAATCCTTAGAGATGACATGGAGTACTTCAATAGCATTGACACTAAAGAAGGACAACAACTATACTTGCAGACCGTTGCAACATATTCTGGAGTTGCAAAGATTGATGACCCAGGATTCCAGTCTTGGCTAGCAGCCGAGGGTAAGGCGTACAGGGCAGACTCTTATGGATGGATCAAGTATGTAGAGTGGCTAGCACAGAGAGCAACCAACACGAGAATTGGTGCCAATGCCTTTGCAAAGGACCCTAACGATACTCCTAGCAGCACAAGCAGTGGTCCATCAGCATCTTGGCTAGACGATTACGTTAAGGGCGTTAGAGACCTAACAAATGCTTCTCAGGGTCTAACAGTTGGCTATGCAGCCTCGGCAAAGGCTTTAGATGCTTTTGCAAAGAAGAGTTCAAGTTTTAAGAATTCATTTAATGGTCTTGCCAATAACCTATATGCCTCTGGTATTAGCCAGGACATCATTGACAACATTCTTGGTATGCCAAAGGAAGAAGCCGAAAAAGAAATGAAGCGATTCTTTGACAAGAATGGCAAGGTAACAGAATTCCTAAAGAGGCTTCAAAAAACAGCAGCAATCACCAGAATTGCCAAAACAGTAGAGTCTGGACTGCAGTCAACAAGGTCAATCTATGACAGGGTGGATGCAACAAAGGCACTAGCCCTAGGCAATAAGAACGCAGCACTAACCTCAGAAATGCTTGCTGATTCAGATATGGTTGTTGCCCTTGCAGGTGTAAAACTTATTGGCAACCTAAAGGATCAGAAGGATGCTGTAGAGAAGTTGACCAAGGCAAAACTTGCAAGCCTTGCTATGGACAGACTGTCTAAGGGTAAGACTCAGAACGAAATTGATGATGCTCAAATCAAGATTGACGTTCTAGAGGCTGAAAACAACATCTACCAAAATGGACTAGACATTATTTCCAAGAAGGCAGAAAAGATTGCAGAAGTTTACGATCGCCAAATCAAGGCACTCCAAGAGGTAAAGTCTGTAAACGACGAAATTTCAAGACAAAAGCAGGGCGAACTAGACATTGCGGATGCACTATCTCGTGGTGACATTGGTGCTGCTGCAAAGGCTGCCCAACAACTAAGAGCACAAAATGCACAGGCTGCTGCAGAGGCACAAATGAAGGCTCTAGAAGATGCAAAGCAGAGAGCAATGGACTCAATAACTGTAGAGATTAATGGTCAAAAACTAACAAGAGCAGACCTTGAGCAGAAGATGTATGATATCCAACTCCAGGTTCTTGAGATTAGAAAAGACGAAATTGTTCAAAACGAACTAATTCTTGCACAACAAAGACAAAGTTTAAACAGCCTTATTGCTCAAACAGCAGAGCAGATTAAGAGAAATGCTGAAGCAGGCAAGCCAATTACCCAAACCATTACTAAGGTCATTAAGACTGTCAGTTCTGGTAGTGGTGGCAATGGCGGAGGAAATCCAAATACAACTAATAACAACGATCCAAAAACAGAACTACCAACAACAATAACTCCACCAACCGCCAAGAGTTTGCTTGGTATTGGAACAAGCAAAGCAAAAGACTCGTCAGTAATTAAGAGCATGGATCCAAAAACAAGCAGTGACAAAGCCATCAAGGACTTTGGAACATTGTTTGCCGAAGGAGATAAGAGTGGGTTCACAAACTATGCAACAGATGCGATTGCCAAGCGAGCACTAAGTGCAGACAAGTATAAGGACTGGAAAGCATGGTTTGAAAAGTATTCTGCAGCAGAGACCATGGTCTCTTCGCTATACGGTACGAATGCAAAGACTGTTCTTGGAAGCATTAAAACTGGAACAAGAAACAAAGAAAATATTAACAATATTGCTACAAGCATGTACAATGCTTATGGTGCCAAAGTAACAGGGGAGCAAAAAACCGAAGGCTTTGCAGACCTGTCTCCAGAACTTCGTGGAGCACTTAACTATCTGGTAACCCTAAATAGCAGTTTCCAGGCAAACAAGCAAGAACTTGCAACCGCTACAAGCACCATTAAGGGTTATAAGTCAGCATATGAAAAGATTGACAGTCTTGCATCTATGAGAAAAACCTGGAGTGACGCTAAGGGTGCAGCAAAGAAGAATACAGAATATCAAAAACTAATAGATGCTTATGGAGCATCCTTCGATTCAGATGTTCAGAAATACCTAACTTCTAGCAACTTGATGAAGCAAAATGTGTCCAACGCATATTCAACCAGGAAAGCACTGATAGACGCAAAATACAAAGAGTCAGACTTTTCTTGGATTCCAGGATACTTCTCTGGAATTGTGACACAAAACCCTGCATACAATGCAGATGTGAATAAGATTATTCCATCTAAGATTAAGTACTACTCTGTAGGAGATCTTGCAAAGGGCACCGACGTTGTCCCTGCAATGCTAACACCAGGTGAGTTTGTGGTCACTCAGCCAGCAGTTAAGAACTTTGGGGTAGACAATCTAAGGGCAATCAATAGTGGCACCTACGGCGGAGATTCAGTGTATAATTATAGTGTCAATGTAAATGTCTCTAATACAGGTGCTAATGCAAATGATATTGCCAGAACCGTAATGACACAGATTAAGCAAATTGACGCACAAAGACTTAGGAGCAACAATCTATAATGACCACATCGTCTTATATGGCAGGAAGAAAGAAGTACGCCAGACCACAGGCACTACTACTCTCTGATGTTCCAGGAACCCTAACAGAGGATGGATTCTACGTACCAGTAGGATACGAGTTGGGGTCTAACGAAGATATTGTTTCTGCATCATCGGAAGACCTGGGTACATTTCTAATCCTGTCAGACGACAACCGTCAAGACATTTCTTTCAAGCCTATCCGAATCGAAAAGCGTGAGCGTATGATTAATGGTCGTATGCGTTCATACCACGTAGCAGACAAGTTGCAGATATCCACATCTTGGGAAAGACTGCCATCAAGAAGTTTTGCATCTTCTCCAGAATTTGACGAAGAGGGAAACCCAGTTCTAAGAACCAAGTCTACTCTTGCTTCTGGAATGAGCCAGATGTTTACAACAGATGGTGGTGCAGGTGGCGTTGAGTTGCTAGACTGGTATGAAAACCACAAGGGATCGTTCTGGCTATTTCTATCTTACGACAGACATGATAATTTTGTGGGGGACTACAAATATAACCAGTTGCACAAGTACTCAGACATTATAGAAGTATTCTTTACAGACTTCTCATACTCTGTAGAAAAAAGAGGACAGGGCTTTGACTTTTGGAACATATCCTTTAGCCTGGAAGAGGTATAGGAATGTTTTATGATGCAAAACTACAAGAACACCTGGAGACATCTTCTTCAGTAAAGAATAAATCGCTAATCGTTGCCGAATGGAACATGAATATTCCAGACAACATTTCTATGGTGGGCAACTATCGCTATAGAAAAGACTCAGCCACATACAGGTTTCTTCCAGTACAGTTTTTGGAAAATGATCCAGCCCACAAAGGTGCGACTCTATCAGACGTAGTTGTTGACAACGGATTTGACGTTGACGATAACCCAATTCAATTCTCTTCTGCAGACAAGAAAGAAAGTTTCTATTACTCGCTTGACGAGTGTCTTGGCAAGTTTCGTCCACGCTCTGGAATTAACAAGGTAAGGTTCTTTGGACAGGATTCGGGCGTACACTTTCTAAATGGAACAACAGAAAATGGCTTGGGTCAGTCATTCCTTGACACGAATAGACCAAGATACTATGCTCCAGATAAGGGAGATAAGTTTAAGTACTGGACATCATTTAGATTTGAAAGTGGACTAGAGTATGGAGTAGCCAATAAGGCTATAGCAGGATCTGCGGAGTACAAGATTGACGATGCAGTGCCATTTGTTGTATACAAAGACAGTGTTCCTGCAAACAGGGTAGTTGTCAAGATGCAAACAAATGTGGGAACCGTTACTGTTGGACCAGTATTGACAGAGCAGGGAACCATTCCAGACCCACTATATGGAATAAGCAACGCAACTGTGCCAGTTAGATGGAAGATTCAAGGTCTAGTAGGCAACAACTGGGAAGATCTAAAGTCCTTTGATTCTAACTCTATTAGAAGAAGCGGTAAACCAATCATCGGTGAAGATGGATATGTAGAACTATCGTATGGATTGATTGTGCCAGAAGAATATAGGGATATCTTTATTCAGGCAGAGACATATTATACTGCATCAGTGCTACCAATTAAGGCTGTCAACGGGTACGCATACCTGATTAAGAATTCTCTAGACGATGTAGGGACATACCACATCTGGATTGATGATGCACAAGAGTACAAGACGTTTGTTCCAAAGTACGGTTGGGAAGTTGCAGAAGAGACTGTAGACAGATTCACACACTACGTAGTTGACACAACCAATCCAGACAACTTTAAGGACACTACTAATCAGTTTAGAAAGACATTCAGAGAGTACCAAGAACTTCGTGGAATTAGAATTGTGGTAGACTCTATGAAAAAGTTTGACTCTACCTTCGACCTAATTGAGATGTCTACACGCCTAGCAGTAAACATAACCGAAAAGACAAAGAGCGTATCTGTTAAGAAGATAGCGTCCGATCTAGGAATTAGCGGTCTTCCTGTTGGACAACTATTAGCATCTACGGGAACGATAGAAATATTTGATTATGATGATGCTTTTAATAGAAACAACATCTATAATATTGACACAAATACAAGCGGAAGTATTATTGCAAAGTATGCAGCAAATCAAATTCAATTTAAGATTTATGATGTCACGGCAGAAGTCTTGGAAAACGGCATCTACTACGACTACTTTGTTCCCATTAAGACGCTGTACGGCGACGGATTCCCACAACTAAATGTAGAGTCTAGGTCTGTCAATATCAACCTAAGAGACATGTTCTCATACTTTGAGTCGTTTACCGCACCACAGATATTAGCCACAGACGCTTCCCTGAGTTATGCCGTATCCTTCTTGCTAGATAGCATTGGCTTTGGAAATTATGTATTTAAGAGAACTGCCTCAGAGTCAGAGCCAATCATTCCATTCTTTTATGTAGAGCCAGATGTAACTGTTGCAGACATCCTCAACGAACTTGCCAGATCTACCCAGACCGCAATGTTCTTTGACGAGTACAACAACTTTGTCATGATGTCAAAAAACTATATGCTCCCAAGTGCTTCCGACAGAGGGCAAGATCTCACTCTTTATGGATCAGCAGACTCTGCAAGAAATGGGGTAGAGAGAAACGCAAAAACTAAGAGCAAACTAGCGAATATTATTAGTATTGCAAGCCAAGACACGGAGGTTTACAATGATGGAAAGATTAATTTTACAACCAGATATATTCAAAAGTCATACTCTTCAATTGAGCAGGCTAACAAACTAGACCGTGACAAGAAGTGGACGTACAAGCCTTCCTTGCTATGGGAGGTATCTCCTTCAGAGGCAACCAAGGGTCAGAACGAAGAAGATGGATCTCTATCAGTCTACTCACTTACGGCAATACCACTCAAGACCGACCTATCTGAGGCACTTCCAAAGGTAAACAACAAGGGTGAAATCATTAACAATATAATTGACTTTGGCGATGCAGCATTCTGGATGGGAAGATACGCAGGATACTTCTACGCCAATGGTGAAATTATTAGGTACGACGCAGTAGAGTATTCAGTTCTAGGTGGAGGTGCTTCAACTGCGTGGATTAGCAGCCTAGAAGAGTATCAGTACTACTTCTCAAAGATTCCTTTTAATGGCAAGATGTATCCGACAGGAAGAGTTAGAATCTATGCAAAGCCATTCTATAGCAAAGAGACAGGTCTGCCACTACAAGACAATGTCGAGGTCCATGGTCGTGGTCAATTTGGTACCTCTGTTGTAGCACACAAGGCAGGCATCTCTGGTTCAGAGTGGACTACAAATGTTTCTGGAGTCACAATGGACGCTGACTATATCTTCAGTGCCATCGGAAACTTCCAACTCAGAGATGGGTACGTGCCATACAAGGCAACTATTCCATTGCAGTTCTTTGGATCTGGATCAAACAACTGGACGCTATCTGGTCCAGGTACGCTGTCAAAGACATCTGGAACAGCGGTTGGGGCATCTACAGACTCTTCTGTATCAACAAACATAAGAAGCGAAAAGGAGCATAGTTACTCTTTGTCAATCGCTGGCACAAAAGTCTACGAGGTATCTCAAAAACTGAAGGACCAGTACAACGTTGACAATAAGACATTGCTTGGAGAAATGTACGTAAAAAATGTTCAGGCAGGAACAACTGCTGGAACGTCAAAACTGACACTGTCAGTGACACTGCCTTCGTACAGGTCTTTCTTTAAGGATACTACAACTGCAGGCAAATCACCTAGTGGATCTTTTTCTTGGAGCATTGTCGGAGCCCCCGTGACTGGTGGAAACTATGGAACAATTAAAGCAGGCAAGAAGACAGTTAAAGATAAAAAGGGCAACAACGTTATTCAGGACGACGCTACCAAGACCAAGATTTATCAGGGAGAAAGCACAACCGCTATGACCCCAACTTCTGGAACAGAAACAAGTGCAAACCTTGTTATTGACTTAGTGGTGGACAACGTATCTAGAGATACTCTAAATCCTTTCTGGCTTATCGTCGGTACAAATACAGACCCTGTTAGAACTATTCAGATAAAGCCAGGAACAGTTTCTGGAGTAATTAAGCCATTGACCACAAAAGAGGTTGCCTACAACAACAGGACAATTCATGTCGAAGATACTAGCGGTATTAAGGTGGGACAGTCTCTAAAACTAGGTAAAAAAGAAACAATCGTCAGTGGTTCAGAGAGCAAGATCGTCAATCCATTTGACGTAGACAATAGCAAGAACCTCAGAGTTGCCTCTATCATAGACGAAAATAAGTTTACCATTAAGCACAAGGGCGATGCCCAGGGAGGTATCTCTACTGCCAATCTTGGCAAAGATATGGAAACATTAACGTTCGAAGAACTAAGGACTCTGACATCAAATCCAGAGATAAAGGCTGGTTCCCAGACTAACCTAAGCGGTAAGAAAAACAGTTCAACCCTAGCAGCAGAGTCAACAAGAACTGGTGTTATAAAGAACTTCCTTAGCACAAACTCTGGTGTTGACGATACTGGTGTTGCAAATCCAAACACCATTCCACAAGGAAGCGTACAGTCTTCGGCACTCATTTTGTCTGGTCCATCTTTTACGAATGCAGATGACCCAGAGAGCGTTAACTTTATTTCCTATGCATACAAAGAACTTTCAAAAACAGCAAAGTACAAGTACTTTGGAACAAGGCTTAGACTTGTTGGTAGATATGACTACGGAAACCAGCAATCTGGAGTTGGAGAAGAAGTTTGGTACACCAACAAACAACTCTCTGCGTCTGGTCTTCCAGGCACAGGAACCACAGTAAAGGCTTCATCTGCTGGAATGGCTGTTATGCTAAATCCAAAAACTAACAACGGATACTATTTTGAAATTGCAGCGGTATCGGATACAGGAGTTGCAAAGCAGATTGTAAAGTATTCCGATGATGGTAAGCAAATAGAAGACCCAATCCACAACCTGCTTTTCTACAAGATGAATGCTGGTGTTGACGAAGACGGTGCCCTTCTTGACAAAGACAAGGCTACTCCCGTAAAACTATGGGGAGGATTTACAAACATTCTAGTTGACGACGGACTGCTGACTGGTCAGGCTAGAATGACATCCACATCTATTCCAAACACAGTTTATGACATTGCTGTGGAGTATGAGATTGTAAATGAAAATCACATCAAGTTCTATCTATATGTTAATAACATTCTCGTAGGCACTGTAACAGACAAAGAGCCATTCCTCGACTCAGCAAGCAAGCCAATCATCTACAATAACATGGGGCTGTTTGTACGTGGAAAGGCTAAGGCAATGTTTGAGAACGTGTTTGCTATGGGAGCAAACCCTAGCCAAAACCGTGGCACAGATGTTGTAGCAGGTGGAGTTGTAAACGGTGTGTTTAGCGAAGACTCAATAAATCTAAATGAGTCAATGAAGAAATACGCACTAAGCGGAATTATTCCAGAAAAGTATTTGAGCGGAATTGACTCTGCAACACCTGCTAGCAGTAATCTTTATTATGACGAATTCGGAACGATCATGCGAGAGGTAGCATACTTTAATGTAAGATACGACAAGTCCTATCCAGCACTAGTAGCCCAGATAGCACCAACATATAACAATAATAGGGGTTTCTTCGTTTCTGGATTCATCGCTGGACCATACTCTGCAGAGTTCTTGGTGTTTAACGCAACAGACTCTGTGCTATATCTTGACGGCAGTGGGGGAAACTACCTAAGAATTAACGGTATAACATTCACTCAACAGTCAACTCACGAACTAACAGTTGATGAATACTTTGCTCTTAGAAGCAGTTTGTCAGATCCACAAACTCCAGTAGGTTCCGACCTTGTAAAATCTCCACTAAAAGAAGCACAAGAATACAACGTGATTAGAAACAGTAGATCTGCTTATGGCAAAAAAGAATTTACGCTAGACTCAAGATATATCCAGAGTCAGGACTACGCAAACGGATTGATGGGATGGCTAATTGGCAAGATCATGAAGCCAAGAAAATCAGTTGGAGTGACCGTATTTTCTATGCCAACCATCCAACTTGGAGACATTGTGTCGATTGATATGGTAGACTCAGATGGCAAAGACATGGTTGCACCAAGTTCGTCAAGATTTGTGGTTTACCAGATTGACTATGAGAAGTCGTCTGAGGGACCGTCAATGTCTGTTTATCTAAGTGAGGTAGTATAGTATGCCATATATGGGAGTCGGTTTTGGCTTAGGTAGGAATAAGGGTCCGCTCATTGACGGAGACTACGTAATGACTAACAGTCCTATTTCTGCAACACCTGGACAGCCACAAAATGTAACCAAGGAAACTGGCAAAAAACTTCCAGTTGCCATTTCAATTCCTGGTCACATCATCACGGAAGAAGACTCTGGATCAGAAAACGAGATTATTGAGGAACTGTTTGAAGACCTATCCCTATTTGAATTGATGGACTTTGGTAGAAGCGAAACGGTACTTGGTCAAAACGTTTCCTATAAGCCAATTAAGAATATATCGGACATATACTTTACGTATAGTCCAAAAAAGATTTTGGCACTGCAAGGAACATTCGATTCTTCTGGAGATAATTCTACAATCAGGCTCGACGACTTTATTGTAGATGACCAGATAACCATTGATCCAAACACTGGAGACATCCTGGTAGCATTTGAAAACGTTACTGAGGACACAATCATACAGATAGAACTAGTTTCTGGTGGAGAAATCCAAGACAGTTAATGGTACAATAGAGGAGATATTATGATTACAAATACTGGAAAAAGCATTATGGCTAAATACCTTGTTGGACAAGCCCCAGCATATGCCTCGCACATTGCTATTGGCTGTGGAGCAAAGCCTCTAAAGGGGCTTGAGTTTGCCATTGTTAACAGAGAAAAGGATGCAACAGTTGCAACCCTCAAGTCGGTTAACCACGGTCTTTCTATTGGTCAGGCTATAGACGTGGTTGGTCTGGGCTCTGAATTTGACGGTACTTTTGTGATCACATCAGTAGAGTCAGATACTTTCTCCTATACTACTGAAACTGGATCTGTAGACCTGCTTAGTCAGGACGCATTGTCTGGATACGCATACCCAAACTATAACAACAAGGAACGCCTAGATTTTGAAATGCTTCGTGTACCAATTATCTCACGAGGATATGTAACTGAAGATGACCCAGACGTTCTAGATGAATTTGGCAACATTAAAAAGATTTCTAAGATTGTTCTAACGGCAGAACTTCCAACGGCAGAGAGATACGAGATAAGCGAAATTGGGGTATTCTCTGGACTGTCAAATCCATTAGCAGCAAATTCAGATAGCAGATCTGTATATTCCTTTGCTGCGAATGAAGGTTGGTCTTACCACTCTGCAACTGACAATACAGTCACAGCCATCCCAGCCATTTCTGGAAAGTTGGATCAAGATGGAAACACCAACTCGATATCCGATGCAGCAATCACAGTCCCAGGATCAAACCCTGCGGTAAAGTACAAGGTTTTTCAGGCACCTGCCAGCAACGAAATCTTTCTGAGCGACTACAGAACCAAAAGATTTGAGCAGCCAAGATTTCAAGACAACGCTATTTTTATGGCAGGCAACTCTGCAAACCTAGCAGTAGACAGTTTTGGCAAGATGTCTGTAGTTCCAACTTGGACAGATGGAACAGAGTTTAAGTCTAACCATATTCACCTAACCAATGCAAGACTAAACTTTGACAGAAACTCAGTCACAGACGAACTAAAGTTGGCTTTCTCAGTTGTGTCAAGAGACGAAGACCCAACAAATGATGACGTTCCAACAAGCGTAAGACTTATGGTCGAGTTTACTTCAACAGACGCATACGGAGAGGGGCAGTACGCAAGAATGGAAGTTGACCTGTACAATTCAGACGTGTTGAGCGAAGATCTTCCAAACGAAGGGTACAGATCAAATGTAGTCATTGACGATCTTTCTAAGAATAGGTACTTTGTGGCAACCAGAAAAATTGAGCAATTGACAAAGTCTTCTGGATTTTCATGGGAACTTGTCAAGAACGTCAAGGTATATGCAAGCGTTATGGACGCAAACAATGAACCTACAGATCTATTCTATGTAGCCCTAGATGGACTAAGATTTGAAAATGTATCAACAACCAATCCAGTATACGGAATGACTGGCTATACGGTTGTAAACAATAATGATTTCAATCAGCCACGCACAATTATTAAGTCACCTAACTCTACCAACTACGTTGAGTTTAGATTTGCGGTGGATGTATAATGGCTGGCACCAGAAAGTATGTAAGAATACCACACAAGGACCTGCCTGACCTATTCTACTTGGATGGTAGCCCAGGAAAGAATGTTTATTTTCTTAGATATCGTGTATCTAATGAGGCTGGAACATCTTTTTCAAAATGGTCGCAAGAGTTTGAGGTTGATTCTGGCATGTCTTCAAAAAAGTTTTTGATAAACGAAACCGATCCACTAGATAATGAAGCATCATATAGAGTAACGGGGCTAGTCTCCGTAGCCAGCGGTATTCTGACAGCAACCTGGAACGTAAAGGACCTTATAGACTCAAAAACCATATTCCAAAACAAATTTCATGTTTATATTAGAACCTATACAAATAATGCTCCAAATCAATGGACTTTTGCACAGGAAGTTCTAGCCACAAGTTTCCAGACAAAGTTGCCATCCGATGTGCAGAACAAAGCAGACGTTGCCATCCTAGTTCCAACATACCGAGGTCTTGATGCGGAGCCAGGGCTTGGCACTGAGTCACCACTTACGCTATACCCAGAGTCAGTGGTTTGGTACCACGAGGGATAGTTTCGTGGTATAATGAATTACTATGGCAAATAAAATTCAACTACCGACCAGAGGTCAACCAGTAGACACTTCCTTCCTTTATAAGTTAGCGGATGCAATTAACAAGGTTGGTGAGGCAGTAGACACTCGAAAGGGCAAGTCTTACATTAAGGCTAGAACAACAGATGCTGCTCAGAGTGGATCTTCTACAGCAAATACTTCAATCTTTGCATCTGTCTTTGCAGTAGTTCCAGCAGCAGCAACCGTGGATGCTACCACAGCACCAGTAACTGTACCAATTGACTTCAAGGGAATTGCGTTTCAGGCTATGCCTGTGGTTTCTGTAACTCCAATCACAATCGGTGATGGAGCAGAGGTAAACAAGACAGCATATGTTACGATTACAGACCTAACTGCATCACAGTGTACTGCTCACGTAAAGTTTACTGGAACTGGCTCAGTCAAAAACCTATACCTGCACGTTATCGCTGTAGGCACACCTGTATAGGAGAAGTCTTGGGAACCAAGAACAACAAACTCCACCAGGTTGGATATAACGACAAGCCAATTATTCGTGGTAGCAAGAAGGTCTGGTTTCTCAATGGAGACCTGGTCAGAGTACATCACCTGAATAAATCTAATGGCATTATGTCTGTTTATAACATTATAAAAGATCAGATTGAAAGTTGTCTTATTACTGATTTTAAAAAGAATCGTGAACGTGCCTACACAGTGGGAGAGACAGCGGACTTGGTAAACCGTCACAAGAAGTACATGCCATCACTAATGAAACGAGGAATCATTCCTCACCCAACTGGATCTCAAAAAGGTGGCGAAACTGCCTGGCAGGTAAGAAGTTACTATTCAGAGTCGCAAGTTCATGAGATTCGTGATATACTTGCTACCTACCATATTGGTAGACCAAGAAATGACAAGTTAATTACTAACGACATTACTCCTACAAGACAAGAGTTGACAAGGCGTATGGGCGATGGTATACTTACATATACAAGGACCGAAGATGGGCGTTTTATCCCAGTCTGGTCTGAATCTATTTAATTGTTCTTGAAAGGAACAGGGTATGAATAACGAAGAAACTAAGGTATCTATTGGACTTGGATACACCCTAAATCTAGGCAACTTCCAGTCGCTACGCATTGATCTGTCAGTAACAGACAACAAGCGTGAGGGCGAGAATACTAATGACGCTTTTGAGCGTGTCTATTCTTTTGTAGAGTCTAAACTCCAGGAGAAGGTTGCAGAAGCCCAAGGCGAGATCGAAGGCAAGTAATGGCTGAACGCAAAGACCGAATGGCTTTGCTCAGTCGCTATGCCAAGTTACACACCAAGCACTACGAGGAAAAAGCCACACTTAATTTGAATGTCGAGCAGTGGGCTGCCGATGCACTTATTGAATCTTATACTTTACCTTTCTGCTACGATCTGCTAGAATATTATTTCAGCGTTGCACAAAAACCAGCATGGAAGTATTTTGCTAACTATGCTCACGACATAATCGACAAGCGTAACCAACTAGACCAAGACAACAAGGAGAGAGCCGAACGCCGTAGACTGGCTAAGGAGTGGCTAAATGAGTAATATAGAGGCTAAGTTAATTTCAGCGGTACTACAGGACAAGCAAGTCCACGTATTGCTACAGGCAAACGTAGAGAATATTCTCCGTACCCACAAGGACATCTGGCAGTTCATCAGAAACTATTCTGAGACTAACCAGTCAGTTCCACCAGTGTCTTTGGTTGTAGAAAAGTTTCGTGACTTCACTCCTATGGAGGGCGTTGGTGCTACCAAGTATCACCTAGAAGAGTTGCAGGGAGAGTTTCTAAACGATAGCGTTAAGGAACTTCTAAGAACTGCTGCTGCAGACGTACAGGCTGGACACAGTGCAGATGCCCTAGAGACAATCATTGCCAAGACCTCAGAACTCAAGAAGAACACCGCAGTCATTCGTGACATTGATGCAACAGATCTTGACTCAGCCGTAGCATACTTTGAGAACCTTGCACGACAGCAGGCACTTGGCTCTATCGGCATCAAGACTGGTCTGCCAGGATTCGACAACTACCTACCTGCTGGTATTACTCCAGGACAGTTGGGTGTCTTCCTAGCCTACCCAGGTATCGGTAAGTCTTGGTTTGCCCTTTACATGGCGGTACAGGCATGGAAGCAAGGCAAGTCGCCACTAATCATCTCTCTCGAAATGAGTGAGACAGAAGTTCGTAACCGTGTATTTGCTATTATGGGCGAGGGTCTTTGGTCACACCGTAAGTTGTCTAACGGTCAGGTAGAGATTGATGACCTAAAGCGTTGGCACTCAAAGGAACTTGCTGGGAAGCCAGAGTTCCACATTATCTCTAACGATTCTGGCGGTGAGGTTACTCCATCGGTTATCCGTGGAAAGATTGACCAGTACAAGCCAGACCTAGTTATCGTAGACTACCTACAGTTGATGTCTCCTAACCAGAAGTCAGACAACGAAACGGTACGCATGAAGAACCTGTCTCGTGAACTCAAACTTATGGCTATTAGCGAAGAGATGCCTATCATCGCTATCTCTTCTGCAACTCCAGACGATGTAACAAAGTTGGACACCGTTCCTACGCTAGGTCAGACCGCATGGTCACGCCAGATTGCATACGATGCTGACTGGGTTCTAGCCTTGGGTCGTGGAACAAACAGCGACATCCTTGAGTGCGTATTCCGTAAGAACCGTAACGGCTTTATGGGCGAGTTCCTGGTTCAGGTAGACTTCGACAAGGGCTGGTACAAGTACAAAGACTTTGAGGATAAGTAAAAGAAATTGCTATAATAGACTATGGTCAATTCACACCACAAGTCTATTAAGAAGTTTTCTTTAAATGGAGAGATCCACGATGATTCAGCAATTGCTAGACTAAGGCTAGAGTACACTAGACTTCTTAGACAGCAAATGAGAGAATCTGGATATGCCGAAAGACTTGACATTGACCCAGACTTTACATTAAAATATAATAAGAAGACAGAAACGTTTACATTTAAGATATCAATATATGGGTCATATGTAGGAAAGAAGAGTATAGAATGCGTAGTGGGAATAGACGGCACAACAGTGATATATACACAGCCGAACAGATCAAGCGAATCCTTGTTGGATCAGGAATCGACATTGAATCAGAAGTAGACTCTGACTATATCATCTTCTGCCCATACCACAACAACTATCGCTCACCTGCTGGAGAAATTGATAAGGTAAACGGAACGTTCTTTTGCTTCTCTTGCCAGAAGGTTGCAGACCTAACTGAGTTTATTATGCATACCTCTGGTCGTACATACTTCGAGTCCGTAAGATACATAAAGTCTAAAGAAACCGAAACAGATATTGAGCAGATCGTAAACAAGGCTCTTATTGTTAAGCCAGACTACAATCAGTTTGACCAGGTTCTAATCAAGAGGCTAAACCAGCAGGCACTGGATGCTCCACGTGCTATGCGTTATTACAACGGAAGACTAATCTCAGACTCTTCTGTAAAGAAGTTTGCTCTGGGCTTTTCGGAAAAACAGGATATGGTAACTATACCAGTCCACTCACCAGACGGGGTTGAGGTTGGCTTCGTTGGTCGCTCTATCGAGGGCAAAGATTTCAAGAATACTCCAGGACTGCCAAAGAGCAAAGTCCTATTTAACCTACACCGTGTAAAGACATCAAGCAAGGTCTACGTTGTCGAATCATCATTTGATGCTATTCGCCTAGACCAGTGTGGCTTTCCAGCGGTAGCGACATTGGGTGCTAACGTATCCAATTTCCAAACAGACCTACTCAAAAAATACTTCAATAACATCATAGTTATTGCAGACAATGATGAAGCAGGCGGTAACATGAAAGACAAGATCGTAGAACGTCTTGGCTCACGTGTTACTGTTATCAAATTAGATAAACAATACAAGGATATTGGCGATATGCCAGACGAAGCAATAAAAAATATTGACGAATCGTTTGACAAGTCTATCGCTGCTATGCTACAATAATAAACCAATATAAATTAAGGAGAAATAATGAGCGTTATTAAGGGACTAAAAAACATCAATGCCCTGCTTGACAAGCCAAAGGTAGAAAATTCAGGACAGAAAGTTCGTTGGGTAAAGTTGGCTGACGGACAGGGAGCAAAGATCCGTTTCGTAGAGGAACTGGATGAAGACAGTGCAACTTATGCAGAGGCACGTGGTCTTGCAGTTGTAATTTCGGAGCACCAGAATCCAAAGGACTACAAGCGTAAGGCTGCTTGTACCCAGGATTCAGAGGGTCGCTGCTACGGCTGTGAGATGGCTCGTAAGGAGCCAAAGGTGGGCTGGCGTTCACGTATGCGTTTCTACTGCAACGTCCTAGTTGACGACGGTACCGAAGACCCATACATCGCTGTGTGGTCACAGGGTATCTCAAAGCAGTCTGCATTCAACACCATCCGTGAGTATGCACTTGAGACTGGATCTATCTCAAACCTAACTTGGAAGATTAAGCGTAATGGTCAGGGAACTGAAACCAACTACACCTTGATTCCAACAGGTCCAGATTCAGAACCATTCAACTGGGGAGCATACGAGTTCTTTAACCTCGAGAAGGTTGTTCGTGAAGTTCCATACGCAGAGCAGGAAGATTTCTACTTCGGCTTTGAGTCAGGTTCATCAGTCACCTCTTCAAACATTGACTGGTAACAACTAATGTGAGTGGGGGTACTGTAAAAGGTACCCCCATTTGCTTTACATGTCTTGACAACATGCAAAAAATATGTCATAATTTTTACACATCATTCAAACGTATAAAGGAAAATAATATATGAGTTACGCTGGACTACACGTTCACACTCACTACTCGCTTTTCGATGGTATTGCGACACCACAGGAATATGTGGACAGGGCTGTAGCACTTGGTATGCCAGCCATTGCCATCACAGACCACGGTTCGCTATCTGGGCACCGTGAGATGTATCGTGCTGCAAAGACTGCAGGAATCAAACCTATTCTTGGAATTGAGGGGTACATTGCGAATGATCGCTTTGACCACGAAGACAAGAAAGAGAAGAACGACCCCCTAGACCTTAACTACAACCACTTGATTATTCTTGCCAAGAATGCCAAGGGTCTAGAGAACCTTAACAAACTTAATGAACTTGCCTGGACAGAGGGTTTCTACAAGAAACCTCGCATGGACTGGAAGATTCTAGAGCAGTACAAAGATGGACTAATCATCACTTCTGGCTGTCTATCTGGCTACCTAGCCAAAGCAATTGAGTCAGACAACCTGGCTGCTGCCAAAACCCACCTCCAGTGGGCACAGGAGACGTTTGGAGACGATTACTACATTGAGGTAATGCCACACAACCCTAAAGAGATTAATGACGTTATTTTGGCTCTGGCGGACGAATTCGGTATCAAGCCAATCGTTACTCCTGACTGCCACCACTCTGACCCAAGCCAGAAAGAAATCCAGGAACTTAAACTAATCCTAAACTCATACTCAAACAAGGCTGAAAAGGGTGCTACCTACGAAGGCTCTACCAAGTATGAGAACTTGATGGATAAACTAGACTACCTGTACGGTGCAGACCGTCAGATGTCATTCAACAAGTTTGAGATTCACCTATTGTCTGATGAAGAGATGCACAATGCTATGGGTGCTCAGGGTATTACACGTCAGGACATGTACGACAACACTGTCGAGATTGTTAACAAGATTGAAGACTATGACATTCAGGACCACACAGACCTACTTCCAGTACAGTACCAGAATCCAAATGAGGAACTTTACACTCTTGCACTAGAGGGGCTCCGTGCCAAGGGTCTAGCAGACAAGCAGGAGTATCTAGATCGCCTAGACGAAGAACTAGGAATTATTAAAGACAAGAACTTTGGTCCATATTTCTTGGTTGTACGCTCTATGATTGCGTGGGCTAAGAAGGAAGACATCATGGTGGGTCCAGGTCGTGGTTCTGCTGCTGGCTCGTTGCTCTGCTATGCCCTGGGCATTACAGACATTGACCCTATCGTTCACGGTCTGCTGTTCTTCCGTTTTATTAACCCAGAACGTAACGACTTCCCAGATATTGATACTGATATTCAGGATAACCGTCGTGAAGAAGTAAAGGACTACTTGGTTCGCCAGTATCGTCACGTTGCATCCATCGCCACATTCCTTGAGTTCAAGGGTAAAGGCATGATCCGTGACATTGCTCGTGTGCTAAACATTCCTCTAGTAGACGTTAACAAAGTTCTTAAACTTGTAGACGACTGGGACGACTACCTACGTTCGAAGTCAACTCAAGAGTTCCGTGAGAAGTACCCAGAGATTGAGATTTATGGAGAGCAACTCCGTGGTCGTATTCGTGGTACTGGTATTCACGCTGCAGGTGTTGTGACATCTAAGGAGCCTATCTTCAAGTTTGCTCCACTAGAGACTCGTACAACTCCAGGTAGCAAGGACCGTATCCCAGTCGTTGCGGTAGACATGGAAGAAGCAGAGCGTATTGGTCTTATTAAGATTGACGCACTGGGTCTAAAGACTCTATCTGTTATTCAGGACACTACCAAGATTATTGAAGAGCGTTATGGCAAGAAGATTGATCTTCACGATATTGACATGGAAGACAAAAACATCTATTCCATGCTCTCTGACGGATATACCAAGGGTGTGTTCCAGTGTGAAGCGACACCATATACTAATCTGTTGGTAAAGATGGGTGTCAAGAACTTTGCAGAACTTGCAGCATCTAACGCTCTGGTTCGTCCAGGTGCTATGAATACCATCGGTAAGGACTACATTGCTCGTAAGCATGGTAAGCAGAACATCTCATATCACCACCAAGTGATGAAGGCGTTCACGGCTGAGACATACGGATGTATTCTATACCAGGAACAGGTTATGCAGGCTTGTACAGAACTTGGCGGTATGACGATGGCTGAGGCTGACAAGGTTCGTAAGATCATCGGTAAGAAGAAGGATGCCAAAGAGTTTGACCAGTTTAAGGACAGGTTCGTAAAGGGTGCATCTCAATTCTTGCGACCAGAAGTTGCAGAAGAACTATGGCACGACTTCGAGGCTCACGCAGGGTACTCGTTCAACAAGTCTCACGCTGTAGCATACTCAACGCTATCATACTGGACTGCATGGTTGAAGTACTACTACCCAATTGAGTTCATGTTTGCTCTTCTAAAGAACGAGAAAGACAAGGATGCTCGTACAGAGTATCTAATTGAGGCAAAGCGTATGGGCATTCCAGTTCGCTTGCCACACATTAATGAGTCAGACATTGACTTTAAGATTGAGGGTAAGGGAATTAGGTTTGGACTATCAGCCATTAAATTCATTTCAGATAACATTGCTAGTAAGTACATTGCTGCTCGTCCATTTGGCTCGTACAAAGAACTTGAGGAGTTTACTTTTGGTAAGGGTAATGGTGTTAATTCTCGTGCTCTTCAGGCTCTTCGAGTTGTTGGTGCTGCAACCTTTGAGGACAATCCACGCAACGACGATGAAATTCGTGAAAACCTTTACGAGTATCTCAACCTACCAGAATTCAATGTATCAATTCCACAACACTACCACGCATTTATAAATGACGTAGAAGAGTTTGAGGAAAAGGGATCATTCGTTATCATGGGTATGGTAAAGGAGATTAAGCGTGGCAAGGGCTGGAGCCGTGTAGAGGTTCTAGATAAGACTGGTAGTGTTGGTATCTTCGACGAAGAGCAGACCGCTATTGAGGCAGGAAGAACCTATCTTCTTCTCGCTAGCGACAACAGGATTGTTACCGCAATCCCTGCTGATGAAATCAAGGGTAATGAATCGGCACTGATTAAGTTCTTGAACTACAGACAACTTCCATTCAAGGAAGAAGAAATGTTTGTGGTGTCATTCAAGTCACGCATTACCAAGGCTGGAAAGAAGATGGCATCTCTCACACTAGCGGACAGTGGAAGAGACCTGCACTCAGTTACGGTATTCCCAACAGCCTACTCAAAGGCATATATGAAGATTGACGAGGGTAAGGCATACAAGTTTACTTTCGGTAAAACAAAAGATGGAACAACGATTATGGAGGATGTAGAAAATGTTCGATGATATTGCAATGCAGTTGCATGAGACTGCAGTTAAGAAGGGTTTCTGGAGCGTTATAGATGACGCTACACAGGAACAGGTGGATATCTTTGTAACCAAGCAGTTGATGATGATTGTATCAGAGGCTGTAGAGGTTATGGAGGCTATCCGCAAAGATAAGGGAGAGCACGAGATTGCAGACGAGATGGCAGACATCCTGATCCGCACCTTCGATCTCTATGCAGGTTTGGTAGAGCATGGGTACACCAAGGTGTCTCTAGACCACGCATTTGAAAACAAGACAAACATTAACCAGGCACGTCCTGAGAAGCACGGAGTAAGATTCTAATGACAGTAACAGTATATACAAAGCCAGCATGTGTACAGTGCGATGCTACAAAGCGAACGCTAGACAAGTTGGGGGTTTCTTACGAGGCTATTGACGTAACCACAAACCAGGATGCATTTGACATGCTAGTTGAAAAGGGATTTAAGGCTATGCCTGTAGTCAATGCTGGCGACGAATGGTGGTCAGGCTTTAACCCAGAGAAGATTAATGGGTTGGTGCTCTAATGACAACTATGGAAGAAGCCCTAGCATTACTAGATCCAAAGATTAGAAAGAGACTGTCTAGCGGAGTAGGATTTAAAACCGAATTCCAGAAGACTCCTAGTTTTGGTCTAAACCGTGCACTTTTCGGTGGACTACCTCTTGGCAGACAGATTCTTATTTGGGGTAGCAAGTCATCTGCAAAGTCATCTCTATGTCTTCAAATGATTGCTCTTGCTCAAGAAGAGGGTAAACTGTGTGCATGGATTGACGCTGAGATGTCTTACTCAGAAGACTGGGCAAAGCAACTTGGGGTAGACACAGAGAACCTTATCGTATCTCAGGCTCGTACAATCAATGAAATGGTAGACGTGGGTACAGCCCTAATGAACGCAGGTGTAGACCTGATTGTTGTTGACTCGATTACATCGCTTCTACCTGCAATCTATTTTGAAAAGGGTACTGATGAACTTAAGGAACTGGAGAACACTAAGCAAATCGGAGCGGAGTCAAGAGATTTCAGCAATGCTTGGAAGATGCTTAACTACGCTAACAATAAAGTTAAGCCTACTATGCTTGTTCTTATTAGTCAGTCTAGGAACAATATTAGTGCTATGTATACTAGTCAGCAGCCAAGTGGTGGGCAGGCTACTAAGTTTTATTCTTCTACTGTTATCAAGTTGTTTTCCTCGGAGTCAGACAATCAAGCGATTAAGGGCAAGATTGCTGTCGGTGATAAACTAATTGAAGAGAAGGTTGGTCGCAAAATCCGTTGGGAAGTTCAGTTCTCAAAGACTTCTCCTGCCTTCCAGTCTGGAGAGTACGACTTCTACTTCAGAGGTCCTCTAATCGGCATTGACAGCGTGGGAGACCTTGTTGACACTGCAGAGATGATGGGTATTGTAGAGCGTACAGGAGCCTGGTACATCCTACCAGATGGCTCTAAGATCCAGGGTAGAGAAGCATTCGTTAATCGTGTACGTGAAGACCTAGATCTTCAGGATGAAATTAAGGCAAAGGTAAATGGCGAAGTATAACATCTATCAGGGTGAGTTTCCATGCCACACCTGTAAGGTAGTCGTAAAGTCATTAAGATGTTACGCAGAAACAAAGGAGTTGACCTGGATGTGTCCAGAGAAGCACCTGTCAACAGTCAACCTAAACACCAAGAAGAGCAAGAAAGACTATGAGCGAGAAGAGCGAGAGTAAGCGTATTGGTGCCAAGCAGCACAAGAACTCTGGTAGAGGAACCCACAAGGGTGATGCTACTTGGGAGAACTTCACTGTTGACTTCAAAGAGGTTGGCAAATCCTTTACACTAAATAAAGACGTTTGGGCTAAGGCAACTACTGATGCAATTAGGAACGGTAACGATCCTGCCATCGTAGTTGTCCTTGGCGACAGCGGTATTAAAACAAGACTAGCAGTAATCGAATTATCTCTACTTGAACAAATCCTGTCCGATGGTGTATAATTAATACATAACCTTTAAGGAAAATAATGGAACAGAATAAAACAACAATTGAAATGGTTAATGGTCTCTCAGAGATTGCTGACTTTATGAATGACGAAGAACTCACCGAGGCTCTTACGTTCATTGCTAAACTAATTATTAAACCAGACATTCCACTGAATGTCGCTACTGTCGAAATCGTTCGTCTTCAGGCAATTGCTGCTAAGATGGCATTCAAGGCTACTTGGATGGTAAACGTTGACAAGGGAAACAGGGAGAAGAAGAATATCTACTTTACAGCACACGAGGCTATCTCAGATCTTGTGTCTGCACTGAAGTATATTGTTCGATAACATCATGGCTAAGAATTTACTACAGCAAGTTATGCTAAAGAAGATGGACCAGGCTCCATCAGGAAAGCCATCCTTTATTGACAAGGATGCTCTAATTGAAAAGATTAATTCTGGATACACCGTAAAGCGTGTAGACAAGTTTACCCAAAAGAAATCGTTTGCACCTAGCACCATCGCATTCTCGCATGGAGAGTGTCCTCGCTACTGGTACCTGGCTTTTGAGGGTGCAGTCTTCTCCGATAACGCAGATGCCTATGGTGCTGCTAATATGACTGCTGGAACCAAGTCTCACGAGCGTATTCAGGAAGCCATGGGCAATGTCCCAGACTTTCTAATTGACTCAGAGTTTAAGATCACCTACAATGACCCACCAATCTTTGGATTTGGTGACGTTATGCTAAAGTGGGAAGAAAAGGAATTGCTTGGCGAGATCAAGACAATGCCTAACGATGCCTTCGAGTATCGAAAAATTGCAGGTAAGCCAAAGACTGGTCACTTAGTCCAGTTGCTTATCTATATGAAGATTCTTAATAAGAATCGAGCAGTTCTAATCTATGAGAACAAGAATAATCACGAACTGTTGATTTTTCCTGTAGAATTAGATAAGTACATGTATGAGTGGGTAGAGAACACATTTGAGTGGATGCGAGAGGTTCGTGGAGCATGGGAGAAGAAAACACTTCCAACCAAGAACTATCGTAGCAACTCAAAGATTTGTAAGACATGTCCAATCCGTGAGGCTTGTGACTTGGCTGGTTCTGGAGAGATCAAACTACGATCACTGGAGCCTTTGGATGAAAAACAAACATTGTGAGTGGTGCGACCACACATTTAAAACAAATATATCTTATCAGATATACTGTTCACCAGAATGCCGAGATGCTGCTACAAAAGAAAAGATAGCAGCCAGGTATCAGATTCAAAGAAGGCAACGCCGTAAGGGTAAGGAGAGACTTTGCAAGTCGTGTGAAAAGAGACTGTCAGTATACAATGACGACACGATTTGTGAAACCTGCTCCGCTGACCCATCAGAAGTTGCAAAAGTTTTAAGAGACATAAAAGGATTGATGAATGGTAAAGATAGGAAATAATCGTGAAAAGCCACAAAACATTCTTGCTATTGATGCTAGCACTAATAGCCTTGCTTTCGCTATCTTTTCTGGTGTATCCTTAATAAGATATGGAAAGATTAAGTTCGAAGGCAACAACGCCTACCAGAAGTTGGGGGATGCTGCAGTCAAGACTCTACCATTCCTCAAGAACTTTGAGATTGATGCAATTGTTATTGAGCACACTGTCTTCATTAACAGCCCAAAGACTGCTTCTGATCTTGCCCTAATCCAGGGTGCACTTCTAGGTGCTGCTAAGTTGGCAGGTATCAGAACAGCAGGCTCTATCAATCCTATTACATGGCAAAGTTTTATCGGTAATAACAAACTCTCTGCTAAGGAGAAGCAAGACCTGATGAACGAGTTCCCAGGGAAGTCCAAGAACTGGTATCAGAATAAGTCTCGTGAGATCCGTAAGCAGAGAACTATTAAGTTTGTTAATACATATTACGACAAGAACATCCAGGATGATGACGTTGCAGATGCTGTCGGTATTGGTCATTATGCAATTAATAACTGGGGAAAGATTGACAAGTAAATGGCTAAACTGTATACTAGTGAGGCGTGGTTGAAGAAACGCTACCACCTGGATAAAAAGACTCCAGAAGAAATTGCAAAAGAGTGTGGGGCAAGCGTGGAAACAATCTATGTTTATCTTGCAAAGTTTGGACTAAGGAAATCAAAACGATGATCAGATACATAAAGCACTTTGCGTATGTTGCCAAAGCATATTATAACAGGATTGGCTGTAAGCACAACAAGCAGGGAGTTGCTTCCTGCCCATTTACAGGTCTAACCTATACGACCTGCGAAAAATGTCTAAAGAGAATTAAGGTAGAAGAAACCAATGGCTAGAAAAAGAAATGCCCCAGAGGCTGTCAAGACTAAATTTGTTCGTGAGTACAGGATGGTCGTTGACGGATTTGAGGTTGTCCGTGGGGACATTATTAAAGTATCTGGACAGTACGGAATGAAGTTTAAGTTTGACAGTTTTGTCACAAACTCAGAAACTGGTGCTGTGTGGGTAGACTGCTTTGAAGTTTTTAGAAACTCTGCATCTGCCTGGAGATCTTTTAAGCCAGAGATGATTAAGCGTATTCCACAACGAGGAAAGAGAGCAAAGCGTGTCGTTTGAAGACCTAACAGTAGAACACCTTGACGAAGTAAACAAGGTTGTAGAGAAGTATCTTGCAGGCACCGAGCCTACCCAGATCTCTAAAGAACTTTCTATGCCACGACAAAAGGTTGTGGCTTATATCAATGAGTGGCGTACCATGGCTGCAGACAACGCTGCTATCCGTGCTCGTGCTAAAGAAGCATTGGTCGGAGCAGATACTCACTACACTAAACTAATTAGTAAAGCATACGAGGTGATTGATGAAGCAACCACAGTTGCTAACCTAGGTGCAAAGACCGCAGGTATTAAGTTGGTCATGGATCTTGAGAAGACACGTATTGAGATGCTACAAAAGGCAGGACTACTTGAGAACAAGGAACTTGCCGAAGAGATGATCGCTATTGAGAACCGTCAGGAGATTCTGGTTGCTATCCTAAAGGATATCGCTGCAGAACACCCAGAGGTAAGAGACAAGATTATGCGTAGATTGTCAGAAGCATCTAAGGATAAAGAAGTAATCACAGTGGTGGTCTCTAACGATGTTTGATGATTTTTTAGAAGCACTCAAGTCCGATAATTTTGCAGAGCGTCCTGTAGATGCCAAGACATTTGTTGAGGGCGAGGCGTATCTAAACCAGCCACCACTGTCTCAGGTACAGTATGACATCGTAGAGGCTATGTCACAAATTTACAAACTTGACGATCTTATCGAACTACTGGGGGAGACTGAGGGTAGAAGGTATTACAACAAGTACACCAAGAACGAGGTAATTCTCCAACTTGGCAAGGGTTCTGGAAAAGACTTTACGTCTACCGTAGCCTGTGCGTATATTGTGTACAAACTACTCTGCCTAAAGGATCCTGCCCGATACTTTGGCAAGCCTTCTGGCGATGCTATTGATATTATTAACGTTGCCATTAACGCTCAGCAGGCTAAGAATGTTTTCTTTAAAGGCTTTAAAACAAAGATTGAGAAGTCGCCATGGTTTGCTGGAAAGTTTTATGCAAAGGCAGACAGCATTGAATTCGACCACTCTATCACAGTTTATTCAGGTCACTCAGAGCGAGAATCTCACGAGGGTCTTAACCTTATTCTTGCGGTACTAGACGAGATCTCTGGATTCGCATCTGAGGTTGGTACAGGTAACGACCAAGGCAAGACAGCAGATAACATCTACAAAGCCTTCCGTGCTTCTGTAGACTCTCGTTTCCCAGACCTAGGAAAGGTAGCACTGCTATCATTCCCTCGTTACCCAGGAGACTTTATCTCTTCAAGATACGACGCTGTAATTGCAGAAAAAGATGTTATAACAAAGACTCACAGGTTTGTTATGAATCCAGAACTTCCTGCAGACCAAGAGGGTAACTATCTAGATATCGAGTGGGACGAAGACACGATCGTTTCCTATAAGTATCCAGGCATGTTTGCCCTTAAGCGTCCTACCTGGGTAGTCAACCCTACTAGACAAATTGATGACTTTAAACTTGCGTTCTTCACAGACCTTGGAGATGCGATGCAACGTTTTGCTTGTATTCCAACCTTCTCGTCTGACAGATTCTTTAAGCAGGAAGACAAGATCCGTTCTGCTATGAGCATCCGCAATCCTCTAGATACACATAGGAGATTTGAGGAATCATTTAAGCCAGACCCAGACAAAATTTATTACGTCCACGCTGACCTTGCACAGAAGCATGACAAGTGTGCTGTTGCTATTGCTCACGTAGACAAGTGGGTAAATCTGCAGGTACTGAAGGACTACAACCAAGTAGCACCTATCGTAGTGGTAGATGCTGTAGCATGGTGGGAGCCAAGAGTAGAGGGTCCAGTAAACCTATCGGAGGTTAAGCAGTGGATTCAAAACCTACGCAGACTAGGCTTTAATATTGGAATGGTCTCATTTGACCGCTGGCAGTCTTTTGACATTCAGAACGAACTAAAGCAGGTTGGAATGAGAACTGAGACTGTTTCTGTTGCTAAGAAGCACTACGAAGACATGGCAATGTTGGTCTATGAAGACCGCCTGGTTATGCCAGCAATTGATTTGCTATTCGAAGAATTGACAGAACTTAAGATTGTAAAACAAAATAGAGTTGACCACCCTCGCAAATCCTCCAAGGACTTGGCGGATGCTGTGTGTGGTGCAATATTTGGAGCAATATCACACACTCCAAAGGACCAAAACCTTGAGGTTGAGGTTCATACTTTCAGAGATCGCCCTAAGCAGGCTCTTGACACAGATCAGAATGGTGTGATACAATATAAGCCTATGCCAAAAGAGGTTAAAGAATACCTGGCTAGATTCGATCTAATCTAACTATAAATATAAGGAGAAACAAAACATGACTTCATTTAAGAAGCCACTTATCGCTATTGCTTCTGCACTAGCACTCGTAGGAACTGTTCTTTCAGTACCTGCAAACGCTGCAACCGCAGCACTCACTGTAAACGCTGTTGCTGTTGCAACTGCTCCAACGACAGCGGTAAACGCTGTAGCACTTCCTGTTCCATCGGATAACTCGGTGGATTCTGGTGATGCTCTAAAGATTGCTCTAACTGGAGTAACTGTTGGAAGCACCGTAACTGCTACTGCAACTGACGCACTATTGCTAACCAGCCTAACTGGTGCAACTGCTGCTTCTGGTTCGGCAACTGTTTCTGTAGCGACTGGTACTGGTACCACTGCAGACATCTTCGTATTCACCAAGACTACTAAGACTGGCACTGTTGTTGTTACCGCAGACAACGTTACCACTACCTACTACGTAAAGGGTACTGCTGGTGCTCTAAACACCATAAAGGTAGATGCACCTACTGCTGCTCTTGGAACCACCGCTAAGGTAACTGTTACTGGCACTGACGTATTCGGCAATGCTGTTAATGGTTCAACCGTATCGCTCCAGGTAGTAAGCAAGACTGCAACGACCACCTACTCGCTAACCACTGCAAATGATGGTACTGCCGTTAAGGAACTTGCTGGTCTATCGGTAGACACCTATGACCTTATCGCAACTGCTACCGTAGCATCTGCTGTAACTGGTCTAACCGCTCCTACTGGCTTTGTCCGTGGCACCCTAAAGGTTGTAGACCTTGCTGCTCTAGTGGCAGAGAAGGATGCAGAACTCGCTATCGCTAAGGCAACCATTGCAGATCTAACTGCTAAGTTGGCTATTGCAGAGGCTGCTGCTGCTGGTAACAAGGCAAAGCACAACGCACTTGCTGCTAAGTGGAACAAGAAGTTCCCCAAGAACAAGGTTGCACTACTCAAGTAATTGAGGTATAATTGATTAGGGAGAGGGTTTCGGCTCTCTCCCTTTTCTATCCCCAGCGTATTTAAAAAAGGAGTTAAAATAGATGTCCATAGATATCGTATACTTCTCAAATTATTCGGGGAACACCAAAAGATTTGTGGAGAAACTAAATGCTAGACACAACAATGTTACTCGTATCCCTATTGATTGGGATAACGACAACCCTATTACTGTCACTAACGGTTATGTACTTTTTGTACCGACTTATGGTGGGGGTAGTGAGAGATCTGCAATACCCAGACAGGTTCGACACTTTTTAAACATTTCTAGCAATAGGGATATGCTCCAGGGCATCGTAGCCTTTGGCAATACTAATTTTGGAGAGCATTACTGCAAGGCTGCAGAGATGATCTCAGGGAAGACTGGTGTCCCAATAATAGCCAGAGTAGAGATATTTGGAACGTCAGAAGACGTACAAAGAGTACAGGAGAGGTTGGAACAACTATATGGATAATTACAGTTATCACGAACTAAACGCTATGTTGAATCTATGGTCGGATGAAGGCAAGATTCAATTTGATAAAGACAAGCAGGCAGCGAGGGCATACTTTTTAGATCACGTAAATCTAAACACAGTATTCTTCCACAGCCTAGAAGAAAAGTTGCACTACCTAGTAGAGCACGAATATTATGAAAAAGAAATCCTAGACAAGTACTCTTTTGAATTTACCAAGGAACTATTTAAGCAGGCATACGGACACAAGTTCCGATTCCCAACATTTGTTGGTGCCTACAAGTTCTACACGCAATATGCATTGAAGACCTTTGATGGAGAGCGTTATCTTGAGCGATTTGAGGATCGTGTCGTTATGACATCCCTAATGCTTGCAGGTGGAGATGAAAGATTGGCTAAGGACTTGGTTGAAGAAATCATCTCTGGTCGCTTCCAGCCAGCAACTCCTACCTTCCTAAACGCAGGTCGCAAGCAGCGTGGAGAATATGTGTCGTGCTTCCTGCTCCGCATTGAAGACAACATGGAGTCAATTGCTCGTGCAGTAAACTCTTCGCTACAGTTGTCTAAGCGTGGCGGTGGCGTAGCACTAAACATGACCAACCTACGTGAACTGGGTGCACCAATTAAGAAGATTGAGAACCAGTCGTCAGGCGTTATTCCAGTTATGAAGATGCTAGAGGACGCTTTCTCCTACGCCAACCAACTGGGTGCACGTCAGGGTGCTGGTGCCGTTTATCTAAACGCACACCACCCAGACATCATGCGATTCCTAGACACCAAGAGAGAGAATGCAGATGAAAAGATGCGTATCAAGACCCTTAGCCTCGGCGTGGTAGTTCCAGACATCACTCTTGAACTTGCTAAGAATAACGAGGATATGTACCTGTTCTCACCATACGACATTGAGCGTGTCTATGGTGTGCCAATGTCAGACATTTCTATTACTGAGAAGTATCAGGAGATGGTAGACGACGCACGTATTCGTAAGACTAAGATCAAGGCTCGTCAGTTGTTTGAAACTATTGCAGAACTGCAGTTTGAGTCAGGGTATCCATACATCGTTTACGAAGACACCGTTAACAACGCTAATCCTGTAGAGGGTCGCATCAACATGTCTAATCTATGTTCTGAAATCCTACAGGTAAATACTCCTACCACGTACAACAATGACCTATCATACAAGGACATTGGTAAGGATATCTCGTGTAACCTAGGATCACTAAACATTGCCAAGGCTATGGAATCTCCAAACTTTGGCAAGACTATTGAGGTTGCTATTCGTGCACTTACATCAGTAGCAGACTTGTCATACATTGACTCAGTTATGTCGATTGCTGAGGGTAACAAGAAGTCACGTGCTATTGGTCTAGGTCAGATGAACCTACATGGCTACTTTGGCAAGGAAGAGATGTATTATGGTGACGAGGAGTCGATTGACTTCACCAACATCTACTTCTACACCGTGCTGTTCCACGCTCTGAAGGCATCAAACAAGATGGCAATTGAGACTGGATCACCATTTGATGGCTTCGAGAAGTCAAAGTATGCTGATGGAACATTTTTTGTTAAGTACATCTCTCAGGAGTGGAAGCCAAAGACTGCCAAGGTTGAAAAACTATTTGTAGATGCTCGCATTTTCATTCCTACACAGGAGGACTGGAAGTATCTTGCACAGAGTGTAATGCAGTATGGTCTATACAACCAGAACCTGCAAGCAGTTCCTCCAACTGGTTCGATCTCTTACATCAACAACTCAACATCATCTATCCACCCTATTGCTTCTCAGATTGAGATTCGCAAGGAAGGAAAGATGGGACGAGTTTACTATCCAGCACCATACCTTACTAACGACAACCGCCAGTACTTCCAGGATGCCTATGAGATTGGTCCAGAGAAGATCATTGATGTCTACGCTGCTGCAACTCAGCACGTGGATCAGGGTCTATCTTTGACACTGTTCTTTAAGGACACTGCGACTACTCGTGATGTCAACAAGGCTCAGATTTACGCATGGAAGAAGGGTATTAAGACTATTTACTATATCCGCATTAGACAAAACGCACTAGATGGAACAGAGATGGAGGGATGCGTATCATGTCAGTTGTAACAAGACCAGTTAACTGGAACAAACTAGAAGACCAGGTAGATCTAGAGGTTTGGAATAGGCTTACAGCCAACTTCTGGCTACCTGAAAAGGTTCCACTGAGTAATGATGTGCAGTCTTGGTCTACATTGAGGGACCACGAAAAGTTGCTCACCATGCGTGTCTTTACTGGTCTCACCATGTTGGACACCATTCAGGGTACTGTAGGTGCAATGTCGCTAATGCCTGATGCACGTACACAACATGAAGAAGCAGTGATCACCAACATCGCATTCATGGAGTCAGTACATGCCAAGTCATACTCAAGTGTATTCTCTACTCTAACTTCTACACAGGAAATCGAGGATGCGTTTAGATGGTCGGAGGAAAACCCATACCTGCAGAAGAAGGCAGAAATTGTTCTGGGGTACTACAGAGGAGACGACCCACTAAAGCGTAAGGCTGCCTCTACATTGCTAGAGTCATTCCTATTCTACAGTGGATTCTATCTACCGATGTACTGGTCATCACGAGCCAAGTTGACAAACACCGCAGACCTGATTAGACTTATCATTCGTGATGAAGCGGTACATGGCTACTACATTGGCTACAAGTTCCAGCAGGCATTCAATGAGGAAACCCCAGAACGCCAGGAAGAGTTGAAGAACTACACCTACGATCTTCTGATGGAACTATACGACAATGAGATTAAATATACTGCTGATCTTTATGACGAGATTGGTCTAACTGAAGATGTAAAGAAGTTCCTGCACTACAATGCAAACAAGGCTCTGATGAACCTAGGCTTTGACGCACTATTCCCAAAGGATGTCTGTGATGTAAATCCTGCCATTCTGAGTGCACTGTCTCCAAATTCAGACGAGAACCACGACTTCTTCTCTGGATCTGGATCTTCCTATGTGATTGCAAAGCATGAAGCAACAGAAGATGACGACTGGGACTTCTAAATAAAAACATTAAGGGGGCGAAAGCCCCCTTTTTGTCTATCTAAATGATGCTATAATTAAATTGTTAGTCTTAAGATTAACAAGGAGACCCCAAAATTAAAAAACCCCAAAGATTTTTCCTAGCGTTGTTACTAGCCTTTGCACCACTTCTTGTAGCATCTATGGCTTTTGCAGAGACAAGAGCGGAGTACGATGCAGTCGTGGCTTCAGCACAGGCTAAAGTTTCTGCTGCCCAGGAGGCTCTCAGTAGGGCACAAGAGGCTTATAACTCAGCAGTTGGTGCTGGAGTATCCCTAGATTCGCAAATAGCACAGGCAGAGCAGGCACTAGGTGTAGCCCAAGCAGCCTACGACCAGTCCCAAATTCCAGATCCAGCGTGGACCAGACCGCTAAAAGAGGAAATCTATACTGTTAGTGTTCCGTACACAGTTCAGGTTCCATATACAGTCATAGAACAAACTACGTCTCAGGTGTCTAGAACCATTCAGGTTCCACACACAGAAACGGTAACGACAACAAGCCAGGTTGCTCGTACAACATATGTTACCAGCGGTGGAATAACTGCAGAAATGTATAATCGACGAGGGTATAATCAAGCACCACCGCTACCATATGCAGGAGAGACCCCAGTCCTAACGACAACAGTGCCAAACATTGACTTTCAGTGGGGTGGAGGGTATATCCTTCAGGAAGGTAACGTGTGGTATGGGGAAGACGTTGTTGTCAAGTTTACTGGCAACCTGTTGTTTCCAGCAGATGGACAGTATCAGTTCTATGCCCCAGCAGACGATGGTGTCATCTTTGACCTTGCTGGTATGAGGCTGATCAGCGACTGGGTAGACAAGGGTGGAGGAGGATCAGTTACCCAGCCCGTCAACATTATGGGCGGTGTTCTTTATCCTTTCACACTGTACTACTATGAGAATGGTGGTGGAGCATGGGTTCAACTAAATGCTAAATTAGTTAGTGATGCAAATTTCCAGGTAGTTCCAGCAGCATGGTTAGGAACACAGGTAACGGAGACAACCACATATGAAGACGTAACAACCACGTCTGAAGTAATTGTCTACACAGAAGAGGTGGTGATTGACACGGTTATCACCGATGTTGAGGTAACTCTTTTCAGAGACGAAGTTGCATACAGAGAAGAGGAGCGAATCCGCTTAGTTCCAGATGAAGATGCAGAGCACCCAAAGATCAAGAATCCAGATCTCCTCCCAGCGATATCTGACGCACAGTCTAATCTAAACAATCTTAAGAGTTCTAAGGCTCAAAACTCAGGTATAATAGAAGCAGCATCTGCCGATGTTAGCACAAAACAACAGGAGTTAAATGTCGCTCAACAAGAATTGGAAGCCATTCCACCATTCAGAGAGCCAACACCTACGCCTACGGAGACCGAGAGCCCTTCTCCAGAGCCAACAGAAACTGAGCCTGAACCGCTACCAGAGCCAGAGCAAACAGAAACCCCCAAGCCAGAACCAGAACCTGAGTTACGAGTAGAAGAAGCGGTATCTGAGATTCAGAATCTGGTAGAAGTAGCACCAGAAGAACTGACAGATGCCCAGGCAGAACAACTTGTCGCAGCAGCCCTCGTTGTATTTGAAACAGCAGAGCAAGGCTCACCAGCATATGAACAGGCACTAGAGGCACTTGCCGTTGCTGCTATTGCAGATGACCCACAATTGCCAGCAGAGTTAGCAGCCATTCCTGGAGCAGAAGCAGTTCTAGAAACATTTAACGCCATTGGAAACGTGGGGGCTGACATGTCTCCAGAGGTTCGTGAAGAAGCAGAACAAACGGTTATCGCATCTGTTATTGCTACAGGTGCAGCAGTAAATGCAACGGTTGCAGCAGCCACAACTGCAGCAGCCACAACAACTTCGTCATCAGGTGGTTCGTCTGGTGGCGGTGGTGGAGCATCAGGATCAAGTTCTGGTGGCAGAACAAATAGGAAGGTGAACTAAATGAAGAAATTTCTAAATGATATCCTTGGTCAGGCTTGGACACTACTAGGTATGTTTGTTGCTTGGGTAGTTCTAGAAGGCTCTGCCAAGACAATTGTTGGCTATTGTATCTTAGGTACTTTGGCTTTGTGGACATTGACTTATCCACTAAGAAATGAAAAAGAAGATTAAACACATAAAGGAAGGAGTTGTTTAATATGGTAAAAACTATTGCAGATATTTTTGCAAGAATGGTAGCGGTCTTTGTGATCTCGGCACTTGGTGTTCTTGGTGCTGGTGCTGTAGCAGGAGTCGAAGTCATTCAGGCAGTTTTCATGGCAGGTCTACTTGGCGTAGCACGTGTACTTGAGGACCTAGCAAAGTCATTCCTACAGGATGGCAAATTGACCCAGGCTGAGATTAACTCGGCATTCCGCAAGGAGCACAGACGTGCTGAGGAAGAAGACGCTCAGAATTAATAGTCAACCCCTTGACTACCCTCTCTAGTTGGTGTAAAATAGATATACTACCTAGAGAGGGTTTTCACATGAGCGAAGTAAATTGGAATGAGTTTGGGGATTGGCTCCAGGCTGGTATTGATAAGGGCTGGGTAACTGAGCCTTTCTGTTACACCCACGATGGTGATCCATATATGACAGAAGAAGAAGAAAAAGAGTGGGAAGAGGGCGGAGACCCTTGTGCACCAGTTATTAAGATTTTGGACAATTAATGAAAAAACTAATTAGCATTGCGTCAGCAGTTGTTCTAGCACTATCTGTTTCTCCAGCACAAGCAAATGAAAATACATCCGTAGTGATTATTGATAGTGGGTTTGATAGTGAACTTCTTAATCCAATTAAAGAAGTTTGCATCCTAGTAACCAAGAATTGCAACAACGGCACAGCATTTGACGACTCGATCGGAGCATCTGATACAGGTCTGACATTGATGTCAAACTGGAAATCGGAATGGGCACATGGAACCAAGATGGCAGACATCGTACGCCAGATCAATCCGAGTGCAGACATTATTCTTATTCGTAATGCTATCGTAACACCAAGAGGTGCAGTAAATATTGGCGGTACCAAAGAGTTTGAATTGTCATTGCAATGGGTAAAAGACAATGCCAAAAAGTATAACATCTCTGCAGTATCTTTCTCACGTGGATCAAACACGTGGACCAAAACTGGCAAGGGTTGCCCGATTGATGCAGGCATTCAGTCTAAGATTGTAGACTTGCAATCGCTTGGTGTTGCTACAGTAATCGCTGCTGGAAATAACGGAGACAAGGTGAACGTTAGTTATCCTGGTTGTATTCCAGAGGCTGTTACCATCAGTGGTATTTACTCACAGAACTACACTCCAAAGATTTGGTCTTCGTATCGTGAGACTCGTGGCACTAACTCTGGATTTCTAACGGACTTCTTTGCAATGGGCAATTTCAAGACTATTGCTGGACCAGTCGCTGAGTCCACATCATCTTCTGCTGCTGCTTTTGCAGGGTATTGGAGCAAGGTCTACAACGCATCATACCAGCAAACCTATAACAGTATCCTGCAGTCTAGCAAAAACAAGTTTGTGGATGTTATTAATCAATGACCAATCTATTCTTAAGTGGACCGTTTGACTATAAGGGTAAGGGCTGGGGCTATGCCCACTATTCCTATGGCTTTGCCATGGAATCTTTTGCGGAGGTAGCGACTAAAGAGGATTCTGTGTGTGGATACTTCTCGTATCCGTTTACTCTTGGATCTGCCAAAACCCAAATGAGGCAGTACAAGGATCCAGTCAGCATATCCTTTTTGCCACCAGACGTGGCTCTACTAATACCAAGACAGAAAAACATCTGTGTGTTTGCATGGGAGTTTGATAGGTTGCCAGTAAAAAGCGATGGGAACAATGGTATCTTTAAAAAGGATTATGCTTCTACACTAAAGAAGTTTGACCATGTCATTACGCTATCGTCCTACTCCCAGTCAGCCCTGAAGACGTATGGGATAGATTCTTTTGTGCTTCCTTCAGCAGTATCGCCAAAAGAGATTGATCCTGGAGAGTCTATTGACGACTTGCCATGTTACACACTAAGCACAGTCTCAGACTATTACAAAGACCATGAGCCAGAATCATTAGCAAACTTGTTAGACAAATCGGATCATGAAAAAAGATTCCTCTACATTCTTAACCCACACGACATTAGAAAGAACTTTGGCAACCTTGTTACGGCATTCGTAAAATTTAGACAGGAACATCCAGACGCAATTCTTTTGCTTAAAATGACTGCACAGGGAGATCTTGGGAAGTTGCAGGCAACCGCTTTTAGGAGAGAGTTTCCTTCATTCCCAGAAACAACGTTCGACAATGTTTATTTTATTCCACAAAAGTTGTCGGATAGCGAACTACAAATGCTAATTAACTCTTGTCAAAACTATGTGTCTCCTAGTCGTGCAGAGGGGCAGAACCTGCCATTATGTGAGGCTATGGTATCTGGCAGGGTATGCATAACTCCAGATCATACATCAATGAGTGATTACGTTACTAACGATTCGGCAATTATTCTTGAGTCCAATACCTGGATGATAGATGAATCTACGCACAAGTACAAAGACTTCTGGGGATTCTCATGGTTTAATGTGGGAGAACAGACAATTCTTGATGCACTTAATCGGGCAATATCATTGACATCAGAAGAGAAAACTGCTATGCTTAATAAAGCAAAACAGAACGTAGAGAACTTTTGCTCACCAGAATCAGTTCTTCAAAAATGGCAACAAATAAAGTTGCAAATAGGAATCTGATCCTGTATAATTGAATAGTATTCCTCCTTAACTCAGTTGGTAGAGTGTTCGGCTGTTAACCGAAATGTCGTTGGTTCGAGTCCAGCAGGAGGAGCAATAGGGGTCGCACCCCTAGGAGGCTGATATACCTTCGTAAACGTATATTCGGTTTGACTAAGCATACCGAGATCCTAATAGACTGGGATTCTAAAAGTTTTAGCGTTGGCTCTATGAACCTTTGTAGAGACGTTTTACTGGTAGCGAAATTACTAGTCGGTGAGCAGAGGTCGCTAACTTTGGCTCACAACTGGATAGGTAGTTTAATGGCAAAACTGCAAGGAACGGCAAGTTGGGAGTTCGAATCTCCCTCTATCCACAAACAGTAGTCTCCTTCTGGAATGGGAGTTCTCGCTTCACTACGAGGCTGCTGGGAAATAGCCTGCCTGCAGGAAGGGCTATTTTTAAATGGGTTAGTGCTGTTTCTAATGATGGCTACTTGCAAGGCTAACCTCCCGACAGTCGGGCGAATCCGAAGGGGCGATATCCTCGGTCCAGGCTTCATAGTTCAGTTGGTTAGAACGCCACCCTGTCACGGTGGAGGTCAGGGGTTCAAGTCCCCTTGGAGTCGCTAATGGTTTCCATGCACCACTCTTCGGGTATAAGATAAAGCATGGACACGCCCTTGTAACTCAGTTGGTAGAGTGCGATACTTGTAATATCGAAGTCGCAGGTTCGAATCCTGTCGGGGGCTCATGTAGTATAATGGAACAAAAGGGAGGTCATAATTATGGCTAAAGCACAATTTCCAATTGACGGTAAACTCGGAAAAGATTTTAAAGTCACAAGTTACATGGGCATGAGAATTCACCCAGTAACCAAGCAAAAGAAGCACCACAACGGCACTGACATCTGGTCTGGTCATGAACCATGCTGGATTGAGGCACCTTACGATGGTAAGGTAGTCTATGCTGGTCCTTCAAAGAGCAAGAACTCGGACGGATCTGTTGGAGGGTTTGGATACTACGTTATTCTAATTCACAACATTGGCGGTAAGTGGTATACATCTCTATACGCACACATGCAAAAGGACACCCTAAAGGTTAAGGCTGGTCAAAAGATTGAGGCTGGAACACCTATGGGCAAGATGGGTACCACTGGCATGTCAACGGGCAAGCACCTACACTGGGAACTTCGCCTTGGCAAGGAGCACATCTGGGATGCAAACGGTAAGAACTATATTGAGCCAATTGGATTCTTCAAGGCTTTGATTGCCATGGAGGCATCTATTGCTACTGCTCCTACGGTTGCTGCAGATACAGATCCTGCTGCTCCTGCACCAACACACGGTCCCAAGCCAAAGGCAGTAGCAGCAAAGCCTGTTGCAAAGCCAGTGGCAGTTGCACCTGCTACTCCAGCAACGCCTGAAAAGTCTGCGAAGCCAGTGCTAAAGGGTACTCTAAAGAAGGGTTCTAAGAATGGTCTTGTAACCTACCTACAGAAGTCTCTTAATGTTACTGGAGACACTCCAGGACTATTTGGCGAGAACACACACAAGGCAGTAGTTCTTCTTCAGAAGAGAACCAAACTAACCGCTGATGGTATCGTCGGTCCGCTGACATGGGGAAAGATTAAATAATGCCAACATATGAATATGTTTGTAGAGAATGTGAAACTACTCTAACAGAGAAGAGAAGCATTCACGATCCATCGCCAGAGCACTTTTGTGAAAAGTGTGGATACCGAATGAGCCAGGTCCTAGGTGGCTTGGGCATTCAGTTTAAAGGTAGCGGATTTTACAGAACGGACAAGTAATGGTAGAGACAAAAGAGTGGGTACTTACTGCCTTAGATCGTTGTGACGGTGGTGGATGTGCAGCACAGGCATATGTTCTTGTCAAGGGAGTTTCTGGAGAACTTATGTTTTGTTCGCACCACTACAATGAGGTGAGCGGAGAGAAGATGTCCGCATTCGCTTTTGAAGTCATTGACGAACGAGATCGCCTAGTTGAAAATAGGCTTAAGGGAGATAACTAAATGTATGAATATTTTGTTAAAGAAGTAACCAACGTAGTAGATGGAGACACCATTGACGTTGTAATTGATCTAGGGTTTGATATCCTGTTCCAGAGCCGTGTGAGGCTGGCTGGTATTGACACACCAGAGTCACGCACATCTGACAAGGTAGAGAAGGCACTAGGTCTAGAGTCTAAAGAGTATCTAAAGAAGGCTATTAAGGCTGCTAAGACTGTGATCATTAAGACTGAGAAGATGGATTCATCTGAGAAGTATGGTCGCATCCTCGGCTGGGTATACCTGGATGGATCTGGCAACTCAATCAATAATGAAATGATTGAGAAGGGCTATGCCTGGGGGTACTTGGGAGACACCAAGGTCAAGGACTTTGAAGCACTAGCCAAGCAACGTGCAAAATCATCTAAATAGTTGGTAGCATGGAATACTTCATTGGAAGCATTACAACAATACTAACAGGACTTGTTGTCCTGCTCTTGGTTAACAAAACAATTAGGGGCAGGGCACCAAGGTCTAGAATTTTTTATACACAGAGCAACATATACGAACGAATAAAATCATCTATTCCATATACACCAGTACCACCAATAGACACTCAGTCTGCTAGACACAGAAAGTCACAGATGATCAGGATAGTTATGGTCGAAGGGTCTGCCTATTGGATTATGGACAGCAAAGTCTTCTCTGCACAGATATCGGAAGACGGAATGGTTGACTATGGATCTGCAGAACCACTTGACATAATCAATATGGATGCTGTAGAATTAGATAAAATAAGTTTTATCGTTGAGAAACTAACGGAAGGAAATAGCGATGATAGTAGCAATACAGGGCACCAAGGGCTTTGACGACTATCAGATATTCCTAAGAGCAATCGGAACTGCATTGAGAGATTTGCCAGAAGATGACAAAGAGTTTATTCTTTATTCTGCTGGACCAATGAAGATCAATGCTTTTGGTCAGGAATTTTCTAATATCTCTGAGCGAACGCTAAAGTCCCAGGGTATCAAGATTAAACTTGTTAAGGTTCCACCATCATGGATTGATGACAATCTTAACTATATAGACTACTTTGCTTTTTTCTCCAAACCAAAGGAGACTTGGTCAAAGCAGGCACAACATGCACACGATAAAGATGCAAATCTTTGGGTGTACAGATACTAAATAAAATCACCTACAAATAGGAGAGTGAAATGCTAATAAATTCACTTGAAAAGATGGAAGACGTTGTCAAGAATAATGACAACCTTTCATGGGATGGCTGGACAGTCATCGAAAATAGAACCAGAGAAAACGGTGCTATGTCTAAGGACGGAGCATACGTTGATGGCAAATGGATCGTACAGAAGCGTTACGAAATCACTGCTGATGGTTGGGAGATTCCAAATAAGTTAGTTGGCTGAAAATGGATAGACATAACTGGAAAGAAGATGCAGCGTGTCTAGGCATGGTTACCAACACATTCTTTGATGAATATGAAGAGAGCCCAGAGTCACGAGACTTCGTTGACTCAATCTGTGCCCAATGCCCTGTTCGCAAAGAATGCTTTGCTTCAGCGGTCACAAACAAAGCATGGGGAGTCTGGGGAGGAATCTATTTTGAGAATGGTAAAATATCTAGAGAGTTTAACAGACATCGCTCTAAGCAGCAGTGGGCTGAAACTTGGAAGAGTCTAACATTGGATAAAGGAAAATGATGTACACAGATGGTATGCGTAGGGCTTTTAGGTCAATTCAGGTACCCAAAAACTTTGGCGTTGACATAGTAGACAATGAACACTTCATTAGCGTTGTAGCGAGGGAAGACGTATTCATGAGGCTACTTGACGAAGAGAAGCGTGGTGCGATAGAATATATGGTGAAGGTCAAGAAGGCTCTCGAAGACAACGGGGCAATTGTTTTGTTGATCCGTGAGGGTGGAAGTGAGAAACTATGAGATATGACATCATCGCTTTTGTTCTGATTAGTTTAATTAGCATTGCTTCTATTGGGTATGCAGCATATCTATTCAAAAAGAATAGAATTCTTGTTAAGAGTGTTATTGAATTGCACGTTGACAGGACTGCCCTAGAAGATCTAATTAAGAGCCAGGCATTGGCAGACCCAATTGATCAGTCGGAAGGATTCATAAAGTTTCTCTCCGACTCTCGTGAGTGGGCATTTGACTACATTGATAATGTCCAAAACACAATTCTCGTATTAAAAGAAAAATACGATAACAATAAGGCAATTGAAGAACAGTTGAGAGAACTGTTCGACATGTTGCCAGATAATAACAAGGAGAAATAAAATGAACGCACAAATCAAGGCACTACTTGCATCTTACGGACGCTCAGTCCTGGGTGCTGGTCTCGCTCTTTACTTGGCAGGAGTACCTCTAGAGGACCTATTGTACTCGTTGCTGGCAGCCCTAGTTCCTGTAGCACTACGCTATGTGAACCCAAAGGATCCAGCATTCGGTCGTACACTGCCACCCGTAGAGGAAATCGCAGAGGCACTCAAGGATGTCAAGGTTGTTAAGGCACCTACCAAGAAGGCACCTGCAAAGGCTGCTGAGACAAAGCCAGCAACAAAGAAGGCTCCAGCACCAAAGAAGTAGTTGGAGTAAAAAGATAGCCAGGGGAAACCCTGGCTTTTCTTTTATCTAAAAGTCTTCATGGTATATTTTTGCAGTGTGAATGATATAGATGTTATCAAAGCCAGCCTTGTGAAAGTTCTGGCAAACGACCACGGTATCGCAATCAAATTTATTTGTAACAGGATTAATATATCCATATCTAACGCCATCCCTAAATGGCTGTGCACGGTAAAGGCAAACACCGTTAGATGTTGCATAGTACTTATCGTAAGGCTTTGAGGTAACGTCATATAGCCTTACTTCCTCATGGCTAGTAAACCTAGGACCCTTGCGAGTTGCCCAACTATCATAAACAGGATGGTTGTTAACTGTTAGACCAGATACAATATCAAAGTTTGGTTCCAATTTTTCAAATTCCAAAATCTGCTTCATAGTCTTCATGTCAAATCTCATGTCGGATTCAATCATCATAACGTAGTCAGACCTGTCTAGGAATCCAGGAACCTCAATAGCCTTGTTTCTGGCAATAGAAAGGTTTCTAACTCTATCCTTAGACTTTACAGAGCCGTAGTTCTTTGTCATTAGTTTTTCGGAGATAAACGAGAAGTCCTCAAGGAACGACCAGTCCTTTGATTGGATCTTCGCAACCGTGTCGTCGGTTGAGTCATTCTCGTATATTGACAGAATGAAATTGTATTTTGGAAAGGTGGACACCATTTCCTTTATCTGATCGTAATACCTATCTATATACCTGGATTCATTTCTAATCACTGAATAGACAAGGACTGTTGGCTTTGACATAAGACTCTTTTCTCTTTACATCAATTATAGCATGTGCTATAATGGTTATGCCTGCCAATTGGGGGCAATTAACTCGCTAAACATTAGGAGATGATAACATGGTATACAACCGTACACCACACACAGGAAGAGACCTCTTCCCATTTGGAAACCTTGCTCAGGAATTTGAGAAGGTATTCGCAACTACCACCACAGCAACATATCCACCATATAATGTAATTCAGGTTGATCCTGATGAATGGATTCTTGAATTTGCTGTTGCTGGTCTTAATAAGAATCACCTTGAAGTAACAACCCACAATGGTGTTCTTTCTATTAAGAACGATACTACAGAAATTGGCTTGCCAGAAGAGCAGAAGTATCTGCACAAGGGCATTGCTAACCGTAAATTTACTCGTTCATTTACCCTACCAGAACACACCGAAGTTCTGAAGGCAGAAACTAAGGACGGCATCCTGAGCATAACTCTAGTACGCTCAGTGCCAGAAGAGAAGAAGCCAAAAGTGATTAGCATCAATTAGCATCTAAATAGATACTCCTGGGCACGAGTTAAAACTGCCCTATTACTATGCTATAATTGTACCTATGGAACAACTAATCGCACAACTAAAGCAACTTCTTGCAGACAATATTGCCCTTAAGTTTAAGGCACACGGATACCACTGGAACGTGGAGGGCGACGACTTCAAGCAATTCCACGAATTCTTTGGAGACATCTATGAAAACTTTGATGGAGCCACAGACACTTACGCTGAATGGCTACGAATCTTTAAGACCTATTCCCCATACAGACTGACAGATTTCTTTGACACAGCGTCTGTTGGTGAGCCAGTGATTGTTGGAGATCCACAGCCAATGCTTGTTGATCTTTATAATGAAATCGAGTTGCACATTCAAAAACTTATTGAGGCTGGCAAGGTTGCCAACTCACTAAACGAATTTGGTCTAGCAAACTTCTTTGCAGATCGTCAGACAGTTTCTCAAAAGTTCTGCTGGCAGATTCGTGCAAGCATGGAACTAGAGGAGATGGACTAATGCCATATCACGTTGGAGAAAAGGGATCATACGGTTGTTCGGGTTACCCTGCCCTAAAAGATGACGGTACCGTAATGGGTTGCCACACCACAAAGGAAGAAGCAGCCAATCAAATCTATGCTATCAATCAATCTGAAGGAAACGTAGACAAGGCTGCTCCTTGCTGGGATGGCTACACTCAGCGTGGCATGAAGCCAGGTGCAGGCGGAAAGATGGTTCCAAACTGTATTCCAGTAAGTAAGGCGGATCGCCCAATCCAAGAGGGCGACTATGTCATGGGTGGAACATCTGAGGGCATTGTTGTTGGTCAGGTAGAGCACATTATGACTGAGGGTGGAACCTACGGAACCCCAGGAACAGAGTACGCAATTGAGTCTACTCCAGAGAATCCTGCCATGGCAGTAAGAATGTTTGAGCAAGAACAGGATGGGAAGTTCTGTCCTACAGCATACTCAATCGGTATGCTATACAACGATGCAATGATTGTTGATATTGAAATTGCAGAAGAGGATGAAGATGAAAAACTTATGGACAAGGCTGAGGGTTATTCTCCTCCTGCTGGTGCCAGGGCTGCTGCTCGTCGTGCTATTAAGTTCAAGGAAGACGGTAAAGCCACAGGTGCAGGAACTGCAGTTGGATGGACTAGGGCTAGACAATTGGCTAATGGAGAGACACTCTCGCTCAGTACTGTAAAGCGTATGTATTCATACTTCTCTCGCCACGAGGTAGACAAGAAGGGTAAGGACTGGGGAAACACTGCCAACCCATCGAATGGCTACATTATGTGGCTTGCCTGGGGTGGAGATGCAGGATACTCTTGGTCTCGCAAGATCGCACAACGAGAGACAGACAAAACTTTGTTTGCTGATTTTGGTAAAGATTATACAAAGCCAACTTCTATCAGCACTATTTGGAAAGACTAATAATGAAAAAAGCACTAATCACTGGCATAACAGGTCAGGATGGTTCATACCTGGCTGAACTACTTCTAAGCATTGGCTATCAGGTTCACGGTATCGTAAGACGATCATCCACAGATAACCTAGTTAGAATTAAGAGTATTCTTAACAACGACAATCTATTCCTTCACCAAGGAGATCTGACCGATTCAGCATCTATTGCTAATCTTATTAAACTTGTTGAGCCAGACGAGGTTTATAACCTTGGTGCTCAGAGCCACGTACAGGTGTCGTTTGATACAGCAGAGTTCACCGCAGAAGCAGACGGTATTGGTGTTCTAAGGATTCTTGAGGGCATTAGAAGTGCTGGACTAACAGATAGGACAAGGTTCTATCAGGCATCTACCTCAGAGATGTTTGGCAAGGTGCAGGAAGTTCCACAAAGGGAAACTACAGCATTCTATCCAAGATCTCCATATGGAGTGGCAAAGTTGTATGGTCACTGGATCACAAAGAACTATCGTGAATCTTATGGTATGTTTGCTACCAGCGGAATTCTATTTAACCATGAGTCACCTAGACGTGGAGCAAACTTTGTAACAAGCAAGATTGTTCTGTCTCTTAATGCTATTAAAGAGGGTACTATGGATACCCTGGAACTTGGCAACATTGATGCACTTCGTGACTGGGGTCACGCTAAGGACTACGTATACGCTATGTGGCTGATGCTACAGGCTGATGAACCAGACGACTTTGTGATTGCTACAGGTGAGCAGCACTCTGTACGTGACTTCGTAAACATTGCGTCTAAATATTTTGGTTTTGACATTGAGTGGCAGGGCACTGGGGTAGACGAAGTTGGTATTGATAAGAACACTGGTAAGACTATCGTAAAGATTAACCCTAGGTTCTTTAGACCTGCAGAGGTTGAGACCCTCCTGGGCGATCCTAGCAAGGCTGAGAGTACTCTGGGATGGTTCCGTAAGCGATCATTCACAGACTTGGTAGAAGACATGTGTGAGAATACTCCAAAAATCTTCCCAAATTATTCTGCAGAATAGTTGACCACAGGGTCTATCCCTGATACAATATATAGGTAAGGTCCGTTGGAGTAGTGGTTATCTCGTCTCCCTTTCAAGGAGAAGATCACGGGTTCGAGCCCCGTACGGACTGCAATGGCATGGCTGCTGGGACAGACACGGGACTGTAAATCCTGTACCATATGGTTAGAAGAGTTCGATTCTCTGACGTGCCACCATTCTCCCTTCGTCTAATTGGCAAGACTCCAGGTTTTGGTCCTGGCTATCGAGGTTCGAGTCCTTGGGGGAGAGCGAAAAGGAGAGACATGTTTATATCAAAATCAAAATTAGAAAAGATTAGGACACAAGCCTGGAACGACGGCTTTGACGTTGGTCGCAAAAAAGCGGTAAACGAAACAAGAAAAGTATTCATTAAACTATTGACTAAAGAGGTAGACTTGGATATAATTGAAGATGTAAAAGGTCTCAGTAGAGCCATAGAAATCATTCGTAAAGGAAAGCAATAGTGAATAAGTTTTATTCTGTCATTAGTTCAGAAATAGAAGACAACGTAGACGAACATGCTCATGGTGGAGAAACCATTTTGGACACAATCATTGAAGTCACATTTGGACTGGAGCATATGGTGTCAGAGTTCTTTTGGAATGCTGTATTCCTATTGGTAGGCTTTGCCGTTTCAAAGGCAGTAGCACTACGTAAGATCCACAAGTACATTGATGACAAGCACGGTGTAACCCACCAGGAAGAAGAATATTAAAATGAGTATTAAACCACTTGAAGACAAGATTGTCGTAAAACCAATTGAAGAGTCAGAAAAGGTAACCTCATCTGGTCTTATCATTTCAACTATGACAAAGGAAAAGCCAACCGAGGGCATTGTTGTTGCAGTCGGAACAGGTGCCACCTTTGCTGACGGTACCAAGATGACTATTGATCTTAATGTAGGTGACAAGGTTATCTATTCTAAGTACAGTGGTACAGAGATTGAGCATGATGGTGCAAACCTGGTTATCCTGCCATACCGAGACATTTTTGCGGTAGTTGAGTAACCATGCCTAAGATTACTATTGAAGACATGACACCAGAGCAGCAAGTCGTTATTCAGGTTCTTATTAATGAAGGCAAGATGCAGGCATACGAAGAACTTCTGGAAGAGTTTGAGAAAGAGCATTTTGCTGTCGCTACTGAAGACCCTTACTATGCCTATTACATCAAGCATGTAATCAGTAGAATCCAGGAACTGTACGATCCGCTATCAAGAGATACCGAGTAGCATGGAATTTGACTGGTCAGTCATTGTCGGGATGATAACAGACGTAAACCACATTATAGTTGACTTCTTTTGGAATACCATTTATGAGTTGACAGTTGCAGTAATTTCATATAGAATTATTGTTAAGAAATTAGAGAAACGTTTCGTAGAAAAGAATAAAGATGAATCAAATTAATGTATTGGATAAGGGTTATGTACGTCTTGTGGACACTCTTGGCAACGATCTATCTGTTGTCAATGCTGCACGTGTATCTTACGATAAAGAGTCTGAGGAGTTTACCCCCAAAGACGAGAAACTTATTGGCTTCCTACTTCGTGAGGGGCACACGTCGCCATTCCGCCATGCAGCCCTTACCTTCGAGGTCTACGCACCGCTATTTGTTGCAAGACAGTGGTGGAAGTATGCAGTCTCCTCAACACACGTAGATGATCAGAATGGCTGGAACGAGTCATCTCGTCGCTACATTACTGAAGACGAAGAGTTCTACGTTCCTAGTGCGTCCTCGTGGCGTTCTAAGCCTGAGAACTCTAAACAGGGTAGTGGTGAGCCAATTCATTTTAGCATTGGTGCATTTTACACCAACAAACTGAATGGCATTATTGACGAGGGCACAAAGTTGTACCACGAGGCTATGAACGATAACGTGGCACCAGAGATTGCACGTCTATTCCTACCAGCATATGCGATGTACGTACGTTGGCGTTGGACCACATCCTTGCAGGGTGTAATGACATTCCTCGACCAGCGACTAGAGCACGATGCACAGGTAGAGATCCAGGAGTATGCTTATGCTGTTAAGGATCTCGCACACTCGGCATTCCCACAAACATTTAAGGCGTTGAGCAATGAGCAATAATCGGTATCAAAAGCGTAAGCAGGATGCACAACTATCTGCAATCATTCGTAAAGCAAAGATTGATATGGAGAGGTGGGTTTCCACCCTATCTGTTATGCCCAGTGAAATTGAAATTAAGGCATTTCAGGCAGGGTACATTGCAGGAATTAATCGTGGAAGTGCGGTAAAGGAATGATTGTTGGTCTAAGTGGATATGCACAAACAGGCAAGGACACCGTAGCAGAGTATCTGGTTGCACAGCATGGCTATCGCAGAGTAGCCTTTGCAGATCCTATCAGGAAGGCTCTATACAAACTAAATCCAATTATATCTCTTGGAGAGTTTGCAGGTGTACATTTGGCACAGGCGGTTGACGGTCTAGGCTGGGAAGAGGTTAAGAGGCAGTCCCCAGAGACTCGCAGACTCCTTCAGGTTTTTGGAACAGAGGTTGGCAGAGAGATGTTTGGGGCGGACTTCTGGGTAAATCAGGCTATGGGAAACTCTGGCAAGTTTGACAAGATTGTCCTGACTGATGTCAGGTTCCCAAATGAGTATAGGGCTATCAAAAATCGAGAAGGCATTATTATCAGGATAGTTAAGCCTGGCACTGGTGCAATAAATGCCCATGCCTCAGAGACAGCACTTGACAACTTCTCGTTTGATGCTACAATTATTAATGACGGTTCTATTTATGACCTAAATCAAAAAATTGACAGCGTAATAAAGGAAAGACTATGATTAGTTTGGTAAAGATTGGTCCACAAGTATTTGAAGTAGACTTTAGGAGCACTCGTGAAGACGGTATGCTCAATGACAGTTCATATGGATACACACTAGATCAAGGCAACCTAATCGTAGTTGCTTCAGATATAAGCGAAGACAAGCAGAAGGTGACACTCGTACACGAGGTCCTACATGCTGCAAGAATGATTCTTGAGGGAGCATCTAAGCCAAAGAAAAAGGCTGAATACGAAGAGTGGGAGCACCACTTCATCGGCATTTATGAGAATGCTTTCATCATGATTATGCAAGACAATCCAGACCTAGTTAAATGGTTGACCAAGTAATCCAGCCTCCAGTATCTCCTCACTCTTATAAGGTGTAGAAAGAGTAATTGGTGGCATGTGGGTTCGATCCCCACCTGGAGGACTTGCAAAAAGATATACGGAAAGGTATAATAATAGCATGAGTTATAAAGAAGATATCCTTCGCCTACGAGCAGAAGGAAAGACTTATGGAGAGATTAGCGAAACGCTAGGTTGCTCCAAGGGAACGGTAGCATACTACCTAAAAGAAAAGACTGAGCCAGAAGCAGTAGTTAAGGAGATCAAAATGTCGTCTAATACAGTTTACAGTACCAAGATTGTTACATATATTGAGAACTATAAGATCAAGCGTCCCTGTATTGGATGCGGTCAGTACCTACATCACAGCCAGATGGATTTCTTTGATGAAAGCCTAGAACAAAAGATTATTAATATTGTTGTTGATCAGGAGACTTACGAAGAGGCTAAGAGACAGGTGACACAACTAAAGTTCTTGTGTGCAAACTGTAACCGTCTTCGCAAATTTAAGGAAG